ATCCCATCCATCAGGGTCAATAATGTCCACATCTCGAAATTCTAGAGTTTTTTTCCATTCGGCTGAAGTTTTGGTTTCCTCAATCATTTTGACTTCTCCCTAACTTGATTACCAATATCCTCTAAATCTAGATAAATTATGAATGCAATACGGGAACACTGCTCCCATCCTAAATCTCCGCCCTTTACGCATCCAGCTCTAGCCGTTTCGAACGCTAGACGTTTTGTATCATCCCAAGTTTTTTCAGGATCAAAGATTTTAGAATATACATTAATTCCGATTGTATATCCTACCGTTATTCCTAAAAAAAAAGATAAAGTACTCGTATGAAGATTAATCTCATGTTTTTACCATACCAAATAGGTATGACGTTGTCAAGTTAAAAATTAAATTCCCAACCTGTAGAAACAGAATGATGTCTATCAAATCCGTAGGTAGGGATTATATAATGCGGTAAATAGGAAGGTAGAACTTTTTTTGTAGACACTTTAGATGATAAGGTTTTTTCACAGTAAGTTTTGTAGGCAAAAGCTGACACAGCCCAAACTTCGGCACCCGTGTACGATGTGACCCTATTCTTAAAGTAATTTTCAGCAAGATCTATATTTTGAATAAATTGACTTTGTCGGCCTCCAGCCTCAGTTGCTTTAGAACAAGCGGGCTGATATATAGGTGAAATTAAAGTAGATTGAAAACAAAATGCTGTTATTAACATCTCACTCATCATAATACGATCCTAATAAACCATTCTTTATTAATCCATTGCATTTTATTTGTATCATCTTTAATCCAATAGCAACAGGGTTTATCTCCATAAATCTGATAAACCTTCAGATGAGTAATTTCTTTGCAGTTTGTGTAAATGCACTTTACGAATCTAGGTTTTTTCTCCATTAGAGTCACCTTTAATTTGTCGTAGTAAAGCTAAATATATTACGAAAGTGTTAAATGCATCATCTTCAGCTCTATGCTTCTTTCCATGAAATTTCAACTTAAAATTAGTCATTGCTTTTGCAAGACCGCCTTGAATGGGTTTTTCATTAGCGATTCTCCAAGAAACATAAAGAGTTTTTGCATCTATCCATCTGCGGCCAAAAGGCCAACTTTCTCCTTCGGGCCATTGACCACTCTCTTCTTTAAGTTGCTTTTTAAGCTCTTCAGAGTCTCCCCCGCCCCAAGTTAAAGGATTACAGAATGCGTCATGTTTTTTATGAAATAACCGCAGTCTTCTGAACGCTTCCCAAAGTGGGACGCTGCCTAAATCAATGTCATCTTGAGTGATACCTGTTAGACCAATAATATATTGAGATAGTCTTTCGTTTGGATTTACAAGTTGAGTAAACCTATCGATAATCTTACCTGTTGTGGTGTCCCCTATAACAGCGCCAATTTCGATAATCTTACCGCTTGGTTGATTCATTTCGAGATCAAGTGCTAATAAAATCATGAGAACACTTTCTGCTGAGTAGAGCAATAATGAGCATGAGTACCACTAACATGTTTCCCGCCACAATCACATTCTACTTCTTCTTCAAAACTAATTACCTCAACATCTGAAGAGTCGTAACTTTCATAATGTCTTTCTTTTAAAGGGACGTACATAAATTTCCAATCTATAGGAGGAGTGTCCGTATCGTACATTACAAACTCAAATGGAATTCCTTTATAAATCACTATTAAAGCACATTCTTTTGGTTCTTTTGTAGGGATATCATCAACTTGCTCTACTTGAAAGCCATCTTTATGAAAAATTCTTCGAACTAGCATAAAACTCCTTACTTAAGGGAATCTAAGAACTCTCGAACATGTCTTAATGGAATCATACTCACAGTATTATCATTAGTACTATTCACAACTCCAATAAGATTTCCTTTAGAATCTACCACGGGAGAACCAGAAACTCCAGGACGGCCTGGTAAGGTCGTGTCTTGTACTCTCATTTTAATTCGACAATAAAGAACATTCTTATCTCTAATAACAGCTTGGGTATTTTTAGGGCAACCCTGAATTGGTCTAGGATAATTTAACATCACATCTAACTCTTTTAGAATGATTCCAGAAGTAGATACAACATCCTTTGATCCTCCAGGAAATCCTGCAGATTCTGCATATTGATCGTAATATGAGTAGTTGGCTACGGGTATTCCTTTTAAAGGTCTCATTGCCGCAGCACAAAGATCATGTACTGAATCTTGTTTAATAATTTCTAAAGATACTGATTTTTCTGGATTTACATACACCTGAAGATGATTGTCAATTGTGTGATTACATACATGCCAATTGGTGATAAAGTAGGTTGATAGTTTATAGTTTACTATAAACCCCGTACCTCTTGCTCCGTTAGCTCCCGCTACATTATAGGTATATTCTGCTATATTATGAGAGGGGGTAGCGGCAATCATTGAAATCGCTAAACCAGCGATAGTTATCAATAAAACTATTTTTTTCATTTTAATCCTCGTTCTCTTTAACAATATCAGAATAAACTGAATAAATCAAATCATTTAAATACGCTGCTGCTATCATTTAGGGTGTTCCACCAATTGACTCGACAATTTTAGCTACCTCATGGCAATGAACGAAATAAGGTTCGTTGGTGTATTTCCGTCGCTGTTCTTTATGGGCTTCTTTTGCGAATTCTGCTGCTTTTTCTATTAAGGTTATTTTCTAATCCCTAACTTACTTAAAGCCGCGCGGCGCTGCTGGCGATTTGTTTTGTCTAAAAAGAATTCCCCATTCAAATGATCCATCTCGTGCTGAATACAAACTGCTTCTAACCCATCAGTAGAAATCGTAAATTCTATTCCAAATCTGTCTTGAGCTTTTACAGTAATGTTATCTGAGCGTTGAATCTGTACAAATACTCCTGGAGCTGAGAGACATCCTTCATTTAAGTACTGCAATCCGTCTTTATCAATTAATTGAGGATTTATGAATTCCCACACTTTTCCTGTTTTATCGAGCATGATGAACATGCACATTAAGTATCCTACTTGATTTGCAGAAAGTCCTATTCCATTAGCCTCTTTCATAGTGGATAGCATCTCATCTAATATCTTATGAAGTTCTGGCCCAAAGGATGTAACTGAGTTACATTTTTGTTTCAAAAGTTCATCTGGATACATATATATTTTCATAAACAAATCGCATAAGCAGTATTAGCTGCGTTAGCTCCTGAACATGTAATAGTCCAATATTGATCTGGTAAGGAATTATTACAAGTTGCTCCTGAGTTAGAAGAGCAACTTTTTTGTAGATTTTTTCCGCCGCCGCAGTTGCCTCCGCCTGAAATAGCCTTTTTGCCTGTGCCACAATTTACGGTGATTGACGCTGCATTTACATTAGAACTCACGGTAAAAAAATTTGAACTACTACAAGTCCCTGCTGCTCCAGTAGGTCCTTGTGGTCCTACGGGACCTTGAATACCTTGTGGACCACGAATATTAAATACTGGAGAAGCCCATGTACCAGAAGCTTTAAAATAAACATCTCCAGTAGTAGAATCTAAATAATAATCATTATCGTACCCATAAGAGTCGTGTACAGGACCGTGAACCGTAGTATTGAACCAACGATTTCCATTTTGGCCATCGTTACCATTATTTCCATTTTGGCCATCGGAACCGTTTAAAACTACTACTGCTCCATTTGAACAAGTAATTTCAGCCCCGCCTGGAGTTGGTGCTACAGTACAATTTGTGCCTGCAATTCCAGGAGGACCTTGAGGACCAGGATCACCCGCCGGACCTTGAGGTCCAGGTTGACCTTCACATCCAACTAAAAACATTACTAAAAATATAATTACTAGTTTCTTCATATTGCCTCCTACCAATGTATTCCAAGTTTAATCGACATGAAATCCCTACCTATATTAGGAGGAACTATTCCAGCATTACTGATATGTTTGTAACATAAACTAATATTTGCCTTATTTACGTCATCTTGAAGACCTAAACATACATCATGAAAAAATTGTCCATGACTGCCTAAATAAGTATCTGGACTAGAGATCAACCCGATTCCATGCATTGATGTAACTCTAAAAGAATCTGCTAAAATATCTAGTCCTAAAGATGCGCTTCCATATAAAGAGTCTTTTCTACCTTCTTGTCTTTGAGAATCCACCCAAAAACCTCCTTCATATTGATATGCTAGGAAAGATAGTTGTCTAAGTTCAAACATCTTATTTGTGTACCCAAATCCTAAAGTTTTAGTTTCTGAAAAACTATTCTTGGCGGATTTAGAAAGTCCCACCCCGTATCGTGCATACGAATCTGCATATACAGTTGGAGATAAAAATAGTGCGGCTATGCACATTAATTTGGATTTCATACATCTCCATTTTCTTTTATCTTTTTTTCTTCATAGCTTGCGATGGCTCTGCGATATAACTCTAATTTAGCTCCTTCAAGTGCTCCAAGTGCATCGTTAAAGTTCTGATACTTTCGATCAGTTTTTGCTAAAAACGAATGTACTAAACAAGTGATTAAGAAATTTAACTCTCCTGCGGTCTTAATGGAAGTTAGATGCATTGCGTCTAATAAACTGTGGAACTTTTCACGATCCTCTGGCTTGATATAAGGCATACTTACTCCTTTACTTGACTTGTGATAATTCTTCCAGTAGCGTCTTGAACCGTAGTTCCAGTACCGTTTGGTACTAGATTTGTGGAACTTGGTTGCATTACTTGTACTATTGGAGCAGACTGAGCCGCTGGGATATATTGAGAGACAGGACTACTTCCACCACTCAAATTATTATTGATAATTGGTGAAAAAATCAAACTTTGTTTATCGAGTTTGTTACACACGCAATCTAATCCCTCAATTTTTGTAATGGAGACTTCTCCATTTGTACAGAGTACTCGGCATTGATATACCTGTTCCCTGATATATTCTGGTTCTCCTGGTCTTGACGCTGAAGCACATCCTGAGAATACCGAAATTAAAGTTAACGTGGCTACTACTGTTACTGTCTTGATTAGATTTTTCATAAACTATTTCCTTCTGTTTATGAACCTACTAAACCAGATCGACATTGTCAACTATTTTTTTAACAAGGCTAAAATCTCTTTATAAATACCTAATTTTATAGAAAACTCCCAGTAAGTCAAATCTAACCCATCTATATGAGAATAGGTTGCCATAACCACTTGAAGCTCATTTATACGGCGTAGTAATTCAGTTTCTAACTTAACCATCTTTTTTCCTGGTAGGCATTTTGAGTTCTTTCTTAAGGAGTTCAACTTTGTGTTCAAGACTGGATATTTTCTCGTAAAGCGTCTCAATATACTCTCGTTGTTCTACAACGTCACCTTCTAACTCAATACGTCGTTGAATCTCTCTGTCTAGACTATTTGCCAACCTTTTTATTAAAAAAATAGCTTTATCATTAACTCCCCTGAGCGATAACAAAGCTTCATCAATTTCAGGTTGAATTTTATCTAGATTGATCATCGTACCTTTACCTCTCTTAAAGTGCCCTTTTTAGTGATCTCAAAGAATTTAAGTCCTTGTACTTGATTTTTCTTCAGGGTTCGAAAGAATTTCTTAGCGTGTTTTTCGCTAGTAAATCTAGCTCGCATAGTCATTCCTTCCATAATATACTCCACAACATATTTAAACATACCGGAGTAAGTCACGTTGTTATCCAGTAAGTTCACTGAGCGTTTTACTGAGATTGCTTGCGATAGCTCCATCCACTCCTCCAAGATAAGCTGCTACGGAGAGTTGCTCCTTAGTAGGAGTTTCTACAACTTCCATTGCATTTTTATACCCTACGAGTTCATTTACACTCTGCAGAATAGTTTCTACTGTAATTTCAGTAGGAGATTTGGCAAGAACATATCCTCCGCCTGGACCTCTGACTGATTTAACTACACCACCTTTTCGAAGTTTTCGAAAAAGTTGTTCCAAATAATGCAATGAGAGTTTCTGTCTCGAAGCAATATCAGTCAAACGGACTGCTCGACCATTTGAGTGATTCGTTAGATCCAGGATTGCCTGAATCGAATATCTACCTCTACTTGTTAGTTTCATTTCTATTTTCCTCCTATTTTATTAGTTACCAACTTACTTCTAGCTCGTACACTTTTTTAGGATCGATCTGAGTTGCTCGGTAACCATTCTCAAACAGACCTGCCCTAAAACCTAACTTTGTCAAAGTTTTAACCCACTCTTCTGCATGTTCGACTCTTACATTTGCTTCTAGATTGTCAAATCCCATTTCAGCGTGTTTTTTAATCTGAACATATACTTCATATATAGAAATAGGTTTTGAGAAGCGTTTATTCTCTTTTTCAGCCATTTTTTTAGCTTTCTTCGCTGTTATCATTTATTTCCTCCAATTCTACGCCAAAGGCGTGTTCTACTGACTCTTTATCTGGATACAACCATCCTGCACAAAAATCTTCAGAATACTGACTCCAGATTAAATTTATATCATCAATAGTTAAATGATATAAATCAAACTTTTCCTGAAGCTCTTTAGCCCAAAGCAATTGCTCAGTATCTGGAGATCTAGGATATTCAGAATCTTGAGTTATTCGGATTACTTTATACCTCATCATCTTTTCGCTTTCTTAGATACACTTTTCCAGGTTTCGCCCAGGTTGGATTTAAACCTCCAGAACTAAGGCCCATAGGAAGGTCAAAGGTAGCCCAAGAAACAGCCTTCTTGACCTCATAGTCATCATATTTCATAACTTTACTTGCCCAATAAACAAGATAAGCATTGAATTGGTCTTCATATTCTTTTGTCCAATAAATATTTCTAAATACTTTAGACGCTTTTTCTACAGTTTTATATCTAGAAATAAAATATTTATTCAATTTATCAATAGGACTCTCTTTCTTACTTTTACTCTTAAATTCTTCTACCGAAGGCATCTTAAAAAGAGTAAACTCTTCTCCTTTATCTTCGTACATACTAGGAGAAGGTTGAATGGGATGCCGCTTTCTATACTCTTCATCAGTTATAGTTCTAGGATTGTTTTCTTTATCAGTATAGTAAAACTCGGCATCTCTCAAAGAAAACCCTTCTGGTTTAAAAGTCGCTATCGCATTTTCTATTTTTGGAGATTTCTCATTCTCAAACCTACCGTCTGTTTCACTAAGAACAAAAATAGTTCTTTTTAAAGTTTTTGCTAACTCTGTGAGTTTCGAATGATCAAGGGTAAGGTCTATATCTCCGTGCCAGATTTTCTCAACAGAAGTGCAAATGTTGGCGTTAAACACTACCAAATGACTTGGGTTAGAAAATCTATAACGGCCTTTTGAGCCTAAATACCTACCCATAAATCCTAGAAGCTTCTCTGCTACATATTCTTCTTTAGACTCTCGGTGATTGTATTCAGACGGAAATTTATTTGGATTTGGTTTCATCGATTACTCCTATAGTTTTAAGTCGTGTTCTAAGCAATGATTTTTCTTGCTCAGAGGTTTCTAACATACCAATCAATTTAATAAAGGCTTTTGCTAGAATTACTTCGTTTTCTGAGGCGAGACCTGGCTGCTCTATAAAAGCTTTAGCTATGCTCTCAAGGTCTTTAAGTTTTTGCAATGTTTGCTGTTCTTGCATTTTTTACTTCCTCCTCATAAAGACTCTTATATATCAGTGGAAGTCCGTTAACCTTTCTCTCACTAATATTACAAAGAATCTCATATACTTCCTGTTCGAATTCCATTTCAACCTCTTGTCCCTCAAATGGGTCAAAAAATTTACACATCATATATTCTCCTTTCACATTAACAAATCTAACCCTATCTTGTCAAGTATAATCGTAACCAAACATGAGGATTTAATGAATGTACAACTTCAGCTGCTTCTACCCGTTCTCTGCTTACCCAATATCTATCCATAATAAAAAGTACTACTATAATCTCTATTTCATTGGGTTTGAACCCATGAAGTTTTTTTGCGTCATAAAAACTCTTTAAAACTCCAAAACATTGAGATTTAACAAATCCCACGTTACCTATTGTTAGATCGGGAGATTTAGAGGCAACATACTTATCGAGCATGGTAAACATTTGTTCTACATTATATATAGCCTTTTCATTCTCAAGAACAACTAAAGGTACAAACATTTATTTTCTCCTCAGTCGTTTAAAACCTTTTTTTAGAAGAATTGCTCCTAAAATAATACTTGATCCAGGAATAGTTAAAAGTGCCAATCCTGCAACAATCAGTTTATTTGAAATTTTGAGTTCTTTGAACTTTTGTTTAATTCCCATATTTAACCTTATAAGCAGCAGAGTTCGTAATACCGTCCCTCTTTTTATCATATATTCCTATAGTAGTTTGAATATTGCTATGACCAGCGAAATCAGCGACATGACGAGGAGAGATCTGATTTTCAAGTAAATGAGATATTACAGTAGCCCTGCAGCTATGAGGACTTACTCTACGGTCAATTCCACATTGTCTGGCATAGCGAGTTACAATACGGAATATAGTGGATGGATTGATAGGTTTTGAGCTTTTTGAAGAGGTGCTAGTTTGAAGTAAAAAATCGTCAGAGTTTAATTTAGTTCCAGAATGTAAACTATAGGTATACTTATATGCATTAAAATAAACTAACAATTCGGGTGTAAAAGGTAAAAATCGCTCTTTTCCACCTTTTCCTTTAACTTTAAGAATAGTAACCCCTCGATCTTCATAAATATCTTCAAGTTTAATATTGATCAATTCTGATCTTCGTAGACCAAAAAAGAATAGAAACGCAAGAATAAGCTTATGGGATACTCCAGAAAAGGTAGAGTCATCAGGTGATTCAAGCATTTTCTTAACCTCGTCATCAGTGAATGCTAGGGTGGGGGTATGAATATTCACTTTAGGGAGCTTAAGGTTTGTTGCAGGATTGTGTGCGATGACTCCATTGGCGGCACACCAGGTCATTAAACTTTTAATACTTGAAAGTTTTCGATTAATTGTAGCAGTTGTTCTTTTATTATTGATCAAAAAGTCTCTATAATCTATAAAATGTTGGAGATTAAGTTGTTCTGGATGATTTACAGATCCATTAAAAAATGATAAGAAATCTTGAACATCGTGAAGATAAGCGGCTCTAGTATGCTCAGAAGTAAAATTATTTATGAACTCGTTTACTACATTTCTTTTTGGTTTTAGGATTACGTTGCTCATGAATATCACTATAACGAACTGTACCGACGTTGTCAACTACTTTTTTAACTGGAATAACATTTTTATCTTTATCAAAAAATTTTAAAGTAAGAATGTGTCCTTCAGGATACAGGTCATAATAGACTATCTTCTTTATATCAAAAGAATTGCTTAAAATCCTTAATATCAAGATAAGCTTCACCTTTACTATTCTGTTTTATGAATATTCTCATTTTTCTTCTTTCTTGGTCGGCGGAATACTTTTCTAAGAACTAAAATTGGTACTTCTACTTTTCCAGAAGTTAAGGGTTTATAGGTATTCTTTTTAAAAATATTAAAAGGTTCCCAACCATGTTCTGCTTGACGATTAATCTCAGCTTCTACTTCATCCCAATGACTAAGTTCTATTACGGTATATTTAAAAGGCATATTACTCCCCAAATAATGCTTTAGCACTTACAGGAAATTTATCTATAATAATCGCTTTAATAGCTAGAGCAATTTCTTGAACTTCTTTTTGAGCATGAGAGTGTTGTCTTAATTTTACAAAATGAACCCAATTTCTAAGATTTCCAGTCATATAAAATTTAGTCATTAAAGCTTGAGATAATATAGCTCGGGCCTGTTCTCTTGCCATTCCATTTTTTATCATTAACTCAAGAAGCTCTAAAGACTTTTTACAATGAGTTTCAAAAGCTTTATGAATAGCTTTAGCTGTAGTTAGTGGTAAAAGCCCATCAGAAGTTTGTTTATTTGATTTAGACTGGCTTCTAATATCTTCTACAGGTGGAACATAAAATTCAAGATTTTCGACAGTATAGCGTCTAGAAACTTCATTATAAGAGAAGGTGCGATGTCTGTGAATCTGACTTCGGATATAAAGAGGACATTCGATCATAACGGTTAGAACATTATGTTCAAACGGGGACATGTGTTCATTTCGAGCTAAATATCCAATAAGCTTTTCGTCTCGTTCAGTAAGTGTTTCGGCTTCATTTCCAAAGGAAATTCTAGCAGCATTTACTGTAGTTAAATCGTTACCCATATGATTAATATAAATAGCTTTTAACATTACAATTCGCCCTTTCCAGCTAAATAAAATGTATACAAAAATGCTGGAATAACAATTGCTCCCAAAGGTCCAAAAGCTAAAGTATTAACTCCTACACAAAACCAAAACATAATAAAATTCAATCTAGAGTTATAGAAAAGATGAGATTGAAAATTCATAAACTTTCTCATATTAGGTACCTGTACTCCCAAAACCACCTTCTCCTCGATCAGAATCCGATAACTTTAGTGCCTCAACAAATGTGATCTGAGGAAAAGGGATAATGATAATTTGCCCAACTCTATCTCCTATTTCGTAGTTTTTACGAGCACGATCTACTGGTCTAAACATAAACTTTACTTCACCACGATATCCAGCATCCAGCACCCCAACTGAGTTGGCTAGAATAAGAGGAGTTTTAATTACTGAACTTCTTGGAAAAAGAAGCCCTACATAACCTTGTGGAATTTCGAATGCAAGTCCCGTTCCAAATATTACTAAACCTTTTTCTTCATCCCACTCTTTCGATATAGCGGTAAGATCTAAGGCTGCATCCCCGTTTTTAGCGTAAGTTGGGATAACTGCGCTAGGGTGTAGTTTTTTTACCTTTACTATCATTCTTTTGCTCCTTTATCTACCCATTGAATTATTAAATCTTTTTCTATAGGGGTCATATTAGTTAGGTTTCCAGGTGGCATAGTTCTTTGCTGAACTCTGGTTCTAATTAAATCCCTATTAATAAATGCCGTCTTATAGACCATCCAGTTTTTAGTTTGCCAATTGGCATTATGGCACTGCGCACAATGCTTCTGGAAAACTGGTTTAATATCTTTAGTATAAGTAGGAATTACTTCTGTATAGTAATTCGCACTCAAACAAAGAAAAATTAATTCCCAAGACATCTATCCTCCAAAAAATACAGGGCGGGGTTGCAACATACCTCCTCTATATCCTCCAGCCACGTTATAATGACCTTGCGGTTCGATGCGTCCGGCTTTGTTGGGACCTTGTTTTTATAACCTATCAAATTGATCTATCGTTGTCAATCAAATTTCGCATATTCCAGCAACACAAGCGAGTGCCTGAGAACCTTGAGTATTATCCTCTAATTCATATTTACTAAGTTGAGAGTAGTCGATTTTAGGAAAATTTTTTATAAGCTTTTCATACTCTTCTTTGGTTATTTCTTCATAAGGGGCAAGCTCATAAATGCCCCCATCATGAGGTAAAAATGATACCCCATTGATATATTCCCAATTCCTGTATACCCAATTACCTACTTCAAACCATTCTGAATCTTTAACATAGATAGTGGCAGAAGCATTATGCTCGCACCAATTTTCTTGTAATTTTTTGTAGTGTTCGAGTTGCTCAATAGCTGTTACATCATTTCTAGTTACGCAATCTTCTGGAGACTTAATTGGAAACTCTACTACCCAAGTTGTTGCATTCTCAAAATTTTGACCTACTTCAGGTTTTAGAGGAACAGATTGATCTCTAAGCATGGCGAATAATGGATCATTGGCTGAAATTCGATATCTCCTAATATAGTAATCAGAATGCCTTGCATGGAGGCCGCTTGCTGAATTTACTAGTTGAGAGACTGTACCACTAGGTTTAACACAAGTCACTGCTGCTGGCATTGGAATGCCTAACTTATCAGATGCGTGTTTAGCTACTTTTAAAGCTTTGCGCTTTAAAGCTTTTAGGACGTCGGGGACTAGAAGTTCTGGATTATCCATCTGACCAGTCAGGCTAACTCCTAAAAGTCGCTCTTCATCGCAATTTTGTTTCCATTTTTTTCTGAGATAAGGAAAATGGGTGAAAGTTGCTTGAATGACCCCAATCCAAGTGGCTGTCTCCACTTTATCCAAAAGTGTATCTACATCATCATTTGCTTTAATAACTACTTCAGATAAATTACAAAACTCTTTATCTCTAAGCATAATCTCAGCGCATGGATTTGTGCCTCTAATAAGTGAAGTATCTCTACGCTTTGGGGCTTTTGTTTTAGCTCCTGCTAGATTAAAAATACCTCTTTCTCCAGAACCACTTGATGCGAGCGATGCCCACTCTTTAAGAAAAGTCACTGCATCGGGTTTTTTATCATAGATAGCACTATTATTAGCCATGAACCTATGAGGAGGGAATGGAGGATTTTTTGCAGATCTCATTTCTTCATCGGTAAGATCAGATAAAGAAATTTGAGAAGATCGACGAACACCCCCTACGACTACTATTTCAGCAATCTTATTGCATATGTCGTGTACTTCAAGAGATGTTAGTTTGCGACCTTGAGCACTAGCAAACATATGACTAATAAATTCATGTAAACGACGTAGAGGGTCTGGACCGGAGGCTCTACCCCCCATAGTCATTAGTCTTGCTCCTTCTGGTCTAATTTTAGAGTAATCAAAGTGAATATTGCATTTTCCGCTATAAAGTCTAGTCAGAAGGATTTTAAGGCTGTCTGCCCATCCTTTTTTACTATCCTCTATTACTATTATCTCAGGATCAGGAGAGACTGAGAAAATTGGAATTACTGGTAGTTTTTCAATAGCTTCTTTTGTAACAGAAAAACCAAATCCAGTTCCACACATTAAAATGTAAAGACACTCTGCAAAAGACTCTATCGAGTCCATCTCAGCAAAAGCACAATTAAATATTGTGGTATTATCTTGATTAGCTGCGGGTCCAGAAGCCCAAACAGCTCTCATAGAAGGCATTACGTCAAAAGATAACATATACTTTTTTATTTTTTTAAGAACTTTTTGAGTAATGATTTCTCCTCTTTGAGTATCTAAAAAGTTGATATATCTATCGACTGTTTCAGGCCAAGTCTCTCTTCGACTTAGACTTTCGATCCATCTTGAATACGTTCGCACATACACAAACTCAGATGCTGGGTCTGTAAAGTAATTCATAGCTGCTCCTAACTTCATCTTACTTTAGCGAATTTAATTTTTATTAATCTTGAGGAAAAATCCCAGGGCGAGATTCTTTTAAAAAAGATCTAAATACAGCCCTAAAAATTTCTCGGCTTTGTTCAAGCTTTTCATAATCTTCGTCAAAAGTACTGAGATAAGAGATAAAATCTTTTTCAGTAGCTAGGCGAAGTTCTTCCATATAATGTTGTTTACCAAAATCATCAGTTACTGAAAAAGTTCTAATAGATTTTATAGGATGAGCTTCTACATATACTGTAGTAGGAGTAGGCTCTTCTGTAATCTTAAATGGACGATTTCCTGATTCTTCTCGTTCTGATATTACCCAATCACCTTTTTTGAACACGTTTTTTTCTCCTCTTAGATGTTTTCTTTTTACATTTTGGTAACGTACTTAAATACTTATCTAATTCTGCTTGAATTCTATCAGCTTGAGCTTTAAAAATCTCATACAAACCTATGCTACCTCTAGCTTTTTCAGCTTCTGCGGTTTTTAAACTAAGTTCTATGAGTTGTTTTTGAAATCTAACATCCATTTAAGATACCTTCTTATCTTTATAATCCTGTAAAAAATCATTCAACTCTTTAATAATTTGTTGTCTAAAGTTTGTATTTTGCGTCGTAGTTGGTTTTTTACGACCAAATAAAACAATATAATTAGATTTAACTAATTGTACCACCTCATTTATAGAAGATTTATATAAAATCTTTTTTCCATTTATTCTCCAAATTTCTCTAACTGCTTCGGTTAAAATATCTAAATCATACTCAGGATTTTCGTTAGTTAATGTGCATACTACCCAAGTAAATAAACTCCTTAAACGCTTTGAAGAAGTGTCTAATTTTCGTCTATTTTGAAGGTCAAGTGATTCTTTCACTTTATCTCCGCTAACTTTCAAAAATGCTGGAGGATCGCTTTTAGCGGCATACATTAGTTTGTCCGCATCATTTAGTACTGATGTTAGGTCTGAATGAATGGTTTTATCGTATTTAACTACGCCTGCTGAAACTGTAACGGGTTGGTTTAGCTTTTGTAAAATATTATTGTTTTGACGAATTTTAGTTTGAATTCGGGCAATAAAATTCTTAATATGAGAACCTTCATAATTGTTAATTAGAAGTACAAACTCATCTCCACCAAATCGAATAATTCGATCTTTAAACCTTAAGTTATTAACAATAGTCTCTGCTATTTCGTAGATTACAAAATCACCTGTAAGGTGTCCAAAAATGTCGTTTACTTTTTTAATAGAATTTCCATCAATAAAAACAACATATAAATCTCCAGTTTTTTGTTGTGCTAGAGTTTCTTTAAATGCTATCTCTAAGGACTCTTTTGGCTCTACTCTAAAGGGTAACTTCATACGTTCCTCATTTCCTTTTTTTTGAGTTCTAATGTGAATTTTATCAGCCCTTCTCTATTCAAAAAACCGACAAAAGCTTGTAACAAACACCAAACTCTAAGAGACGAAGGATCAATATTGAGAGCTGAAGCATTAGCTTGGTTAAACTCGTTGACTGCGTTAGACTGCATTGCAGTCAAATCCCACTCTGTTACACTATGCTGTGCTTCAGAAAAGGCTATCTCTTCTAGAACAAAGTTAATTATCTTCCTTCTTGCCTCAAGGGTATTAAGAGTCCGAATGTCTTCTTGAAGGATTGCTACTTTTTGTTCTAAATTTCTTGGCACATTCTACTCCATACCAATACTTTACATTTTTAACCCGACGTAGTCAATTAGATTTTATAATTTTTTAATATTATCAGTTAAAAGGTCAATTTGTACATGTGTCGTATCTGCCATATTCTTGGCACCTGATCTAATATAATCTCTCCCGCCGTCGATAAAAGCTTCGTTATCACACTCACACATCTCCTTGTGATATCTGTTGACGCTATAAACTACAGTGGAACATTTATTGCAAAGTAATCCAGTAACGAATCGGTCCTGTTGAATTTCTTCGGCAGTTCGACCAGAAACAAAATACTGAGTTCGCATTAGAACTGGGTCAGTAACTCCTGAAATAAACATATACTCTTTATAACCTTTAGAAGTATCAGGATTTTTAGCGTGATAAACTGCTCCAGTAATAAATTGCTCTTTGTGTCCTGTAATAATCATATCGTTCACAAAGGTAAAATCACCTTCAAATTTCTCATTGATTTTACTGTGATCAATTCCATAATAATTAGGTTTTTTTAGTTTCATCGTCTTCCTCCGAAGTCTCTTTCTCTGGGTTTTCTTTCTCGTACTGGACATACTACTTTAACCACATTTCTTTCTATTACTTGAACACACTCAGATTCATCTACTGTTATATCTACTGTGGTACATCCTGATATTGTTAATATTAGCAAAATTAGACTCAACTTATCAAGCATTATTTTCATATCGTTTCCTTTGTTCTTCACTTAGTTCTTTTTGAACAAGTGAAATGTATTTTTTCTCTAGTTCTAACAACTTAGGTTTGGTGAATTTTGATATAATTAACATCGTAGTAGCTGCCGAACTCACAAATGCAGCTATTTGTGGTGCTTTAGTTAAAACCGTAATAGTTACCAAAATACCTAAAGAAACTATTAAAAGTCCGATAGTTTTGAGAGTTACGTAAAACACTTCTCGTTCCATTTGTTTTAGCAACTTATCTATGTTTTGTTTAATATCCATTTAATAATCTCCTCTATCAGTTTTAAAAGTTCCAGCTATAAAATTACATTTAATACATTGCATACGATCTTCGTAGTTATATGACCATTTGTGGGGCGGACAGTCTGGTTTAGTTTCAGAGGGTTTTGAAGATATAGAGATATTGAGTACTTTATTTATTAAAAATAAAAACAATACAATAATGAGAATAAGAAGTAACTCCATTAATCGAAATCTCCGTCGTCCTCTTCATCAAAGTCAAAATTCATATCATCAATTCCGCCCTCTAAGGCAATAGTAACAGCGTCAATATATTCAGAAGTGCCTATAATCAATCCTGGAACTTCTTCCTCTTCTTCAATATCTTCAGGAATAGCTACTTGCCAACCTAATTCTCCTACTATATCGATCAGCTCCTTTAAGAGTTGTTTTCGATATTCTATGTCTGTTTCAAAAAATTTATTTGACATACTTCAGTCCCACCATACTCGTATATAACGTCTTAAAATCTCAAAAAATAATTTCTCATCTCTTGAGCGCCACTTTAATTCCTCTTCAAAAATCTTTAAATGATCTTCTCTCTCTGCTGCTTTATCTTGATCATTTTAATATTAGCTCTAGTAGAATTCCAATATGAGCTACCATCTCCACGTTCAGTTGGAGTAAACCAAGTTTTAAGTTCACCCCATTTTCTCTCATGACGATAATAAAGCTTATTCTCATGATAATCTATTGAAAGCCTTTTAGCGAGTTTTAATGCAATTCTAAGAGCTTTTAAATCTTTAGGGTCTTGCACGGCATGTCCATTTAAAAGGCAGAACTGAACTCTTTTTAGCTTATATTCTAAAAGTGGATAAATTGATAAAGCGTCAAAATCCCAATTGGTCCACATAAACTTTGACCATTGATATACTCGTTTCAGTCTGCTAATTGTAACTCGCAAATTGTGGTAAGCTTTTATAGGAGGAAGATCCCACCACCATAATTTAAGATTTAATTTCCAAGATGGTTCATCTTCTTTTAATGATTCTGGTTTGATAGCTTTTGAATTTCTCATTTAAATTTACTTCCTTTGCTTCTAGAGTTACAAAAAATTGTATATACAATTTTATTATTTAACTTCTTAAAAGCTACTACAAAATCCTGATTAACTTGCTCTAATCTATATTCCCAAAATTCTAAATCAACCATATCTGTCACATTCTCAAGAAATATATTCTTTTTTATAATCTTAACATTACCCCTAACATACTCTACGGTATATTCCTTTGCATTGAACGGTGTCATTTTTGTCCCTTTACTGCTTTTAAATATTCATATTTCAGAAGTTTAGTATAAAATCCTGGCTTTCCTTCTCCAATAATTCTAGAATCAACTTCAATTACAGGAACTATTTCTGCATAAGTTCCAGTAAGAAAAATCTCATCAGCTGTATAAACATCGGCTCTAGTGATATTTTTTTCTACTACTAGTGGCACCTTTTTATACTTAGAAAACATTTTAGATGCGTCTTGCAAAATCTCAGCTATATATCTACGAGTAATTCCAGGAAGAATACTTCCTGCATTTGGAGGGGTCATAATCACGTCTCCTTTAACTAGAAAAATATTGGCTACTATCGCCTCTACTATATATCCTTGAGCATCTAACAGAAACACATCTTCTACCCCATTCTGGAGTTCTTGTCTTGCGAGCTGAATAAAATTGTAATTTGCTGCTGTTTTTGCCTGCATATTATATTGTGGGTAACTTCGTACTAAAGAAGAAATTTTAGCTTTAATGCCATTTTCTTTAGAAGGATGAAATGGGGGTACTGGACAACAATATATATCAAGTCTTATTTCATCTATAGATGGTTTAATAGACTCGGCGTCTTTATTTGGATAAACAATGGGTCTAAGATAAAGATCTCCCCCTCCTGAAGCTTGTACAATATTTTCACAAGCTTGTTCTACTTCAGCTTTGGAGTATGGGATTTTAATATCTAAAACTTTAGCTGAATCAAAAAGACGATCTATATGATCTTTAAGTTTCCAAATTTTGGTAGTATCATCATCTTGCTTATACGAACGAATACCTTCCCAAACAACTGGACAAGCATAATGCATTGCATAGTTAAAGCTATCAATAGGAGCTTTATTATTTAGGATCTTGCCTTGGCTCCAAACTTTCATTCTTTATCACCCTTAAATTTTGTTTAGTTGTAATTAAGCGAAGTATGGGCCTAAAGAAAGTAGAAGGTTCTTGAGAACTCCACTTCCAAAGTCTTTTAATTTTTTTATCGATTTCTTCCCATTTTACTTTAGCTGCCTCTTCCCCTTCAACTAAAAGTATCCGCCATTTTTCATCTTCTAGATTTATGATTAATTGTCTGTAGTTTATTACTTTCATATTAATCCTTTAAAAAAACGGGGGCTGGGATAACCAATAACCCAACCCCCTAGTGAAGGAGAGTGGCCCTTCCATTTTAGAAGGTCTCTTATGTTTAATACATTATCAAAATAAAGGGTCAACGTCAAGGATATTCTTTTTGAAAAAAAAACGGAAAAATGCTTACTATAGTAAGCCTTTTTTAGCATTAAAAAAAAATGAGTTGATTGGGAAAGAGGGAACCTCTTGATACACTTATACCCGTCTGATATATTCTAAGTTGTGCTATCAAAGCGACTTAAAGTCGCTCACAAGCTCTTATAGACTAAATTTTATCACATAAAAATGAAAAAGTCAATACCCAAAATTTTTACATACTAGAACGACAATTAATGGCACGGTAGTTGCTTTTTAATTGTGAAAATGATAGTTTGGGAATAAGTATGAGAAAGTATCCTCACTTTAGAGATTGTAAATGTAAGCATCATGAAGTACAAGGGGAATTTTTAGGAAGATTATCCAAAGATAACGAATGGTGGGTAAATTCTCCAAAATATTCGAATTGTTTCTGGGTATATTTTCGTCATAACAATAGATCTCATACATTATCGGAAATAGCGAAATTACTGAGATTGTCTATATCTGCTATAACGACTATTGAGCAGAATGCCCTCAAAAAGATTAAAAAACGACTTCTAGTGTTGGGAGTCAAAAAATAAATAAAAAACACTGGGTATGGTATATAATAGACTTAACGAGTTTATTATAGGGGATCTTTAGATGAAAGATAAAGATTTTAAGTTTTATGTTCCAGTAGAACTTGTCAAAGCAGAAAATGGAGACGAAGAGTGGAAAATACAAGGAATTGCATCTACTCCTGATGAAGATCTCCAAGGTGAAACAATTGACCAAAATGGTCTAGATATTTCGGTATTAAAGGCTGGTAGAGGTCTTTTTAATTGGGATCACGCCAAAGGCCCTGAAAACGTACTTGGTCAAATTGAAGACGCAGAGTTTAAAGATATAGACGGTAAGAAGTGTTTAATGGTTAAAGGATATCTTTTTAAACATCAAGAGCGATCAAAAGCATTCTTTAATATATTGAGATCATTGAAAAAAGGTAATGGACCTAGAGTTCATATGTCAGTAGAAGGTAAAATCTTACAACGTGATTTTACTGACTCTAAAACTATTAAAAAAGCTCGTATTGATAAGGTGGCTCTTACTTTAGATCCAGTAAATCCTTATACTTACGCAGAGTTAGTTAAATCTTTGAATTCACCAGAAATTCCAGATAGTTCAGAAACCATTGAATCCCCTAGTGAAGAATTTATTTCTATCAAAAAAGCAGAATTAGAGAAGCTGGTAGAGTTTGCTCAGAAAGCTTTAGCCGCTGGAATAGGTTATGCAAGTGCTCCGACCTCCCGCTCAGGTGGTGAAGCAATGTCTAAGGAAAGTCTTGAAAAGCAACCTAAGAGTATGACTTATGACGGAAAGAGTAAAAAAGAAAAGAAAAAGATGGTAAAATCATTATTGAAAAGCATTAAAGAGGCATATCCTTCTGAAGACCCCCTAAAGCTCGCAGAATGGGTGCTTGAAACTTTTGTGGATAAGATTGATAATTAAAAGATCAAAAGGAGATTAACTGTGACTGAACAAGAAATTAAAAAGTCGATTGAGAAATTAGTCGATGATATCATGAAACCCGAAGCTGCAGCACCCGCCACTAAAACTGAAGAAGTTATTAAAGCAATGCCTACTAAACTTGCAGTGAATGGTGGAAAAGATGAAATTAAATCCGGTTCGCCTCATCAAGAAGAACAGCAAGCTTCTGAAGCTAAAAAAGCTAAGAAAGAAGATGATGAAGATGAAGACGACAAGGATGATGAAAAAGAAAAGAAAGACAAGATGAAAAAGTCTGATGAAACACCTAAGACTGAAGAAGTCGCAAAAGCTGAAGATTGCGATGATGACGCAGACGAAGATAAAGAAGAAAAGAAAGAGAAGAAGGATAAAAAGAAAATGAAGAAGTCCATCGAAGAACTTTCTGCTCATCTTGATGAAGATGAAATTGAATTGATTAAAGCATGGCGTGAAGAATCTGAAAAAGAAGAAACTGTTGCTAAAGCAGACCCCGCTGTAGAAGAAAAGAAAGATCATAAAGAAGAAGATCTTGCAAAGACTCTTTCCAAAGTTATGGAAGATTCTATCGCACCTCTTAAAAAAGCTCTTGAAGAAAAAGACGAATTAATTAAAAGTTTGACCGATAAGGTTGAAAAAATGGCTTCCCAACCCGCATACGACAGGCGTTCGATTGCTAATCTTGAACCACTTGAAAAGTCTGGAGATTCCCAATACCAAGAACTTACGAAGTCTCAAGTAGCTGCTAAGATGCTTGACCTCCAGTTAGCAGGAAAAGGAGTAACATCTCATAATATCGCTGAGTTTGAAGCTACAGGTAATATTTCAGACAAAGTGGTAAGAGATATGTTGTTTAACGAACTGAAACTTAAATAAGGAGTACATGAATGTCTACGTATAATTTTGTTAATTTCGGCGAGGGCGCTGGGATTACTTCCGCTAAAGAAGTGGAGGAACTTAATAAAGCCCTAGAAGCAGGAGCTGGCTATGCTGGCGCTCCTACTACCCTTTCGGGTGGTGGCGCATTACAGGTAGAAAGCCTTGATGCTTCTCTGAAGTCTGTGACCTATGAAATGAAAAATATTAAATTGTGGCCAATGCTTTCGAAAGATCAAGCATTCAACACGATTGAAGAATACAATCGACTTGACCGTTACGGTGATCAAGGTCGTGGGTTTATTCGTGAAGGCGCTCTTCCTCGATCGGAAGATGCTAACTATTCACGTCAAATTCAAAGAGTGCGCTTTATCGGCGTGACTCGTGAATTGACTCACGTTTATACGTTGGTCCGAAATGCTCATGGCGATGCTATCGCTCGTGAGATTAAAAACGGAACAATGCGTATTCTTGAAATCGTTGAACGAAATCTTTTCGATGGCCATGGTCATTATTCTAACAATGGTAAATTTGATGGAGCTGATGCAGCTCTTCTTCCAGAAGCTGACCTTGCTTGGGATGGACTCGATAAGCAAATCCGTAAGGGTAATGCCGATGCTTCCGCTAAAGCTAAGGCTTTCACTGGATACGGCGTTGAAGAATCTGTGATTAAAGATATGAGAGGAGCTATTCTTGATGAAGATGCTCTTGAAGATGGTGGACGTATTGTTGTTGAAAACTTCGGTATGCCTTCTGTTCTTATGCTCGACACTAAAGCTCATTCGGATTTGGCTCGTCAATTCTATCCTAAAGAGCGAGTTAACCCAATGGGTGTTGCTAATGGTAAAGCTGGTTTCGTTCTTCAGAGCTTCGTAAGTTCTGCTGGCGAATACGCTCTTGTTAGCGATGTTTTCCTTCGCCCAAAACGAACCTCTGCTGATCCAGTTTCTGGTTCTCCTGCTGCTCCAGGCGCATTGACACCTTCTGCTGTAGCTGCTGACCCAGATTCTAAATTTGCAGCTGCTGATGCTGGAACCAAACACTATAAAGTGTCTGCTATCAGTGAAGCTGGTGAAGGCCCATTGTCTGCTGACGCATCTCAAGCTGTGGTCGCTGGCGACCGTGTTGAAATCATCATCCCAGCTACTGCTAACGCAGTTGCTTATGCTGTCTATCGTTCTGATAGCGCAAGTGGTCATGAATTTATCGGTATGGTAGCTCCTGCTTCTGTAGGCGCTGGTGCGACCTTTAAGGATCTTAACCATAAGCTCCCAGGTCTCTCTCAAGCATACTTGCTCAGTAACGAAGCAGAAGTGCTTCGATTCAAGCAACTTGCTCCATTGATGAAAATGGACCTAGCAATCATTGCAACGTCTTACCGTTGGATGCAATTGCTCTACGGAACTCCAATCGTTTTCGCTCCCCGCAAGAACCTCTTGTTCGAAAACATTGGCAGGGCCTAGTAAGTTACTGATATAATTAAGTAATTTGAACCCCTAGCGGAGAAATCTTCTAGGGGTTCTTTTTTAAGTTGACTTACGCTCGTCCAATATACTATAGTTAACTTATGGAAAAACAATCTTGTTTAGTATGTAAAAAAGAGTATGAATTAGTAGAATTTTGCAAACATCCTCAAACCGCAAATGGATATTCAAAAGAGTGTAAGTTTTGTAAAAGAATTAGGATGAAGGAATATAGAATTCGAAAAAAAGATCAATTAAAAGAGTATTGGTCTTCTCCCAAAGTAATTCAACGCAAAAAGGAGTGGAATGCTAAAGATTACCAAGAAAACAAAAAGTTATATAACACCAGACATAAGAAATGGGTAGAATCTAATCGAGAAAAATACGATAAATACATGAAAGAATATCATGATAAATATTACGAACTTAACAAAGAAAAGATATCCGAATATGCCAAAATTAGAGGAGCAAAACCAGAGGTAAAGTTAGCAGCTAGAGCACAGTCTGCCAAACGCAGGTTCCAACGAGAAAATGCCACCCCTCGGTGGGCAGACCTAGACGGTATCAAAGCCTTTTACCAAGCCTGCCCCGAAGGACACACTATAAACCATATAATCCCCCTAATCAACGAAAACGTGTGCGGGTTACATACTTTAGACAATCTTCAGTATTTGACGGACACAGAGAACAAACAAAAGAACAACTCCTTTGATGGAACCCACTCCAACGAATCTTGGAGACACAAGACTTGATTTTCGTGTTAAAATAGTGCTATACTGGACCTTGGAGTTACAGATAGATGTCTAATGAAAAGTCCAAAGAATTCCGCACTGATAGTTTAGCCTTGTGTCCATTCTTAGAAATGAACGGGTTAAAATATATCAGATCTGAATTGGGTATCGGAAAAAACGATAAACCAGTGGTTTCTTTTGTTTTCGAAGACAGACTTGGCGTAGGGAAAGATTTGGAATTGGATTTTGTTAGATCCAATGAAAAAAGATACAGAGATTTGTTATTCTTCTTTCGAAATGAAATTGAAAAACTTAAAAGAAAAGTTGATAAAATTAATCACGAAGAGGGAAGAAAGCACGATGATAAATACCACGGTGAAACCGAGGAAAATTAAGAGGAGTATGAAATGTCGCACAACCCAAAAATTGGTCTAAATAATCATGCGAGAAGCCCAGGCTCTATTGCAAATGCTCAACATCATGATCCATCAGGTTCAGAAAAAAGTATTAATGGAAGTCCAGCAACAATTAAAAGTGTTATTGCAACTTCTACGACTCTAACCCCAGTAAGTAATTTTGCAGTTGTTCGAGTAGTAAATACTACTGGATCTACAGCATTTTTTTGGTCTGGAAAAATGAGTGATGACCCAGGAGTTCTTTCGGCAGCAAATGCTTTAGCTTTGCCACCAAATTCCTCAGAAGTTTTTCATTGCGGAGCATCTGATGATGATAAGATTTCTATGGGCGTAAAAACCAATGTTGTAGGGGTCCAAGTTGTAATAATGGAAAATTAGAATCTTAGGTTATGAAGATAATTTCATCTTCATAACTAAGGCATGATGGGATAACTAATGTCAGATCCTAACTGGAAACCAACACCTAAGAATCAAGTTAGATCTAGAAACTCTATTGAGCAACACGAGCACGAAGATTTAGCCGATGCAAGACGAGTTTTACTCGTCGATGCCCTTGGCGATTTTATCAATAGTGATAATCCTCTCCCCGTTACCGCTACAATTAATGTTGAAAATTTAGTAATTCCAGTTGAACTTGATTCTGAAAATGACGATGTATCAATCAGTAATCATTTAAATCCAATTTTTGCAGAAGCTGCTGACACTATCACATCTGCAGTTTTTGAAGAAATATTTTCATTTACATCAACTGACGCAAAAACAAAAATTATTTCGTTAAATTGCACAGTAAGTACGCCATCGCTATTTCAACTTAAAATTAACGGAACGGTGAAAAAACAACTTAGAAGTAGTCCAATTGATAGAAATGTAGAGTTTTTATTTAAAGAGCACAAAGGACTCGCTCTTGGAGATGTTTTATCTATAGAAGCAAAAGTTGATAGATTTATACACGCCTCATTTGATTCATTTGTATCACTAGAAGGATATATTAAAAATTAGGGGGAATTATGTTTATTAGATTGAACAAACAAACAATGGAAGTACAAGTAATTGTTGGAGTTTTAGAAAAATATGAACCCAGCGAAAAGATTAAAGAAATTCATGAAAAAGCCCGTATACTCAGAGAAAAGATGAGCAAGTTTATGGAAGAAGTAGCCGAACCAGAAATTATATCCATAAATAAAGCTATCGATGAAGAAAATAGTAAATTTATCGATTCTAATGATAAAATAGAGTAGTTAAAGATTTAAAAAACCTTTAATTTGGGTAACTTAAGGAGACATATTTTATGGCTGATGATTTTGGTTTGTTGGTAGGTAGGTATAACACTGCTATCCCTAGCCTAAGCACTGATAAAGAACTTCGAGAACTTCGTCTTGACGAGAAAGGCCGTTTGGCCACTCGCCTAGGCGATGGTAATGATAAAGCTCTCTCTTATTTTGCAGATGGAGACGCTGTTGGTTCTGGAGTTGATGATATTCAAAACTCAGGAGCGGGTGATCGTGGTATCCTAGCGATGGGTAAAAACGTCGCTACAAGTACTTATCAAGTTCTCAATGTAGCCGATGATGGTTCCTTGATCGTTAGTTTTGATGCTGGTACAGACCAATCTGAAGCAGCCGATAAAGCTAACGTAGCCAATGGTGAAGTTGCTCTTATTTCTGGAACTTGGGTACTACTTCAAAATAAAGCAGTCATATCAGGTAATATGCAGATTGGTGGGTGGAGTTATGGTTCTGATAAGAACGTAATTTTTCAACTTGCTTTAGCCGTAGCTGCCGCCATTCCAACCCGAACAGATATCACAGAAATTCTAGATTCTCAAATTACTTCCTCTGCTCGACCCTCAGATCACGTTGAGTTTAGTATGCCTTTGAATCGACCAGGCGCTACCAATAAGAAGTTGTGTGTTTTTGCTAAACAACTTCAAGCTGGTCCTGCTGGCGTAGGCTTCTCAATGATGAATTTTAGAACTACCGCTTAATATAATAGTTATATAGTAAGTTATTAAGGGGAGTGGGACTATAATCCCCTCCCCTTTTTTATTTGCTTTTCGACAATTTAACATATAAAATATGAGGTAAATATGTGTCCAATCTCTGATTTAGATAATTTATCAAACGCAGATCCTACGGTCTTAACAGGCCCAGATAAAGCTTATGGCGCTAAAGTATCCAGTCAAAATGAACTTGGAACCGCCGATGTTCTTGATAACGGTGGAGTTGATAAGATATTAGCATTGGCTACTACTCCAAAATTAGGAGTAACCAATATTGATGGAGTAACTCCTAAACCCAACAGAAAATATTTTATTATGGAAGGATTGGATACTAATATTAAATGGGGTTTTTCGAATACCACCCAAAGTTTTGATTTATTCAAAAGTCAAGTTTTAATGATTCCTGTAGGTCCAAATACTCAAATTTGGTTTAAAGTAACAAGTGGAACTGGAAATGTAGCTATAGGAGAAATTAGTTAATGCCAGCACCGTTTACTACACCAGTAGCACAATCCGTACCTTTTGAAGCAGATAGGAATCCCCAAGTCAATGGGGAAGCCGGACCTTCCCAAATTTCATCTTTAAATGTTCAAGATGCTATTGAAGAAGCTAATCTCACAGATATACCTGTTGTAATCGGCCTAGATAATGCTTTAGGAACTTCTAGAAAAAAAGCTCGTGCAGATCATGTTCACAGAATTAATAACCTCACTCACACTCATTATTCTCCTAGACAAGTAGCAGTTTCTCTCACCGATGGTGGTGAATTAACTTTAAATAATGAGTCTGCCTTTTGTAATGTTTTTACAGGCAACTCAACAATGTTTAGTATTAGATTACCTGATGCTACTACATTAAAAGCTCCTGCTTTAGGTTCTACTAAATTCGAATTTTATAATCAATCATCAATCCCAATCAAACTTCTATTTTTTGGTGGTACTCAACTTTATCAAATAGCAGTAAATTCGTATGTTCAAGTTACTCTTAAAACAAATGAAACTGCAGATGGGACTTGGTTGATACTTGTTTCTGATTTGATTGATATAACTAATCCTGATTTTGCTGGTGTAAAAGATGGTTTCGAAGATTTCATGTTTGACGCTTATGCTGGTAATGGAGGAAATGACAACCAATACGCTTTTACTAAAGTAGACAATAATGGGCTATCAGATATTGACGGCGCTACAACTGTTGTAGGTAATGACTACGAAGGTATTCACACTCTTTCAAGTTTAATATCAGCAACATCTCGTCCTCTAGTTTACTCTTTTAATGGAGTAAATCGTTTAAAACTTGGTGCTCAACCTGAATCTTTTGAAATTAGAGTTAGAATTCCAATTCTTCAAGATTCTGCTCAAAAATTTACTTGTAGATATGGATTAATGGATGGAATTCTAGCAGGAGCACCAGCAAATGGTGTTATTTTTACTTCTGAACCTACCTATGCTGTAACCGCTGTTGCTCAAGTTGTAACTGTAACTCCTGTAACAACCTCAAAAGCCCCAACACAAACCTTTACAGAAGTTATTAATGGATTTAATTATACCTATACTTATACAACTACTAAGACTATCCAATTAACCACTTGGACAAGAGCAAACAATACTTTATATCGAGTTACAATTAATGGTATTAACTGTGACTATACTTCAGATGCGAATGCAACAGATGCAGAAATAGCAGTTGGTTTAGCAAACGCAATTAACACAAATGTTGGCGCAACTGTTACCGCCGTAACGACTGGTGGAACAAAGCCAGTAATTATTACAGGAGATGTCGTAGGAGCAAATTTCACTTGGTCAACTTCTGCAAATATCACTTCAGTAGATAATACTGCAACCCCAGTAGCCTCGACTATTGTTAGTAGTTTAATATCATCAATTAATGCAGATGGTCCATTACCAGTTACAGCATCTGGTACTACAACTTTAATTTTAACTGCAGACGTAGCAGGAATTCCTTTTACTTATGCAGATGCAAATGCAAATTTAACTAATGTACTCACAACAGCAAATGTTGCTGCTGTTGCATATTCTAACCGTTGGTTTGCTGATGTTATAAATTCTTCTAGTCAAACAAGATTAGACACTGGAATTGACATTGTTGCAAATAGATGGTATAGATTAAAGTGCGTAACTGCTGCTGATGGCTCTGCTGCTTTTATCTATATTGATAGTGTTTTTATTGGGAAGATTTCAGTACCACTTCCAACTTCTGCTTTAAAATTTGTATTTAAGTTAGAAAAAACTTTAGGTACTTCCAATAGAACTACAGATATTGATTATATTACTTGGAGAAGAACAAGAGGTTAATTATGGATTGGTTAATTAAAAGAGCATCAACATTAAGTGAAGAGGAACTTTCAAATAGGGGAATCACAGGAATACCTGAAGATTGGCCTATTGAAAAATATCCTTATAATGAAGAAGTTGGGAATCCCAATAATTTAGAACTAATTTCTCAAGAAGATTTGGATTTATTAATTTTTAATAATCAATCCTCTTATGATGCCTGGGTTGCTTCGCATCAACAAATAATCCAACCCGCAGCACCTGCCCCTACTCCTGTTACTGTTACTGCCCAACCAGATCCTGCTCCTTTTGCTCAACCCCTATATAGAACTAAAAGAGATGCAATCTCTTCTTTAATTTCTATAGAAAAGAATACTTCACAAAATATAGATTATCAAATAACGGAAGAAAGATATGTTTCGGGTGGAGATATTATTATTGAGAATGGTGAAATGGGAGATTATCTTACCGCTTGTGTTTATGATAAAGATGAAGTTATTCCTGAAGCTTATCGTTCCTTTCTCTGTGAAGCTTGGCCAGTAGTAGCCACTTATGTTCTTAAAGCTTTTGTAATGGTTGAAAATCCTGGCACACTAACTCCTGGAGCTTTAACAATTCATAGTATTGATACTTATCCTCTTAATGCAAAAGTTACCGCAGGTTTATATTTAAGAATAACTTATAATGCAGTTGACTCTGGATTAACTCGTAGAGTAGGCGTTAATTATTATTTAACTAAAAAATTGTAATGAAATTAATTTTTACAAAATCAACAGCACCTTTATCAATACTTATTAGATGGGGATTAAAAGAGCCTGTTAGTCACTTCGCTATAGTCCTAGAAGATAAATACGTATTTCATAGCAATCTTTTAGGAACTAATTTGAAGTGGTTTGCTACTTTTAAAAAGCACTGTGAAATAGTGTATTCAGTGGAAGTGCCACTACAACCAAATCAAGAAGGTGTTATATGGGATAGTATAGTAAATCAATATGATGATCATAACTATGATTTTAAAGCTTTTTTGTATTTTTGCTGGAGAGGGTTACTTTTTAGATTTTTTGGTAAAGAATTCCCAAAAGTAAATGCTTGGGGAGAGGAGAGGTCCTTTCTTTGTACAGGACTAGCCAAAGCTTTAACACCTGAGCTTTTCCCTCAACTATTAAATGTTCAAGATTTCGAGATGATGAGTCCTTATAAACTTTACAAGCTTTTGGAGCAAGCATCTATACCAGAAAAATCATTAGACTAGTGATATAATAAAAACGAAGAGTTATCCTTGCCCTTGTAAAACCCATGTAAATTTATTTTTAAAAGGTAGAGTATGTCCCGTAATGAAGATGATGAAATAATAAAATTACTACGACGTATATCGGATAGTTCAGATGTTATGCAAGAAAATATCGTCTCTTTAGATAAGAAAGTTGATCTTCATATTCAGCGTACCGAGTATGAACTTAAAAGAATTAACGAACTAGATGAACACCAAAATAGGCTTTTAGATCAACACATTGAAGGCGTAAATACTTTAAAAAAGTGGTGCGATCAACATGAGCAAGCAAATAGAGAAAGATTTGAAATGCTGGAAGAACCAGCAAAATGGATAAAAACTACTGTAAAAATCGCAATGGCATTGGGTGGATTAGCAACAGCAATCTTAACAGTTGGTAAACTTCTAAAATGGTTTTAAGAAGGTAATATGATACTCACACTCAAAGTAATAAATTCAGACGCAACTTTAAATAATTTTTTTGATATTGGATCAGTTCAGATTGTGAAAGGATCAGATGCTACTATCTTGTTACAACTCAATCAAACGGACAGAAAACTTAGATACATTCCAAACGCAGGAGCTGTAATTACGATAGATCTATTAAAATCTGATAATACAGTTCTTACTAAAACCGCTACCCAACCTTTTGCAGATGATCGATCAGTTATTCAATTTGTTCTTACAGACACAGAAACTCTAAATCTTATTAGTCAGAATTTAAAGGTAAAGGTGAATGAAGGTGGAGATATTATTTTCGCTCTTCTACAAAGTGCTTTCCAAATGGTTTCCCCAACCCAAACCTGTTAAACAGGAAGAAGAAAGGAAACCTATGGAACCTTCTGATAAAATTTCTAAATACTTTACCTATAAAGAAGCTCTTTGGTTACCTCAAGAAAATAGAATGGCGGAAATAGGAAGTGAAGTAGACGATACGTCCTTAGAGAATCTTAAAATTTTATTTTCAAAAATGGATTTAATTAGAGAGTTTTTAGATAAACCCATTATTGTACATATTACATTTAGAACAATGGAATATCATAAAAAATTATATGAGCAAATTAATGCCAAGAAAAAAGCTCAAGGTCTTCCAGAAGTGAAAGTTCCGATGGGTTCTCCGCACTTATACGGACAGGCATGTGATTTTCATGCAAATGGGTTAACATGTGATGAGGTAGTAAAACTGCTTCTAGACAACAATAAATTAGAAGAATGGCAACTTCGGATGGAAGATAACGGAGTTGGAGCTAACTGGGTACATATTGATATTAAGTCAGTAGGAGCTTCAGGGAATAGATTTTTTAAACCATGAAAAGACTATTAAACTTTTTTTTATCAATTTTAATAATATTTGAGACAATTATGCTTAGGAACAAAAAAACACATTATGATACCTTCAAAGAATGGCAAGCAGATCTTGCTAGGATGAATAAGAATCCTAATGATGTTCATCTTATGCAGTCAATTGTTAATAAAGTTGAAAAGTCTTCTGATAAAGTTAAAGGCGAAGTTAAAGAATATCTAGTATCTTCAGCCTTAGAAACAAATCCTTGGATGGTATTTCTGCAAGTTATACAGGAATATCCAGGAAATCGATTAATGGTAAAAACAAGAGATGATCCTTGGTTTTACGTTTAAAGGGGTATAAATGAGTTTTCCACCTAATACAATTTCTGATTCTGGGTTTACAAGACTAGAACCATTGATTACAGTTCAGCAATTAAAAGAGCGATATCTTTTTGGTATACCTTTGACAGATACAAAAGGTAACACATTACCCGATACGACTATTCAACATCAGATCAACGCTGCTTTATCTTCTGCAGAACACGTATTGGATATTGTAATAGCTCCAGCTACTATTAAAGAACGTTATGATTATCGTGCTTTAGATTATACCCATTTTAATTTTATCCAATTAAAGAAACGTCCTGTACAAGAAATTACTCTTTTAAAAGCTAAGTTTCCTAATAATAAAGATCTTGTTTCTTATCCTAAAGAATGGTATGTTCTAGAGAAGGAAGCAGCCCAAATTCAATTATCTCCAGTAGAAGGAACCTTTAGCGGCTTGATTGTAACTCAAGGTGGATCATATGTTCCTTTGATTTATGGAACCCAATCCTATTGGCCGCATTTGTTCGAAATTGAATATATAGCAGGTTTTTGCGCTGATCAGATTCCTATTATGATTAATGAAATTATTGGACTTCAAGCTGCTTTGAAAGTTTTTGAAATTTTGGCCGATGTAGTACACGGCCCAGGATTAACAGGTGAGTCAGTAGGCTTAGATGGAGCTTCGGTAAATAAGAGTTTATCAGCATCTTCTATCTATAGTGTTTATTCGGCTCGAATAGAATCGTATCGAAAAACCGTAAAGGAACAGATGGAGATTGCAAAGAAGTATTACAATGCAATTCCTACCATAATCGCATAAGGTATTATATGACATCTCCGAAAGACTTTGTAAACCGAAAAAAAGAGGAACTTGCAAAAAAAGCTCCTAAAGGCGTTGACCCCAAAAAACACGAACGATGTGTTCAAGATGTTAAACGACAAGGTCACGATGTAGGATCGGCTCATGCTATTTGTACCTCTTCTATGAAGAAAACAGAACATAAAGATAAACTTCCTGGTGGATTAGGTGATAAAAAGAAACCAAAAGATTTTGATCAAAAACAACTCGCAATGGGCATAAAAGTTGAAATGGAACACACTAATGATAAAACTATTGCGCAAGAGATCGCGATAGACCATTTATCAGAAGACCCTAAATATTACACTAAATTAAAAACAATTGAAAAAGCAGATGGTGCTGAAGGGGGAAGTGAGTCCTCAGAAGTAGAAACTCAAGATCCTCAATCTAAACAGATTGCAGGCATGATAATGACTCACAATCGAAAGAAACTCCATGCATTTGTTCGCAATAAGAAAAAAGAGAAAGTTAATAAATCTATTGATTTTCAAGATACAAAATCTTCAATTGATTCTAAAGATCAACTTCTAGCTGAACAAACTGCTAGTCCACAGCTTATTAAGTATCTTCAAGACATGGCTTCTCAAGATATATCTAAGATCCCATTTGCTAAAGGTATTCTTACTCTTTCTAAAAAAGAGCCAGGATTATATAATGGATTTTTTCAAGATCGTGATGGTCAAATTATTGAAAAGTTTGATACTCAGACTTTAGCTATCATAGCAAAAACTATGGAATTAAGAGAACTTTATAGCCCTTCTACTCCAGTACCTGTTTCTTTAAATACCTCCCCAACAGTAGAGCAAGTAATCGACGCAGCGCATCAACGTATTGATATGGTTCATAATCGTATTGATCAACTTGAAAAACAACCTGTAAAAGATATGAAATCTCTTAAAGTTAAGTTTGGAGATTTTGAATTAGAGTTACGTAAATCAGTAAAAGCATTTGTAGATAATTATAGAGGAGCCCCAAAAGTTGATCCAAATTTAGTAAAAAAAGCTTTATCTAGTTGGAAAAGGCGAAATGAAGAAAGAGTCGATATAAGCAATTTAGAACAAGCTGCAAGAGAGATTCTTAGAAATTGGGATCAGTATAAAGAAGAATTTAATCAAATTGTTTATGCTCTAGAACAAGAGGAATAACTTGTGAGCAAGAAAGTAAAATTCATTCAAGACTATCTCCTAAAGAAGTCTTTAGGAAAATCAGAAATGAAGTTTGGAGATAAACTTCGAGTGTACAATAATGTATATAAGATCTGTGCTTCGAATGAGCAGTATACTATTCTTCAAGATGATAAAAATATAAAGTTTGCTCTCCCCACAGCTAAAATTGCCGATTTAATAAAAAAAGGCATTATCAATAATGAAGGCGCTGTAAGTTTTATGAAAGCCTTAAAAGTTGGCTCTCAACTAAGTGAATCTTCTCAAAGAGTAGGGGTAACCCCAAAAACCGTAAATCAGGGAATGGCAAAGCTCCCCAAGACAGATGGGAACGAGCAAAATAAAGGTGTTCCTGTAGGAACTATTAGACAAGGGGCCGATGGTCAAGAGTACAAAAAAATTTCTGCAAACCCCTCAATATGGGTTCATGTAACCTCTGGAACAGCTCACCACGGTCCTGGAGAAGAAGAAATAGGGGGAGTATCACCTTTTCATCCAAATAGCACTGAAAACATGAAAATTTATCATAAGGCTGTAAATAAAGTGGTATTGAATACCCACCCAGACGATCATGAAAAGCTGAAGAAGATGATAAAAGACTACATTGAAACTAGAGTAAAACTTAAGAATCTTTCTCAAGTTTACAGTACTCCTCATTTGGATTCTAGTGGAAAGCAGCAGCAAAGAAAGATTGACCAAAAGACTTTTAATCAGGTAAAGAAAGTACGTGACGACGCTCATACTGCTCTAGAAAAGCTATCCTTAGCAGTAAAAGAGTCTAGACTTAAGAAGAAAAAAGAGGTAAGATCCTAATATGACCAAACTATCAAAAGAACAGATAAAAGCTGTTGTATCAAAATTAAAGGCTAAAAAGCGTAAGAAGACTGAGGGTAAACCTAATATTGAGGGTGTTTCTGCTCCTAAGAAAAAGAAGCCTAGTAAAAAGAAGGCTCCAAAAGGAAATAAGAGCGATAAACCGGCTACCATAGGTGTGGGCATTCACGGCGGTCAATATATTCAGGAACCATCAGACCATAAACGCTATATTAGCCACGGTACCGCCGCAGGTCATAAAAGAATAGCGAAATCTGAACAAGTTAAACAAATTTTAGAAGATATAGTGAAGAAGAGTCAAATAAATGAATTCATTAAAACCTATAAAGGAAAGAAGTAACATGAATGAACAAAAGACAGAACAAACTCCAGCTACAGAACAAAAAGTAGAAACTGCCCCCGCTCCAGCACCTGAACCGAAAGTAAAACTTGCTGCAGGTCTATTTAAGCCGTTTACTTTAGGTTCTTCATTGAAGCAAAGTCAAACAGGTAATGTCATAACTAATGTTAAAGTTTCTACTGACTATGAAAAGATAATGCAAGAGAACTCAAAAAATCAACAATTAACTTCTGAACAATTAGAAAAACTTTCACAAAAGAAGTAAGGAATTGTGAATGAGCGTCAAACTAACGAACGGAATAAATCCAGATAAGTTAGATCAAGTGATTCGAGACTTAGGTGTCAGAGTCAAGGTGTATAGATCTACCTTGTGTCCTAATATGACAAGTCTGGAAACTTTCGATCATGATGTAAATTGTACTGTATGTAATAATTTTATGATCGATTTTTGTCCTAGAGAGACAATAGCATTATTCCAACAACAAAGTTTGACCGAGATCTTTAAGATTCAGGGAACCTTTCATATCGACGAAATTCTTGTATCTTTTCTTTCTGGAGAAACACTACACACTTATACTAGAGTCGAACTATTAGACTTTGCTGAAGACTTCTTTGAGTTAATTCAAAGACAAGAGGCAACTTCTACAGATCGTTTAAAGTATCCAGCTTGTGATGTTATCGGGATATTTACAGTAATTAATAATGTGCGAGAACAGTTCTATATTGGAGCTGATTTTGAGATTGACATAAACGGAGATATTAAATGGATTGGTACGCATAAACCAGCTGATAAATCGGTTTATAGTATTTACTATAAACATCACCCTATTTTTAGAGCTATTAAAGCTGTTCATAGGGATCGATATAGTCAGTATAATCTTAGACCTGACGAGATCTTATCTCAAAAAGTTACGGTAGACGATAAAACGTATGTAAAACTTCCAGAAACTTGGGTACTTAAAAGGGACTATTTATTGGAGCGTAAAGATAAAGAAGGTAACCCATTACCTCCTAACACTTATTACGATCCAAATAGCTAATTATGTTTAAGTTTAAATTTGACAAAACTCCTGAAGAACTTACTAGAGAAGTTGAAGAAGCTATTGCTGAAGCTACTTCTGAATTTACTCGTCAAATTAAAGCTGAAGCAGGACATCTTGTAGAAACTAATCTTAAATCTGATTCCGCAAAACAACACTGGAATAATGGATTTGAAATTAATGAAGTGAATCCTGGAGAATTTTTAATTAGAATCGATGGAAAACTCGCTTTATGGATGGAAGATGGATTTGCAGAAGGTGAAGTTTCTGACGCCATTTTAAATGGCGCTAGAGCAAAGTATAATAAAGAGAATGGTAAGAGATATGTCGATGTCCCATTTGCAAAAGATGCCGATAATTTAGTTACTAAGTCAGGACAAAAAATTTCAGCCAAATCTTTTAATCCCAAAAATGCTCAAGATATCATTGCTCATTTTTCTAGTCCTGGAATGAAAAAACCAGAAGCTAAAAAAGTGACTGTAAATAGAATTGAGGATATTTTAAAATCACAAAATCTCACTTCTGGAGCAATATCTTACTTAGCTATTAAAAGAATCTCTGATAATTCAGATCCCTGGAGTGGATTTAGCGGAGCCAAGATATTTGAAGATTTAGAGGATTTTATAAATGAGAATCTAGAAGAAGTTATTAGACAAAGGTTGGAAGGATAAAAATGGGCGCTCCATTAACAGAATTTGTAATCGAAACCGTACTCAGAGATGGATTAGGAGATCTTAAAACTAATCCCAATAAATTAGACGATCTATTCAGTCGTTTTACAGAAGCACATTTCATCAATCAATTTGGAATAACTCAAATTACTCGCCTAAAGACTTACATTCAAAATAATCAAATTAAACTCACTCAGTCGCATTCCATGATTCAAACCGTCATACCGTGCATATCAATTCAACTTATTCGTGCAGATGAGTCTGAGGGAATTCAGAATCTAGGAAATGAGTACTTAGATGAAGAAGAAGATAAGACTCCTACCGTAATTGTACCTGTAGTCGATCCTGGAACTTATGATACTCTAACAGGGAAATTGACAATTATAAACGCTGCAGACTTAAGCGGGGTATGTCCAAATCTTATTTTTGTGGATTCGTTAGGAACTAAGTTCGATATAAAACCTGGCAACAGCAATTTGTCAGGAAATAAATTTATCAATATAGGCTCTGGTATGGAACCTAGTTTAGCAGCAGGTGGCAGAATAGAGAGCTGGATTGATTTTAAGCGTACTGAAAGACGAATGATTAGGCTTCGAGAAACTATACGTTTAGGCTGTCATGCAAAAGATGACATTCATATTGCTAAGTACCTGTATTATATAGTCATGTATATTCTTAAATCTAGACAAGATTCTATGATTAACAGGGGATTGCATTTAGACCGAGGAACTGCTAGTATATTTGATAGAGAGGATACGTTCTCGGGGGAGAATGTGTTTAGTAGATATATAGATGTGAACTGTATAACGGAGTTCGACTGGGATCAGGCTGAAGTCAACCTTGTTGATTGTTTCGACCTTACGTTAAAAGTGCCAGCCCCAAAACCCGATAGTGAGGATACTATAGTGATAACAAATACGTCTGACGAGTAATATATGAAAGTCTGTACTAATTGGGGATTAGATAATCTACAACTACTGTGGGCAAAAGACAACTTAAGAAAACATAACAAACTTGACTGTTTTGATCTGACATTAAGAGTACCATCTCCTAAACCTGATAGTGAGGAAACTGTTGTTATCACCGACATTTCAGATTAAATGAAATAATTAAGTTTTGTAGTATATAATAATGGAGTAGGATATAATGGGAATTGAAAAGTCTCATAAAAAAAATATAGTAGACGAAAATAGCGAAGTAATAGTAGAGTCAGAAGAGAAAAAAACTTCTAAACCTACTAAAAGAGTTCTAAGTTTTGATGTATATTTTCAACTGCTTATGAAGAGGAATTCAAAAATTCGAGCACATCATAAAGCGCCAATGAAAAAATATGCTGAGAATAACGAACTTGACGAAGCTACGGAAGAAGATTTTGATAAAATTTTTAAACGCTATTAATACATAGGAGCTTGAAATGGCAATTAATATAAATTTTGCTGGTGCTAACATTAGGAAGCCTGGTGCATATTCTGAGACTAAAGTAAATTTGACTGGAGGTTTTCCTCTTTCACAAACGGGAATCGTTGCAATCATCGGTGAAGCCGATGGTGGTGCACCTGGATCTGAAGAAGGAGTTCAAACCTTTACGAGTGAGGACATCGCAGCCCTCTCTGATAAATATAAATCTGGACCGATTGTAGATGCAGCTAGATTACTAGTATCTCCAGCTCGTGATGCACGAGTTGTTAATGGTGCTTCAGTGATTCGAGTTTATAAAACGAATCAATCTACTCAAGCTTCGATGACCCTTAAGAACGCAGCCCTTGCAAATTTATTCACCCTTAATTCAAAAAACTGGGGAGAAGACGAAAGCTTAATTAGTGTAAAAATTGATGCAGGTATTGTAAATGTTAATGCACGAATCATTACTGTACAAAAAGGTTCTAAGAAAGAAGTTCTTTCTGAAAATGCTTATGCTCCAATGTTGGTAATCCAATATACTGGTGCAGGCAGTGCCGCTACTCTTGACATTCAGGGCGGATCTTTTGATATTACTGTGACAGGCGCAGCTGATAACCTTTCAATCCCTCTTGCAAATAAGAGTATTCAGGATATCGTGGATTTAGTAGATAATCATACTGCTTATACCTGCACTACAACTTATAAATTAGCCGCTTCTAAACCAGCTATTGATCTTGATCCAATTTCTACTCCTCTTGATATTAAAACTACTCCTAAAACTCTTCGTGCTCAACAAAAAGAGTTACTAGATATTATCAATGGCGAATCAAGCTTAATTGAAGCTGTTTCAATCGCTGATGTAGAAGGTACTATTGCTACTCAAGCCAAAAAGTTTATGACTGGCGGAGTAAAAGGTGCTTCTGCTAATAGTGATTTCCAAGACGGTTTCGATGCCCTTTTAGCTTCTCGTTGTAATATCGTCGTTCCTCTTATTTCGAGAGATGCTGCTGATTTAGCAGCTGAAGGAAAGACCGACGCAGCTTCTACTTTTGATATAGATTCTGTAAATCTTCAGGCTGTTACACATTGTATCTTAGCCTCAAACACTAAGAATAGAAGTGAAAGAAATTGTTATGTATCTATAAAAGATACATTCGCAAATACTCAAGATGCTTCTCTTGATCTTAATCACGAAAGAGCTTCTATGCTTTTCCAAGATGTAGATATTCTTGGTTCTGATGGTTCTATCAAAACTGAAGAGCCTTGGGCAGCTGCGTGTATGGTAGCTGGAATGCAAGCTGGTATGCCAGTTGGAACTCCTGCAACATTCAAACTTTTGAATGCTAATGGTATTTCACATGAAGATTTCAATCCTCGAACACAAGTTGAACTTGCAATCGATAGTGGTTTAATTGCTCTTGAAGAAGTTGATAGCGGTGGTTTCCGAGTAGTTCTTCATAATTCTACTTATAGCAAAGACGCTAATTTTGTTTTTAACAGGCCACATGTTCTTGCTGCTGCTGATACAGTTGCTTATAATCTTAGACAGCAACTCGAAGCAATTTTTGTTGGTGAGAAAGCTAAAACCGGAACCGCTGAAGCAATTAAAAATACTGTTATCTCTATTATGTCAACCTTTCTGCGAGAAGAATTGCTTGTAGGTGATGACACTAATAATAACCTTGGTTGGAAAGATCTGACTGTTAGCCTTAGTGGAAATGTAGCTAATGTTGACATCACTATAACTCCAGTTCAAGGAATCGATTTCGTATTAAACCGAATTACTTTGGATAACATTAGGCAGTCTGCTTAATAGGAGAAAAAAATGGCTTTAAGTAAGAAACAGAAATTGATTCTAGATGAAGCAATGGGCAGCAAAGCTGCTGCTGACCGATTGGTCGCTGCAATTGCCGCTGACGCTACTCTAGATAAGAAAGCTAAAAGAGAACTTGAGATTGCCATAGCTGATAAAAAAGCCGCTGACGATATCGCAGCAGCCATTGATGCAGCCTCTGGCAGTATTAGTGATCGTTCTTATCGTGCTCTTAAAAACATGATGATTACGAAAGATGCAGCAGCACAATTGAAGAGTGATATCGAAAGTTAATAAACAATAGGCAAAAAGATCGTAACCCCTCGCCTGTTTTAACATGAGGGTTGTATAAGGAGAAAAATAAAATGAGTCAAACATCGTCAGGCGCAAGAGTAGTATTCCGAGTCAATGGTCGAAAGGTAGCTTTCGCTAATGCTTTGAATTATACTGTTGCTCATGCACACCAACCAGTAGATGTCCTGGATCAACTAGAACCAGCTGAATACGCTGAAACTGGATACACTGTTAATTTCAGTTGTACCATGTTTAGAGTATCAAATCAGTCGGCCATTAGTATCGGACTTCGACCTAAACTTCAAAATATTCTAACTCAGCCTGAGTTAACCGCTGAACTTATCGATAGAATTACAGGTCAAACCTTGTTCTTAATCGAACGAGTAAAATGTACTCAGGAAGACATGAACGTCGATGCTAGATCACTAGCTCAAATGACGCTCTCATTCGTCGGCATTAAGCAATCTGATGAAGCTGGACCGTAAGTAGTAAATTATCCCTCAAAGTGGTATCCTCCCCACTTTTTTAAGGCCGTTGGATCAGTTTCTTGACCTAATGGCCTTTTTCATTTATACTAGGATTAGGCTGTGGTATAATGAAATTAAAAATAAAAAAATAAGGAGAATACTAAAATGTCAATTAAAACGCTTCCATCTATGGAGCATACTTTTACCATCAATATAAAAGGGTCAGAAACAGCCCAACAGTTCGATGGTACTTTTACTTATAAACGCCCCAATCAACGAATGAAATCTGAGATCGCTAAGACTACCGCCCGTCTTAACGAAGAACTCAAAGGTCTAGATGAAGACACTCTTCTAGTTCACCGTATTCTTGCATCTCTTAGACACACTTTAATTAAATCACCTGAATGGTGGCAGAAATCAGACTTCGGCTACGAACTATATGATGTTAATGTGATTTTTGAAATTTTTAAAGCTTGTACTAACTTTGAAAATGAATGGTTTGAGAAAGTTTGGGGCGGAGACGAAAAGAAAGAAGAAGCTAAAAAAGAAGAGAAATAGTTATGAAGAAGTATGATGTTAGTAAGCGATTCTTAAAGCTTGCTTATGATCAACTTAATCCTAATTTAGCCACCTTTGATGGGCTAGAGCAAGCCTTATCTAATTGGTATTGTTTTCAATATAACGTCCCGCCAAACGATGATAAACTTATGAGTATGACCCTAGAAGAACTCCTAATTCTAAGGCAAATGCATAGACTCAGAGAAGAGCCTAATCTATCTGAGGAGTTAAATCCTGATGCTGAAAATTATGAAGAATGGCTTAAACGTGAAATGGGTGAAGATTATCAGTCTCCAGAAGAGATGATTGCTTTAGCTCAAGCTGCAGAAGAAGAAGATCTTAGAGAAGTAGAAGCAGTAAAAAACCAATACCCAGATAAAATAACCACCGATTTTTCAGTTCTGGGAAATGATAAGGATTAGTAATGGCAAAAGAAATTAAATTATCAGTCAAATTAGATGCCTCGGGTTTACCGGAAGAGATGCGTAAAGCCGCAGAAGCAGGTCTATCTACTCAAAAGCAAATTGATCCTAGCGGTATGAGTAAAGCTATTGCTGACGGCGCCCGTACTGCTGCCGTTGAACTCACTAAAGCTACTTCTAAAATGAAGAAGGATATTGAACGAGTTTTTAATGAAAATACAGGCAGATATTATAATGTAAGATCAGGACAAACTTTTAACAAACAGACTGGTAAAATTTATGATACTCCAGCAGATGAAAAGAAACACTTAGATTACCTTGAAAATCAACGAATAACAAAACTTGCTGATAAGAAGCAAAAAGAAGAAGAAAAAATTCAAGCTAAATCCGAGAAGGCACAAGAGCGTGCTGCAGCAAAAGCTGCAAAAGCCGCAGAACGAAATGCTGAAAAATTAAGAAAAGATGAATTAAAACATCTTGAAGTAGTACGAGCTAAACGAGCAAAAGAAGTCGAAGACGTAAATAAACGACAAGCAGCTCTCAGAGAGAAACTTCAAAATCATATTCAAAATAAAATTGCTAAGAACGAAAGAATGTATGGATCTGATTATTCTCAGACTCCATCTGATTTTGCTTCAGCAATGGACAAGTTTACAAATTCACAAGATGGTGGAAGAAGGATTGGAGCTTTAGGTCAAGCTCTTCAAGGATTCAATCCCTCTGGAATGCTTCAAGCAGGAGTTGCAATTACTGGCGCAGGATCAGCATTTTATGGTCTAAAAAAGCTTTATGCAGAAAGAGAATTTAGAGAGCAAGAAGATTTAGCATCAGGGAGATATATTGAGAGTGCGTCTAGACAAGCGGGTAGAGAATCTTTAGTACCTAAAGCAATAGGGGGAGTAGGAGGAGCCTTAGCTGGAGGAGCGTTAGGAATTAAAGGCGGAGCTATGTTAGGCGGCGCTATAGGAAGTATTATCCCAGGAGCAGGAACCGCCGTAGGAGCGGGTATAGGCGGAGTAATTGGAGGTATAGGAGGCGTAATAACAGGTGGATTAGGCGGAAGTGCGATAATGTCCAATATGGCAGGAGAGGCCAATGTTGAACAGACAAGAACACTTCAGGCCATGATGGACGAAGCTAGAAGAGTGTCCCCATTAAGACAGCAAGCAATGGCGGGAGGGAACCTACCCACCGATGTTCTTAACGATATACAATCTGTAGGCGCTAAAAGTACAGGATATCGTCCAGAAGAGACCCTCCAACATCTTCTCACTGCTAGAGGTATATTAGGGAATAAAGGCGCTGCGGGAGCATTACAAAATCTTCAAGAACAACAAAGATTCTATGGAGTAGATGTTGGCACCGGAGCAAAATCTATTGAAGCACTTGCAGGAGCAGGAGGAACTACTAGATCAAATGCCACAGCTCAACAAGTAGAAGTTCTTAAGAAAGGCGTAGCTGCAGGTTTAGATGTAAGTAAATCTGGTAGATTTCTTCAAACTACTGCGCAGTATCTTCAAGAAAGTGCTGGTTTTGGTAGAGTAAATACTGGAGCTGTCACAGATAGAATGGCAGGATTTGCTAAGGGTTTTGGAGGAGGAGAAGTCACAGACGCCTCTCTTCAACAAGCTAAGAGTTTAACAGATTTAGTTAAACAAGAATCAACAGCTACAGGCGGTATTGCTGGAGCAGGAAACATAACTGCTATTCAAGATACCTTCAGAAAATTTGGAGCAGAATTAGATACAGGCACAATGGGTGCTTTAATGAATTTAAGTTCAGATGCTACTGAAGAAGATGTTAAGAAAATTCTAGCTAATACAAAACGAAAAGGCGGCGGTCAGGCTGATATCGCTGGTATGACTAAAGATATCATGGAAGGAAAAACTGGTGGAATAGAAGCCATGATGGATAAAATGGGAATTCAAGATCCTAATCTTCGTAGAATGTTAGCAAGCGGAGAGCGTAGTATTCGTACTGAAGAGCAGATTCGTTTAGAAGAAGTTAAAGGAATGAAACTAACTCCTGAAGATAAAAAACGAGCTGAAGAAGAAATGCTATCAGCAAAAAAAGGAGTTCAAAGTTCTAAAGAATTTCAATTATCTCAAAATGAAGCAGTACTTGCAAATGATCGCGCTTTAGCAGGACTTAGTACTTTTACAATAGGTATTAATCAATCTGCAAAAGCAATTGACGAGTTTGCAAAATCAGTAAAAGCAGCAACAGCATATTTAAACTCTCAAGACAGTAATATTGGAATTAACAGGAGCGAATAATGGCTGTTAATATAATTAATAAAAGTAGAAAAGATGGAACCTTAACTACTTCTTTTAATCGAAGTCAGAGATCTTCTTGTGCTGTAGTAATATACCCATATCTAGACGCAGGAATTGTAAAATTGGCAAATATTAATGTGGCTAATGATCAAAGTCTAGGATCAAAGGCTGCTTTCTCTAATCAACGGAATGTCGCAATTCGTAATAAAGTCACTATTCGACAAGACATTTTGAATTGTACAATCTCTAATAATAAAGGTTCGAGTTCTGGAAATTTTACGTTAACTTTAAAAAGAGGAAAAGAAATTAAAGGCGGAAACAATCAACCTACTAACATCAATTATTTAGATTTAATTCATCCTGGAGATTGGATCACAATCTATATGAAAAAAAGTGGTGAGATCTCTGACGATGATGTAAAGACAAATACAGTCGATAGTGGATTTAAATTTTTAGGTATAATCGAAAACGTAAGATATATAGAAGTAGATAACCCAGGATCAGCTTCTCCTAGACTTGAATATATCATCACAGGTAGAAGTTTTGGTAAAGTCTTTGACACAAATTTATTTTTCAATCCCGTAGTGAATAAATCTGCCGCAGCTTTGCTGGGAGCCGAGTTCTTAAAAGATTCCTCTAAGCAACTAAAAGGTGCTGGATTTACTCCTGATCAGGCTGTTAAAAAACTTTTAAATTTCTATTTTGGCGGAAAACTTGCTGCTTCTAGTTTAGCCAATGAAAATTGGTACGTACCTGATTCTTTAATTCAGACTTTAAAAGGTACTCCAGCTCAAAAGAATAAAAATCTGGGAAGATCATTTATTGATATTATTAATACTTCTAGGATCGGTCTTCAGACTAACACTCCTACAGGATTTAAGAGTGTATCACCTTTAATTGGGAGAGGTATATTTAAAGCCCTTCCTACATCAGGAACTATCTGGTCAGTCTTAGAGTTTGTATCAAATACAGTTATCAATGAAATGTATACGGATTTAGTGCCAATTGGTCCAAGACCAGCCCCAAATGAAAAAGATACTAGAAGACTACAGCCTGCATTAGTAGTACGTCAAGTTCCCTTTTCAAATAAAGAAGGTCAAATTACAAATGTGTTTACTAAGACAGGAAAAAAAGATCCAATAAAGAATGCTAACTTAAAGGGATTTTTTACTAACTTACCTCAACACGTAATTGTAAGTACTGATATTAAACAAAAAAATATAGGTACTAGTGATCACGAACGTATTAATTATGTTATCGTAGCTCCAAAAATTGACCAAACAAACGTAGAGGCTCTTTATGCTGCGGGCATGAACGCCCCCTCTATTCAGAGGTATGGCTTAAAGACTTTTCAAGCTGAGACTCCATATACTTTAGATCCAACTTTTAATATCAAAAAGATGTGTGAATTTTGTGTTTGGCTTCTTGAAGATTGGTTCTTTCTATCTCATAGTTTTTATAATGGCACTATAATTACAGATGGTGTGGATAAATACGTAGAAGTAGGTCAAAATCTATATATAGAAGACATTAAACAGCTATTTCATATTGAAGGCTATACGCATAGTTATGAAGTGATGCCTACAGGCGCTACCTCTTATGATACTGAATTTAGAGTTTCTAGAGGTCAAGTATTCAGTAATAATAAATCTACATTTATTGGCCCAACAACAAGTGCAAATGAACCAACTACAGTTGTAACGAGTCACTTTTTAAGGACTAAAGAGAAATAAAAAATGACTAAACTTAAAAATGGTACATTAATTAATTCTTACTTTAATACTCGAAATGAAGCTTCTGCTCAAGATGTGTACGATGAAGGGCTACGTTTCATGTATGGACAAGTAGAAAAGATCATCTATACCGATGATCCTACTAACATATCTAAAAAGTTTATTGAATACGATGTAAGTGTACGAGATGCTAAAGGTGGACAGAGTATATTTAAAAATGTAAGAAAAATGTCTTCTATTTTTGGAGTTAATGATTTTGAAGAGACCGTTCTTGAATCAAATGAATTTGCCTTTTCGGGTAAATTAGATACCAGTAACTTCTTTGCTAATAAAAATGGTACTACCGTAGTACTTGCTTTTCTACATGGTAGCAAAGACAAACCTTTTATAATTGGAACTTTTGATCATCCTAAAAAGAAGGGCGGAACCAAGAAAGATGGCATTCATAAAAAAGGTGAATTTAGAGGTTTTCAATGGGAAATTAATAAGGATGGAGATTTCATTCTTACCTATAATGGAGCAAAGAAAGCTAATGGGCAACCTGCAAATCCAGCTCTAAGTAAAACTACTTTTAAAATTGGAAAAGATGGAAAAGTTCAAACCACAACTGGTCATAGAATTACTATTGAGAACGATAAAGGTAAGGAGAAGATCCAAGTTTATACTGCAGGAAAACAGTTATTTGAAATCAACGACCTTACTGGAGAAGAGTCAATTACAATGGTGCATAAAAAAGGTGCCCTATTTAATATTGATAAGAATGGCTCTATTAAACTAACTTCAGCTGATGGTAGTTACCTATTCTTAGATGCTGAATCAGGCGCTGTATCCTTAGTTCAAGCAGATGGAAACGTATTTACAATAGGTGAAGAGAACACTTTAGGTAGTAGTGATGGTAAAAAAGCTTTCAGCGTTTTACCGAGTAAACTACAAGCTTTTTCAGATACTGATATTAATCTCCAAGCATCAGGCAAGATGATATTAGATGCTGGTGGTATTATATTACAAGACACTATTGCAAAAATTACTATTCAAAACGGCCAAGTAGCTTTAGGAACTCCAGCTGCAGAACTATTAGATTTATTTGATCAAACACTAGTTCAATTGAATACTTTGACAACAGCAATGGCTGCTGAAACTCATATCGGAAATCTGGGATATCCAACATCCCCTCCTCTAAATGCCGCAGCATATGCTGCTGTAGGCTCTGCATTAACGGTTATCAAGTCATTACTATTAACCATAAAAGGATCAATCTAATGCCGCTAATAGCAGCAGACTTAGCAGAAGCAATTAGATCAGCAATGGCTTTTCCGTCTCCTGTATCAGCTCAACTTGTAGCTTGGGCCACTGGTATTATTTTAGAGATTCAAACTAAATGTACAGTAAGTAATCTTCCAGGAACAGTATTTGGAGTAGTACCCCCTTCTGGAGGGCCGCTTATTGCAGGAGGAGCTTCTGCAGGACTTATGTCTGGTATGACAGGAAGTTCTGCTTCTAGTTTTATTGTTGCTAGTGACCCTATAGATTACCCGTTTGCAACTCCTCAATTGATGAATTTCTGTGAAGGTATTGTTCAACATATTCAGACTGTAGGACAAGTGACTTTTTCTGTAGGAACAATTAATGGGGCTTGTACAAATACCCTTATTACTCCAGGAGTTTTTACTGGAGTCGGAACCAATGGACAAATTATAAATTTAAATGGACCTGCTATGGCAACTTTAGTAGCATCTTTAGTACCATTTCCTGGCCCAACTCCGCAACTAATAGCAAAATGCACTGCTATTGCCAATTATATTATGGCAAATGCTCAGGTAAATTATTCTACTGTAACTGGAGCTTGTTCTGCAGGTGGTGGAGCACTTATAGCAGGAACAGCGAGCGGAGGTTTAATAAGTTAATATGTCAGTATTAGTTCAAACTACAAAAGGAAGTTTTGAAGGATCAGTACTGATCAATCAGGTATTGAAGATGCCAATACCAGAACTACCTATCCCCATACCTTCACTAGGTTTTTCCCTTCCCTCATTACCCACTCTCCCAGCTTTACCTACACTCCCAACATTTGATGCTAATTTAGATCTAGCACTCCCAACATTACCCACACTTCCAACTTTTACACTACCTATCCCCATACCTTCACTAGGTTTTTCTCTTCCCTCATTACCCACTCTCCCAGCTTTACCATCTTTAGATATGCTGGATTGGGAATTTGAAATCAGTGTAACAATTGAGTAAATAAAGCGGACATAACATGATATACTTAAGAAAATAATAATATAAGGATAAAAAGAGAAAATGGGCATAGGTATTGGAAATCTCAAACAAATTGCCTCTGATTTTGGAGAGTCTCTGAATCAGATTTTCGGCTCTGGAGGAAGCAAAACCCCTTTTCCTAAAGGCGGCGTTGCTCTTTATAAACCCGAGTACGGCGGTTTGCCATCTATCCCTAAGATCCAAAATTGGACTGGGAACACCCAAAAACCAAATACAGTAAGATACGGTTTTGCTATTTTCTCTGGCGATCAAGTAACAGGCGGAGGTATAGCTGCAGCTGAAACTAATTCTGATACATATTACTTAGATATCCCTCCACAAGCTATTACCCAAAAAGAAATCTTTGCTACCAATATTGCAGCAACTCGTAAAGGTATTATTGTAGAAACTGAAGGTGTCATATTTAAAGACATCATGATTCAAGGAACTACAGGTGTATTCCCTGGTCAAAGAGGAAAATTTGAAGGATCTCAATCCCAAATTTTTGCAGGTGGAAATATCACTGACCCCCCTAAAGAGCCAGCCGGAGTTGATCCCGCAACAGGTAGATCTAAAAATTCTAAAACTTCTACTGTAACTGGTTATGAAGAGTTTTTAGGATTAAGACAGTTCTTTCTCCGATATGCAAGCGAGAAAGTTAAATCTAACGGTAATAAATTTTTAGTATTTTTAAACGAAAAAGATGGACAATCTCTTCTTGTAGAACCGCTTGAGTTTACAATGGAACGTAATTCGAAAGCTCCTCTTCAATATAATTATCGTATTGTACTCAAAGCTATTGGTACCTTAAATGCTCTATTTGTAAAAAATAATAAAAAAGATAAACTAGATCTTTTATCCCAAATTGGGAATATATCTGCAAACATCTCTTCAGGAATTGCACAAGTTCGCTCAGGTATTAATGAAACTTCCTCTTTCTTTCAAAAAACTTTTCAAGCAATCGATCAAACTGTAAACGGACCTCTAAGACAGATTCAATTCGCTATGGAGGATTTAGCTGAAGGGACTGCTACAGTTTTATCTCTTCCTTCAATTTTGATGAGAAATTATACAGATATTATTTTAGGAATCAGAGAAGCTTCAAGTAAATTTTCTAATATTAGTTTAGCTGATCCATTAGGCATTAAAGAAAAGAATCGTCGTTTAGCAGAAATGGACAAAAGACAAAAGCTTTTAACTGATGCTGAAGAACGAGCCAAAAAACAATCTAAAGATGATTCCGATAAACGATTAGGAGATTTAATTAGTAATGCATCAAATGTTCCTATGCCTCGATCTTTTGTTCAAGCTACTAAAAATACTTTAATTGAACAGTCTTATAATATCGCTGATTCTGTTAATATGGGCAGCAGCTTCTTTGACACTATTAAAGGTCGTGTTCCTACGAATCAACCAAATCCTCTTAAGATCGCCAGTGATGAAGAGTTTCTTTTAATGGGATCTGTATTTAACGTAGGTAGTGGACTAAATCAATTGTTAGCTACTAATTCAGCTTTTCAATCTGACGCAGAAAAGGATTTTGAAGACGCACAAAAAGCATTTACAGATCCTAATCAACCAGTAGAACAAAACTTTATTTCATTCTCTAGACCAAAGAATGTTAGGCAGATTGTTATTCGTAAGAATGATACTTTAGAGCGTATAGCATTAAATGAGATGGGAGATGCTACTAGATGGCCAGAACTTGTGATCTTAAACAGTCTTAAACCTCCTTATATTGATGTAGCAGGTGGTGACGGTATTAAGAGGCCAGGAGAATATATATTAGTAGGGACAGATTAATATGCCTATTTTACGTGGTCCAGATTCGATATTAACAAAGAATCTAACTGAGACTGAAAAAAATCTTGGAGTAGATCTTAAAATTAATCAGAACGGCGATCTAGAACTTAATAATTTCAATGACTTTAAGTTGATTGCTGGAGTACAAAATGCAGCTCAAGCAGTGTTCTTAAAACTTAACATTGAGCCTAAAGGACTTCTGTATCACCCAGAGATTGGCACCGATCTTAGGATTGGGGAGAAAATAACCGACGCTTTTAGTATTAAAACTCAAATATTAAAGTCTCTTAATCAAGACGAAAGATTTGAAAATATTGATACAAATGTTAAAATACTAGGTAGTACTGTATTAGTGGATTTACGAGTATCGATTGTAAACACTGGGATTCAAGTTCCATTACAGTTCGTCACCTTGAACGGATAAAAATATGAAAACAAAAGGGCGGCCTTACAAAATAAAGGATAACATAGAACTTTTAGTTCTCGGGTTTAAAACTTGCTCTAAGTGTTTAAGTACTAAAAATATAGTAGAATTTCAAAAGGTTAAGCATCATAAAGATGGTCGGGCATCCCACTGCAAAAATTGCGAAAGTTTAAGGCATAAGATGCTTTATAAAAATGGTAGTTTTAGTATTCTTAAAAGGAATAAAGTATGGAGAGAAAATAATCGCGAGAAGGCTAGGCACTTAAGTAATATATCTAAAAAAACTAATAGAAAATATTATAATGCCGTAGAGGCAAACCGCAGAGCCGCAAAGCTAAACGCCACTCCTAAATGGGCTAACTTAGATAAGATTAAAGATATTTATAAAAATTGTCCTAAAGGTTTTCATGTAGACCATATCATTCCGCTTAAAGGAAAGAATATAACAGGATTACATGTAGATTATAATTTACAGTATTTACCAGCTTTGGATAATATTAAAAAAGGTAATAGAATATGAAATTTACACCTAAATCATTTCCTCAAATTGTAGCAGATCAAGCTGCTAAATTATCTGCGGAAACTCCTATTACAGATTTTACTGATGGATCAGTAGCTCTCACATTACTCGAAACTTCAGCACAAGAAGATTTTCAACAATATATTCAGATGTTGAATATTATCCGCAATTATAATCTCGATACTACTGAAGGGGAAGATTTAGATAAGCGAGCCGCTGAATATGGTCTAAGCAGAAAACAGTCTGCTCCACATAGTGGATTTGTGTCGATTAGTGACGTAGCCTTTTCAAAAATCTCTACAAAATTATATGCGGGTCTTTCAGGACCTACCGCAGGATCTTCAATAATCAATATCGACGATGCTTCCAGTTTTCCTGCTTCAGGCGCAATCTACATCGGGAGAGGCACCGCTAATTCAGAAGGTTCTATTTCTTATTCTTCTGCTCCAATTAATAACGGATCATATTGGACTATCTCGTTAGATGTAGCTTTGATTAATGATCATGGTACAGACGAGAGTGTGATTTTAGCTCAAGGAGGGATTAGAAGTATTCCTGCTGGAACTGAAGTAGAAATTCCAGAATCAGATGTAAGCGAGCAAGTTTTATTTGAGATTAATCAAGAAGTTGTTTTACTAGATGGCGAAGATGAAGTAACAAATATTCTTGTCACTGCAGTAGAACCAGGAGGAATTAAAGTCCCCGCCAATTCAGTAATCTCCTTTCCTAGTGCTCCATTCCCAACAGCCGCTGTTACTAACCCACTTCCATTTATAAATGGACGAGATGTTGAATCAGATCAAGATTTAAGAGATAGAATTAGAGATTATATTCAAGCTTTGTCTAGAGGAACTGGTCAATCTATTAAGAGCGGTATTATTGGATTAATTGATGAGAATACAAACTCAAGTGTAGTAAGTGTAAGTATTATTCCTCCAGTAAATATTGCCGATGGTCCCACGAAAGTTTATATTGATAACGGTAGAGGTTTAGAACCCGCTTTTAGTTCAATTGGATTAGAGACATTAGTTACACAAGCGACTGGAGGAGAACAATTCTTCCAATTACAGAATTTCCCAATCGCTAAGTCTACTATTATTTCTCAAAAAGTAGAACCTTTTAATCTTTCGGGTTTAGAAACTTTAGTACTTAATATTGGTACGGATGAAGAGACATTTACTTTTGCATCATCTGATTTTGAAACTCCTAGTAAAGCAGAGGCAACTGAAATTGCGGAAGCCATCAACAATCGTGCAACTTTATTTGAAGCACGTACTATCACAGACTCAGATGGTCGTAAAGTTATTATCAGTCCTAGAACTAGAACAAATGAGAACATGCAATTGGATTCAGCATCAACAGCCAACGAAGCTTTGAATTTCTCTGAGTTAGAAGTATTTACTCTTAAACTTTATAAAAATGATAAGTTACTCACTAAAGATGGTTTAACTGCCTCTTTGATAAGTTTAGCGCAACCTTTTAACTTAAGCACTAATGTTGTTACCACTACTGACTCAGATATTACAGTGGTTCCAAATTCTAGAATTGTAACTAAAACTGTTCCTGGAGTAAATCCATTTAATCAATTCGTACATCCTGGAGATTACATTAAATTCTCTGGAGACTCAGATCTATTTTATACTAGAGTTTTAACTGTAGTATCAGATACCAAATTTATTTTAGACTCTGCTTATCCTAATGCCGGAGGTGGTTTAGGAAATATCGTAATTTGGAACTCCCCTCAACTTGAAGTAGCTGCTAATGGAGATATTGAGCAAACTGAAGTAATATCATTTGGTCCTAATGATTTTGCAAATCCTTCTCAAGCTCTTGCTTTAGAAGTATATAACCGAATTGTACAAGAACTTAATTTATCAAAAATTGAACTTGCAGTAGACAATACTAAAATTAAAATAATTTCTGAAGTAGAAAATAGCGAAATGTCCAAGATGCAAGTAACTGGCGGCGGAGCTGCTACAGCATTAGGATTTTGCATACCTGCCTCTATCAATGGACTTGTCACTTTCTCAGGTGGTAGTAAGGTAGTAACAGGAGCTGGAACTTTATTTACTTCTGATCTTCAAGAGGGACAGTGGATTAAAGCAAATCTAGATGGCGCTGGCTCTTGGACAAAAATAGAAAGTATCGAGAGTGATACAGTTTTGTATCTAACTGAAGGTTATAGAGGAGAAAATAGAGCAGCAGTAGCCTCCTCTAAAATTAATTTCAGTATTCTTTCACAAGGTAAAAATGCAGACTACACTTTAAATCGATCTAATGGACAGATAGAACTTCAAGTTCCTTTATCTGCAAATGATAGTCTAACTGCTGGATCTATCAATACAAGAGCCTTCTCAGATTCTATTCCTGAATTATATGACTTTGATAGTCTTGGACTTACTTCGGATTTGATAGTTTGTATAGATGGTGGATTTAATGGGACTGTGACTATTGGAGATGGCAGTGCCCCATATGATACTTTTATAGATACTTCGTTGATTGGATATTCTGCTTCTTTATTTAATGGATTCTATATTGAATGGATTTCAGGAGCAAACTACGGACAAACAGGATTCGTAAGTTCATATAATAATTTAACCGGACAAATCTCAACTATCGCAGGGTTTTCAAATCCTATTTCAAACGGTGATAAATTTGTATTATGTCAAGTTATTAACTTTGTACACGCATCTGATTTCGCCGATGCCCAGAATGCCACTGCAGCTGAAGTCGTAGCAGTAATAAATGCTCAGTTATTTGGTGGAAAAGCAGAAACAACTTTAACCAATGAAGTTAGAATTAGAACTGGAAATTTTCAAAGTTCAGGAAAAGTTCAAATCAAAGGTGGATTAGCAAACTCTGTTCTGGCTTTTTCTACTACAGAAGCAGAGAATCAATTAGCAAACTTAGCATTTGTTCAATCTGGTAACTCAGATAGAAACGGGAATCCCGCAGCTAAAGGTTTTACTTTAGGCCCAGGACAAAACTTAGTAGCAATTTTAGATAACGACAGCCTTAATAAAACTTTTGCAGTATCCTTAGAAGCAAAAGGAGTAGTCACAGGTGTAGGAGTTGGTACTTTTACCGATTCTGTTTTAGGTTCTAAATACACTGATGCCGGATACTTTAATGAGTTTTGGATATACTGGACTGCAGGCTTGAACACAGGATCAGTTCAACTCGTAACTGCCTATTCTGGAGTTTCAGGAATTATAACCTATCAGGATATATTCCCTAATACTTTACCAAATCCAATTTCATCGGGCGATGAGTTTTCTATTGTACCCAGAACGGCTGAAAATGCAGTTAAGTTTCTTAATGACTTTAATATCACCACGCTGTCTATTGTAGGCGATGCTGATGTAGTAGGTATTAGCGGAGATTTTGTACAGCTTGCCACTAAATTACCTGGAAGCAAAGGAAAAGTTTATGTGACTGGTGGAACCGCAAATGAAATAGGAATACCAATTCAATCCATCCCTGGAGGTTCACCTGTAAATGATCTTACTGTAAATTCAATAGCTGGATTAGCAAAAGGATTATTTGTAGATATCTCATTAGATGGTACAGTGACTACTGGAGATTCTTTAGTTCCTTATGACACTTTTATAGCAAGTGTCCTAACTTCTGCTATCCCATCTTATTTTACTGGAATGACTATAGAGTTTTTAACAGGTAATAATGCGGGACATAAAACTACTATATCCTCATATAATAATATTACAGGTCAGTTTGTTTTAGCAAGTGCTACGATAAATCAGATCAGTATAAATGATACTTTTAGAATCAATAGTTCAGCATATATAGTAGATATTCAAGGCACATCTGCCCCATATACTCTTTCTTTGAACGATCAATCAAATGCTCCTATTGATGTAACTGAATTCTCATTAGCTAGAAACGGAACTATTAGAGATAATAATGGATTTAATTTCTCAAATATTCAAGTTGAAGGAGTAGATGGATACAAATATTTCACAAGTTTGATTCAGAAAGTACAATGGACTATTGACGGAATTGATCACGATCCAAATAATTACCCAGGCATAGGAGCCGCCGGAACTCAATTTGAAGTCCTAGCTCCTGTACTAGTTAAATTAAAACTTATTATCGATGTAACTACAGAAGAAGGTGTCAGCCTCAGTTCTGTAAGTGACTCTATTTCAAATGCCATTTTAGAGTATGTGAATTCAAGAGGCGTGGGTCAAGATGTAGTTTTATCTGAAATCGTCACAGCAGCTCAATCTGTGGGCGGAGTTTTCGATGTTACTATCTCAAATCATTCTTCTAATATAGTCGTGGCCGATGGAGAATTGGCCAGACTTGATAGCTCAGACTTAATTATTGGATAATTATGAAGACTTGTAGCAAATGCAATATCGAGAAAGAATTGTTAGAGTTTTATAAACAAACTCGAAGAGTAGATGGATTACATCCTTGGTGTAAGTTGTGTTGTAAGAGTTATGAGCTAGTTAATATCGAAGCTAAAAGACAGAGACTACGTCGATGGAGATTACGAAATCCTGAACGAGTAAAAGAATTATCAAATGTGTATAAAATTACTAGAAAAGATAAAATAAGAATAGAACAAAATAACTGGCAAAAAAAGGCCCGTAAAGAACGAGAAATATTTATATTGGCTCAAAATATGAGAGCAAGAATTAGACTAGCATTAAAGAATAATCAGAAACAAGGATCAACACTTGAAGCGCTAGATTGTTCATTTGAACAATTAAAAAAGCATTTAGAATCTAAATTTCAGCCAGAAATGTCTTGGGATAATTACGGTAAAAATGGTTGGCATATTGATCATATAAAACCTTTATCAATTTTCAATCTAAAAGATAACGAACAATATAAAGAAGCATTTCGTTATACAAATTTACAACCGCTATGGGCCGAAGATAATCTTAAAAAGGGAAATCGTTATGGCGGATAAATTTCAGAGAATGGCTCGTAGTTTGCCGAGTTTTTATAAAGCTGAGAGTAACGTAATGATCCGTGGTCTTTTAAAGGCATGGGGATTATCTGATGATGAGATTGTAGTTCAGATTCAAAATACAAAAGATCAATTGTTTGTGGAACAGGCAGAAGGAAGATATCTAGATTATTTAGGTAATAACGTAGGAGTTCCAAGAGACCCTAATTTAGGCATGGGTGATGATGACTTCCGTAAACTTATACCTGTAATGTCTTTTTATCCAAAACAAGTTCGTAAAACTATTATCTCTTTATTAGATGTATTTTGGGGAGCTGGATTTACAAGACCAAATATTAATAGCGGAACAACTGAAACCTATAATTTTGGTCCAGTAAGTCTGTTAACAGGAACAGCTAGTTTTATTAAGGGAACAAAAAGAGTTAAAGGAACAGGAACTCTATTTCTAACAGAACTTGCTCCTGGAGATTACATTAAAGCTTCAGCTGCTTCTGGATATACTTATAAAAAAGTATCGGCTATTCATAGTGATACTGAGCTTGACCTATCTATGGAATGGGATAGTGATATCGCTATTAACAGTAATATTTCTTTAGGAATAGTAAGAACTCTTGACTATAAAGTAGATAACAAACCCGCAGTGACTCTTCGATTCAAACCTTACGCTTTTGATGACATCACTAATATATCTGTAGATGAGTTAGTCGCATTTATTAACGCTGACCCTGAACACAACTTAAATATAACCGCCAGTAAATTTTTAGATCCTCTTTCTGGAAATAAATTAAATTTAAGAACAAATACGCCAGGACTACTAGGTTCTATCCAAATTTTAGGCGGCGATGCCAATACTCCAGCAAGACTAAATTTCTCTTTAGTAAAACAAACTGAAGTTAAAGCTAGTGTTTACGAAATCAATCCTAATGAATTAGTAATTAAAATTCCTAGTTCTGTTCCAGTTCTTAGGAGAACCCTAAGAGGTGCTGCTCACCCTAAACAAGATAAGTTAGAAATTTACTCTAATGAAGAAGTATTTGACTTTAGCGGATTAGGTGTATCTTCTACTTTAACTCTAACTATTGATGGGAATCCTTTTACAGTTACTTTTACTCATGCATCTGATTTTGTTGACCCTTCAGCAGTGACCGCAGAAGAGGTAGTAGAAGTTATAAATAATCAGCTAACATTTTTAGAAGCTTTTACACACGGTCAGGGAAGTAACTATAAAAAAGTAGGTCTAAGAACTACAGAAGGAAGCTCTGAGTATCAAATTACTGGAGGTACAGCAAATATAGTATTAGGATTTATAACTACTTTACAGCAAGATCCAGATCTTATTGTGACTGACTATCCTTCTGCATACTTGTTTGATCCAACTGGTCAATTATTTACTGTAACTGGAGTTAGTACAGAACTATCTACCACAGTCAATAGCGGATCAATTGTACCAACCCTTTCAGTGGCGAACGCAGCAAGCTTTCCCAATAAGCCAGGTAAGATTCTATTGAACTTTGGAAGGTCTGAACAGGAAGGCCCAATCCAGTACAATAGCAGACCAAATAACTCTACTTTACTGATTGACGCAAGTTATATATTTCAACAAGAGCATTTAATTGGAAGAAAAATTAATTTCATCTCAGATTCCCCTACTATTCCAAGGGTTACAGGCGAAGACTACGCTGTTTATGTAGTGGGTACTGAAGAAGCCCGCCAAGCTGCCCAGAACCTCATTAAGAAGCTATTAGCAGCAGGAGTAGTCATTAGATTTCTGATCTCATTCCCAGAAGTTTTATTTGAATGTGTTTGTAGGACTTGTGGTCCATCCGAAAGCCCTGATTATAGGGGAGCCTTAACTGGACAAGGCCCTCTGGTTTTTACATAAGGATTTTAGGATGTGTGCTAAAATGAAAATTAAGAATAAGAATATAAGGATTTAACAAATGGCTTTACTTCAAAGGACCAGAATCCTCCCGAATCAACGTCTCGATTTACCTGATTTTAATAAGATCGAGGACTTTGTTTGTGCAGATTTTAAAGCGATTCAAAGAAACGCCTGGACCAATCAAAATTTTATATTTTCTGGATTCAATGCTACTGGCGTTGGAACTAACACTATTTCAGTAGCCATTGCAAATTCTTCTCTTATTATGGGCCAAGACGATGGCGTGCTTTATATTGGAGCACCTAGTCTTTCTGCCCTATCTTCCTCAAGTCTTTCTCCAGCTACCACTAATTACATTGAAATTTCTGTAACTCAAGATACAGGTGGCGCAGATAGTAGAGCTTTTTGGGACCCAACTGCAGCTGGGGGGCAAGGCGCAGAGTTTTCACAAATTGTAGATACTTTCACTTTTCTTAAAGCCAGCCTAGTAATTAATACCTCAAATTTTTCAGGCGATGCAGATAAAGTTAAAGTTTGTGAAGTTGATGTAAACGGTTCAGGTGTAATCACTGCAATCCGAGACAAACGAGATCTGTTTTTTAGATTAGGTCGTGGTACAAATCCAACTTTTGCTTTTTCATGGGCATCTAGAACTGAACCTGTCAATACACAATTCACAGGTGCTGATAAAGACATCAAGAATTTTAAACAATTTTTTGATGCTGTCATGGACAGTATTCGAGAAATTAAAGGTACAACCTATTGGTTTGAGCAAGCTCCAATTACTTTAGGTGGTTCTTTTAGAGCTACTGGTTTAAGTATTTTAGTAGGAGCTACTGCAGGAGCTAGATTCTATTGGACTGGTACTGCACTTACTATTACTGATGATTCTGGAATCCCTCTTGATTCTGACGTTATTGCTTATGTAAGACTTTTTGATAATACCTCTAATATTCAACTTACTCGACAAGAAGGTGGCAATGCAATCTCTATTGCTGATGGAGAAGTGCTATGGATAGAACTTCCTGATCCTCTTACTACTGTAACTTATGATTCAGTAGGTTTAACAGCTACAAACTATAGAGTCTCAGCTCGTGGTAGTGTACCCCTTGATGACGATGTATATTGGCTTGCTTACAGAGAAGGTTCTAGACTTTATCTTAGAGGTTTAGGCGAATTAGACGCTGGCGAAGCAAAAGAAATTAATGACGAGACTACTGAATCTCTTGCTACTTTCTTAGGATTCGACCCCGAGACTGCTACTTCAGTACCATATACTGAACTTCCAGATCCATCTCTTCCTGGACAATTCACCACAGCCTCTACCTTAGTTACCGCAATTTCAGAAAATGCTAAAAATATTAATTTTTTAAATACAGTACTCAATGGTAATCCATATGAAGAAAAAATGGATATCGTCGCTGGTGCTCCAGCTAATGATAATGAATTTACTGGTCCAGTTTCTCCTGCCACCAACTTAAGTCTTCCTCTTGATTCAAGAGATGGAAATAGTACTGAGTATTATATTGTAGGTAGTGGTGGACTTGAACTTTATTTAAATGGTATTTATCTTTTTGTTGGAGATGATTGGACTGAAGTTGGTACTATAGGTAATCCTTCTTCTATAGTTCAGATTCAAATTCCTCTTGTAGTAGGAGATCGCCTTACTTTTAGACATGCTGTAGTTGGTGGATTTGTAGGCGGCGGTGGTGGACCAGTAAGTTTACAAAATGCTTACAATAATGGTTCTACGATTCTTGTTACTCCTGGCTTTCCTTTTACCGTAAATGGACCTCCAGGTAAGATAGCAGTATTTAATGGTGATATCGATGTTACCGGAATTATCGATCCTAAAGGTATAACTTTTAGTCGAGAAGCTTCAGACCCACTTCCCGCTCAAGATGGATTATGGGTAGATAATACTGGAGATCTTAAATACAAAAAGAACGGTGGATCTACTATAAATATTAGCGCCATCGGTGCAGGTGCCGGTACCGCAGCTTCTGGCGAAGTTCCACTTGAGAATCAAACTGGTTCTACCATTAATAAATTAAAACCTATTAGAGTGAATTCTTTAGGTTATATGGAAGATATTGATGTTTCTATTGAAGCAGAAGCTTTAGCATGTGTAGGTGTCTTAGCAGCAAACACTGTAAATGCGGCGCAAGGAAGTGTAGTAGTTAGTGGAGTTCTTAAAGATATTACAACGACCGCAGATTATGGAGAACCAGTATACGTATCTAAAACTGGAGATATTACAAATGTTAAACCTGACATTGGCGTCGGTGGTTTTGTAGCGGGAGATTGGGTTATTAGGTTGGGAGTAATCTCTAGAAATACTTCTAATCCTACTTTAAAAGATCTAATAGTAAACGTTGCTATTATAGGGCAGTTATAATAAATTTCAAAAGTTTGAAAGGATTGGGATATAATATGGAAGAACGAGTTAGGAAAGTAGATCTAGAAAAACTGTCTGAAGAAGAGGCAGATCAACTTAGCCAAAGAATTGGCGAAAAGCTTAGACAAATCATGGACAAAGCTTGTGATGAAGCAAATCGAATAGCACAAATATACGGTATACAAGTCAAAATGCAATTTTTAATAGAACCCTTAAACCAAACTGAGAACCCTAAAGGAGAATAACAAATGTCTGATATTAGCAAATTATCTCGAGTCATAGACGGTGTAATTAGAAACGTAGATATCTCAACTAACACTTTAGTAGTTGATAAAGTAAAATTTGGTGGTGGAGCAGGTACTGATCTTAGCAAAACCATTCTTGATAAACTTATCAATCTTCAGAATGGAACTGATTTTGCTGATGGTACAAATTCACATACTCATGATGGAAGATATTTTACTGAGTCTGAATTAGGATCTTCAAATGCATCTTCTGGTTCTGATTTAATTGGGGATGACAATACCTATACAAACTTTACCCCAACTGCTGCTACTGTAAAAGGCGCTCTTCAAGGAATCAACACCGCCCTTGGCGCTGGATCGAACGATAAACAAGTTCGAGTGAGCGCAGCTGACACCACCTCTGATTATCTTTCTCCTAAAATCCAAGTAGATGTTGGAAGCAATACTACCAATGCTCTCGAAGAAAGTATTCTTAATCCCGCTGGTAATGAAATTTTTAGAATCCGTTTCGATGCTTCTAAAGTTAGCCATAGCGCACTTCTTAATCTTTCTTCAGATGATCACACCCAATATATTCTTGTTGATGGAACTAGAGCTTTTTCTGGTAACCAGTCGATGGGTGGAAATAAACTAACTAATCTAGCCCCCGCTTCCGCTAACGGAGATGCAGTTCGTTGGGAACAACTTCAAAATGCTCTTTCTTTAATTCAAAACTTTGAGTTTCAGAACTCTGCAATTGACTATATTGTAGACAATACCGTTGCCCCTCCTACTGAAGTTCTTGGCGATAGATATGTACTTTCTCACGATGGCGGCACACCACACGTAGATTGGGATGGCGCTGAAGCTGGTGATATTGTTGAGTTTAATGGAACTCTTTGGGTAGAAACTAATCCTACTGTTGGGATGATGATTTCTATTGATGACGAAACATCTTCTCTCCGTCAATGGGGTGGGTCATCGTGGGTACAGAAGTATTTTGAAGCTACGACCGCTTCTACTGGATTGACTAAAGTTGGATTTGATGTAAGACTCGACGCTTCTGCCGCAGGGGATGGTCTAGCATTCTCTGCTGGAATATTGAGTGTTAAACTCGAAGCTTCTAATCCTTCTCTTCAGATTTCTTCTGATGAACTTGGTATTAAATTCGACCCTGCTGGTGCATTATCTAAAGGCGCAGCTGGTACAAAAGCTAATGTTGATAACTCGACTATCGAAATTGCTACCAATGCTCTTCAAGTTAAAGATCTTGGTATCTCAACCGCTAAACTTGCAGCTACCTCAGTAACTGCAGCAAAACTCGGATCTGATGTCGCTGGTTCAGGATTGACTGGCGGCAATGGCGCAGCTATTGATGTAAACCCTGGCGATGGTATCGAAATCAATTCTGATGCAGTTCGAGTTAAACTCGATGGAGATTCGATCTCTAGATCTGCTTCAGGGGTAAAAACTGCTCATGCTCCTCTTGCTAAGAAAGTAATGGTAGCTGGCGAATCTATGGCTGCTAATACGAGTTTCTTAGTTCGTTTTGCTCTAAATGGTGAAACTGCAGGCAGAGTATATAAAGCCGATAAAGACGCTTCTGTAAGTGATAAATTTCATGCTATAGGTATTGCACTCTCAACAAGTGCAGTATCAGCTGGTGAAAATATCGACGTAATCATGTTAGGTACTCATGTACTTGGATCTTCAGATACTCCATTTGCTGGAGCAGATATTGGTAAACCAGTATTCTTAGGTTCAAGCGGAGCCTTTATTTTAGGAGCTTCTTTAACTAATACAGCGAATGAAGCAGCAAAACCGATCGGGTTTGTTGAAAACACAGATCGAATTTTTGTTCAACCAATGATTGGTATAGTAGCATAATATATGGCCAAATTTACTAGGTTAGTAAATGGAATTTTACGGTCCTTCGATGAAACTGGAGGTTCCGTAGCCATTTACGATGAAGCATTAGACGTGGTATCAGGAAGCCCTGGACCTGGACAGATTACTGGACCAGTTACGGCGGGTACTAATATCACCCTACCGCTTAGTCAAACCTATACTTCTGAGGAACTAGAAGTAAGATTAAATGGTATAAGATTAGAAAGTGTTATAGATTACAACTACGTAGGCTCACCGCCTCGCACTCAAGTTACTTTGACTTTTGACCTAGTGATAGGAGATCGTATACACTTTAGAATTGATAGATCAGCATAAATTGTGTTATAATTTTGATAAGAATATAAGGATTAGAAAATGGCTACAAAAACCGATGTAAGACAATTTATCTCAAGAGATACATTAACCCAAATTGCTAACCAAGCAAACATGGAGCTTGATGATCTCTTACGGTTAATTGATAGCGAACTTACAGCCCCTCTCAGACTTAATGCTACCACTTCACCCTCTCTCACGGTGAATGTAGAGAACGTAGTCGTAACTAATTCTCAAACTAATCGTCGCAGAACGATCCAACCCATCAATGATCAAGTTCCTACTTTTTCTTCTGGTAACATCGTTTTCCCTGCAATCTCTGGAGGCACCGCCGTTGTTTCTCCAGGTACGGACGTAGTAGTCACCCTTCCCTCTGGTCAATTTTTAAAAGCTCTTATTTCTCTTGATGATGCAAATAATCTTGTACTCGATCTTGGCGATCCAGCTGCTTCCGAAGCTGCGGCTTTACTTCCTGCTGGAACAGGTAGTCGAGCAATTGGTTATGTAGTTCTTAAGAATATTGCTGGTACTATACAAAATATCTCTAACTCAGATATCGTAATGTTTGTTGGTGGGGGATCTGGCGGTGGTGGAGTTGTTCAGTGGAGAGTAGCCGAAACTACTGGAGTAACTGGTACTACAATCACTTTTACTAAAAATTATTCTTATAATAAAAACGCTTTCTTTTTTAGAAATGGCGTCGAAATGCGCAAAGTCGCTGCTTTTACCGTTGGAGTAGGAAATTATTCTGACGAGTACATGGAAGTTAATGCCGGAAATTCCTCAAATCAAATTACTCTTCATCCAAGTTTCCCAGCAATAGCAGACGATATTTTCGAAATGCGATTCTTGGTTAATACCTTTGATGGGGTAGGTCTCGCTGAAAAGACCATTCAAGTTGCTCGTGGATATGCTGATGGAACTCAAGCACAAAACTGTTCTATTTCGACAGTATCCCTCAAAACTCGTGTAACTCTTTCTACAGGTTTTAGTTTTATTCAGGATTATAATTCTGGTAAAACTCGTGGAGATATCGTCGTTCGAGTAAACGGACAAGATATTGAGCGTAAAGTTACTGGTGTCAACGATAACGTAGGCAACGTCGTTTTCGAAGAAGCTTCTGGAACCCAAGTTGATATTTATGAGATTATCGCCGGACCTTCTACCCAACCTCTCCCCGCAGATGCTCAAATTGAAGTAGAGAAGGTAAGTTACTTTGTGGCAGAACTAGATGCTATTACTTCTAGTTTAATACCTCTCACAGACAATACCTATGATCTTGGCGCTCCTGCTCTTCGATGGAAAGACGCTTATCTTGGACCATCAACTATTCACATTGGAACTAGCGCATCTCTTGAAGGACAAATTCGTTGGGATACAACAACACAAAAGCTTCAATTCAGACATCTTCCCACTGATAGTTGGTCAGATCTAGGCACCGGAGGCGGCGGTGCGGCTGATGGCGGAGATATTCTAGGAGCGTTGGATAATGCCGAACTAAACGCTCTTGCTTCCAAAGTACCTAACCAAATCTTAGACTCTTTCGACACAAACCTTTTAGGAACTAAAGTCAACCTCTCAGCCAGCGCTGATGCTCTTCGTTTTAACGCCGGACAAAATAACGGCACCTATACTCGTCGACTTTTAGGCTCAGCTCCTGTGACCAAAGTTACCGGAGTAGCGGTACACACTGCTCAAGCTCTTGCACCTAAAGATGGACAAACTGTTCCTATGAACGGAGCTTCCCAGAACATCAAGTTCGGAGGAGATGTCACAGAACTTTTCCCCACTACTAAAAAGATTTTATTAGCCAAGTTTTTACAGGATTCTGATCCTTATGCTGATGGAGCTAATCGTTACGGCTTCCTTCCTGATGCTGATGGGAATATAGCAGAGTTAGTTGTAAGTGCTGTTTCTTATAATATCGGCTTAGACGAAACTACTATCACAGTTACCAATCTAGGAACTCCTGTAGACCTAGCGCAAGGTGTCACTACCAATAACTTACACTCACAAATGCGAGTTATTCCTTGGGATTATAAATACGAAGCTAAGAGTCTATCTTCAGAAGCTTTAGAACAGATGAAGATCTCAGATGCTTCTCTCTCAGACGTGATCAGACTTCAAGGCGAATCACCTCAAAAACTTGTTACCGGAGGAGATGTTGATGGAAGTCTTCCAGGTTTTTGGACCGCATTTTCTGAAAACAAACAATATGGAGTTGCGTGGGGCTATCAGTCTGAATCTGGCAACGATCAAATATCTGTCTATTACACTGTCGATGCTGGTAACTCTTGGACTTTCTTAGGACATAAGACTACAGCAGGGTCTTATCCTCCTTCGAGTGTTTTTCTTAATCTTGAACTTTCAAATCCTACTCAAGCATTTGTAGCAAACAATGGCAAGATGGCTTTAATGTATAACCGTAACGGAACGAATAGAGAGGTTTGGGCAGTTTATGCCAATTTATCAAGTTCTCCAGTTCTTACAGATTTCCCCGACATTAGTGGCGGAGCGGGTAGAATGTTCTTTGATGGTGGGCAACATTATGACGCACTCACTATTGGTGGAGACAAGGTGGATGGAAGTCTTGTTCATATGTGGAGCGTTAACTCTGGTGGTCCACAAAATCTTGGTAGAGTTTGGACTTGGACTGGGGCAACGCCTGTTCACATCGGGTCAACCTCTGCGATATCAACAATTTCAAATCAACCAGCGTCAGTTCATGTTCTTGGAACATCTCCTTCTCGAAGGACATGGTTTGTATATACAAGTGCTTCTAACAATTTGAATGGTCTTTATTTTGCAGAGGCATCAACGTCATTTACAACATTCGCATTAGATAGCGGCGGAAACATCGCCAACCACGGAGGCATCGCCTTCGATGAGACTGGCACCGGAATCATGTATGTTAGTTACAGGTCAACATCTGGCGATTGGTATATGCGTTATTTCAATAACGTAGTCTCTGGATCTCCTGCACTCGTCTCTGGATTCACGGTGATGAACTCGGCAAGTGGAATGCTCACCCCAGTTGATGGTGGCGTCGGTGCCACTGCTCAACGAGATTTCATGCAGAAGACGATCAATAGAAGAGTGATTATTGATCCATCGAACAATAAGCACGTTTTCTTTGTAGATGAAATTCAGCATCCCGATAGCGGTGCAAGACGAAGTGGATTCATTGAAGTCAAAAATACTGACTCAATGGTAGGTACTCAGATTTCTCAGTATTCAACCGATAATAATTATAATTTAAGACACAATTCTGGAGCCACAAAACAGGCACAAACATTTACTGGTTCAGCAACAAGGGTTAGGACTGTAGCACTAAGACTTTTCCAAAACGGCGTAATACCACCTGGGTATGAAATTTCTGTGAAAATTGAAGCCACAACTGGTGGAAATCCAAATGGTACTGTTTTGGCATCATCTGTGAACACCTACGATCCATCAAGAATAACCAAATCCACAAGCGGCCAGTGGTGCTTTTTTAACTTTGATGATTCAGATGTTGAAAGTTTGACGGGTGTTTACGCTATTGTTCTTGAGGGAACTTTCCCAATTAGTGCCTCCAATTATATATCCTTCAAAGGAAACACTGGTGGTTATGCTGGCGGAAACGTAACCTCTTATGATGGCTCATCATGGAGCGCAAGCGCGACATTAGACTTTGTTTTTGAGATTAGTGGCGAGTGGATTACAGACCTTGGATTGGGAAGAGAGCAAAACACAAGCTCTGGAACTGACTCAAATCTTCAAGAGGGTGTATGCGAGAGTTCGATCGCATTAATCAGCAATAATCAAATTAACTTTTTATTTAGAAAAACCTACGATTCAGTCAATAGTCTTAGATACGGGATCTCTGGACATCCTTTTAGGAGAGTAATCACCATCAATTCGGGTGCAATTTCTACTAAGGGAGATGCCACGGTTGTTGGATTCCAAGATGGGGACTTTGATCCAAGGCTTGTGTTCAACGTAAGTCTCGGAAACGATGATAGCAGAGCTTTTACCGCTGATGGTGCCGTAATAGCTAACCAGAAGTTTTGGGATCGATCTGGCTTGGCGCTAAACGTGGCCGCTTCACCAAACATTGTAGATGCGGACTTTGTTGCCGATTCTTCGTTTCAATCTGGATTCGCTTGTGACTTTGACGGGTCTTCTGAAGCTATTCAATACTCAGACAATTCTGCGTTTGATCTTTATTATTACAAACCATTTTGCATTGAGATCGAAACTAAGCCAACGGCACTCGCTTCAACCATGTTCCCAATCGCCCATTGGACTGGCGCTCATGGGTGGAAACTTAGAATCGGAACCGATGGATCAGTTGAATTCGAAATTATAGACTCTGGTTCGGTGCTAAGAGGCGGAGCAAGAAGTGCCACAGGAGTAATCACGGCTGGCGTTTACAAAATCATTCGAGTTGTTGGTCTTGGAACTGGGTTGGCTCCAAAAATCTATACGGCTACGGCTTATGATGGGACATTCACAGAGGTCCCCTCATACTCGTCACAAACCTCGTTTACCACGGGTCAAACGTCTGCAACCACTTCACTTACCATTGGAGCAAACGGGGATCTGACGGCTTATTTCAATGGAAAAATTGGATACGCAAAATTTGCAAACGGAGCTTCGTCGTTCGCTTATACCGGATGGAAGAATCAGGCTCCTCTTATCAACTGCGTGAACCATGGAAGTATCATGTCTGCAAATAAGGTGATCGGTCAATCGAATGGTGACGGATCTTATGACACTCCCTTTTATCAAGGCGTAGTTATGAATCCTGATGCTTCCGAAGCTTCTATGGTAGACTCCTATGATGTCGTAGCTCAGTTTAACCACGAGCTTGCGGGAGACCCAGGACGTGAGTTAGAATTGAAGGTAACGGCTGGCAGAGGCTCAGAACGTAATCAGTCAAGCATACAAGGTATAAACTTTAGGTTTACGAAGTAGGAGTATAACAAATGGCTATTAAAGGCGTAAAGATCCCAGATTTGAACTTTTCAGGAGGAAGCGGAGGTGGCTCCGATTCTGCTGATATCCTCCAGCAACTTAGTCAAGAAGAATTGAATGCTCTTATTACCAAAGTTCCTAACCAAATCATTGATGCTTTTAATGACGACAGTAAGGGAACTAAAGTAAACCTAGCTGCTTCTGCTGACGCTCTTCGTTTTAATGCTGGACAGGATGCTGGTACTTATACTCGTGATCGTCTAGCTTCTGCTCCTGTTAGCAAAGCAACTGGCGTTGCTGTAATGACCCTCCAAGCTTTAGCTCCAAAGAATATTGCAGTAGCTTCCAATACTTTCGTATTCAGCGGAGACGTAACTGAGTTTTTCCCTACTACTAAGAAGGTTCTTATTGCCCGTAAGACCACAAGTGATGGTCAAACAGTTCATCGCTTCTTGGCAGATACCGATACTAATATTGCTCAACTTGTAGTTTCTTCTCGTACCTATAACTCAGGGACTGATGAAACCTCAGTAGTTCTAACTAATACGAACGCTCTTGATCTTGATTTGGACGTTAGTTCTTCTAACTACAATGCCGAGCTTCGTTTAATTCCTTTCGATTACCAATTTGAATCTAAGGCTCTAACCGCTGCTTCTCTTGAGCAGATGGCAATCATAGACGCTTTCTGTGAAGATGTTGTTCGTCTAGCTGGCGAAAACTTCGCTAAAGAAGTCGGAAATGTTGCTCCTACTATTCTTGAGAAAGACGCAGTTATGTCTCCAAACAAGCAATACGGTATTTACCGTATGATGGAGAATACTGCTACTCACCGCACGGTTGAATGGTTCTATACTGCAGATCGCGGTAAGACCTGGACTTCTCTAGGTACCCGTTCTACGAGCGATAGCTTGGGTTATGGATTTGAATCTGCTGACGTATATCGTTTTAGAAACCGAAGCCAGATCGTAGTTGCCGATAACGGCAAAATGTTCTCTACTTACACCAGACAAGGTGCTGGCGGTAATGCTGTTGTTTACGGAGTATATGCAGATATCTCTGCAGGTTCCCCAGTACTCAACGATGTTCCAGCTATTGCTAACCAAGGCGTATGGCACGGAAACAACGGTGCAGGAGTTATTGCAAACTCTGGCAGTACAGCTTTGACTGCTACTGTAGGCGCTGATCTTACTGACCTAAGCTTTATTGCAGTTCTTTGCCAATATTCAGGCGCTGCTTCTGCTGGTGTTGCTTGGTATAGTAACGGTGGAGCTACGGCATTAGGCAACTCCCCTGCCGCTGATTTCGAACTTAATGCAGGAGGTTCTGCTAAAGTCGATATCGTAGGTACTGCACCTAATCGTAGAACTTGGATTGGTGGACGTAAGTCTACTACTAGCCAACTTAAATTTTACGGATGGGACGAAGGTTCTTACGGAAGCTTGGTTTATGACCTAGCTCCGTTAACTAACCACGACCTTCTTGATACTAGATATTCTTCGACACTTAATAAGCTTTGGTTTATAACCCACGCAGACAGCGGCGGTTCTATGATCTATGAGATCGTCAACGCTGCTACCGGTTCTCCTTCAACAGCTTCTGGTACTCAGCGTACAGTATTGAACGCAAGTTCGATTCAGATGGATACTAGATATGGTTGTATGAACGATACCAACACTGACAACTTCATGAAAGGATATAATACCTTCTTGAAGATGGACCCAGCTAATCATAACCATCTTTTAGCTGTGTTCTCTGCTACTTCTCCTGATGCTTATTTCAGATCCTATATGCTAGAAGTAGAAGATGCTTCTGACTACAAAGGCGTTCAGCTAAGTAAGTACGTTACGCTCGAATCTAACCCAACAACTTTAGGACCACAAGGATCTTTCAGTACTACCGCTATTAGGGTAGCCAGAGTTACAAGCGGTTTTTCTACTCATAGATTAAAGTCGTTTGGCGCTCTAGTATATCAATCATTTCTATATCCTTCTGGAACTATGCTCCAAGGCAAGCTTTATAATACTTCTGGAGGTCTTCCTACTACCGTAGTAGCGACTTCTGTTAATCAGATCGACGCTAGCAAGATCACTACAGATGGAAACGGCCAATGGATATACTTCAACTTTGATGACGCAGCACTCGATAGCTTAACAGGCACGTTTGCTCTAGTAATTGAGTTTGTGTCCGGCTCATTGCCAACTTCTGGAGGATTAGTTTGGAGATCTCAAGCTACCGGAGGTACTCTATACTACTATAACGGTTCTTCTTGGGTAGCTTGGAACGAATCAGGCCAACACAGAGATCCTATGTTTGAAGTACATGGTGAGTGGATTACTGATGTAGGTCTAGGCGGTGAAGCTCAAGGTGTATCTCATAATGGTGTGGCTAACAACTGCGTTGAACCTTCTATTGAATTTATTGATTCAAACCAACTTCAGCTTCTATTTAGAAGAAATGCTTGTGGTACGAGTGTCAGGGGATATGACCTTAGCGGACATATCTTCCGAAGAGTTGTAAGTTTAAATTCCAATGCGAAAGCCACTATTAGTGCTGCTAAGATCGCTGGTTATGCCGAGACTAACTTCGATCCGAACTTGGTTCTTAACATTGCTATCGGAGATACGTCTGCTGCTAGGATTAATACCACTACTGGCGCTCTTAATGCTGACGAGCGTAGTGCAGACATGTCCGGTATTCATTTCGCATCTAATAACGAAAACGTGACTTCTGCCGACTACGTAACCGATGCTGACTTTCAGTTAGGTTTTGCTGTAGACTTAGACGGTTCTAGCGAAAGTTGGAATGGTTCAACAAACAGTCCACTTCATCATCGTATTGATAATACAAGAAGTTTCATTATTGAAGCTGAGATTAAGCCTAACGATCCTACTTATACTAACTACTCAAATATCGTATCTAATTACGATAAATCAGTAGATAGAGGCTGGACTTTCCAAATTCGGCAAGGCAACGGTCATCTTTTTTTCTACATGAACAACTCTGGCACCAATCGTATAGTTGAGGCTAACGAAGCTGAGCCACAAGGGTATCATAAAGTACGAGTAGTTTATAATGCCGTAGCTAATACAATTAAGTTGTACAGAACTACTGCAGCGCCTCATACTGCGTTTACTGAGGTTTCAAGTTATGTAACTCAGCAAACTCCAAACGCTACTTTCCCTAACGCTGGAGATGCTGGATTACGTATTGGACGAATTGGTGGATCTGCATCTAGCGATTATTTCAAAGGTAAGATCGGCTATGTAAAAATGGCTAAGTTTAATCCAGGAGTCGCGCCATCGTTTGTTTATGACGGATTCAAAGCTCAACCAGCTATGATTACTCCGCAGAACTTAGGTATTGCGATTGCTGCGAAGAAAGTTACTGGCGAAGTAGATGCTACTAATAATACCTACTCATATTATGAGACGATGCATATTGACGGTAATTCGAATCAGGCAGCTGTAGTTGATAGTTATGATATTATCACTCAGTTCCAGCATTCGTTAGCTCAAGCTGGTAGCGAGCTTCAATTGAAGATTTCTATGAACCGAGGTAGTTCAAGAAACCAGTCTTCAATCCAAGGTATCAACTTTAGGTTTAGTAAATAAGGATTAAACTATGAGCATTCGTGACGACTATAAACCGTTCACTGATGATTATGGAATAGTTCATTGCGACTTAGCTTCTAAAGGTTATAGTCAAAATGGACCTAGATGGTCTACTGAATTTTACTTTGCTCTTAAACGACATCAAGAACTTAACCTTCACGATAAAACCCATTTTAATTACATATTACAACTCTGCCAAGTCCAACCTGGCCTTCTGCGGCGTCACCCTACCTCTGATGAGCAAGAAGGTCCCGATGACACCTACGCTGCTTTAGCTTTATCTAAAGAACTTGGCGGAGAGTTTGCTAGAGCTTTTCTAGCAACAGGTAGAGATACTAAAATAATAGGTTACGATGAAACCTATGATCGTAAAAAATGGTATTCTAAACCCGCTATGTGGTTTTGTAAATTAACAGGATACAAGTATGTATACAACAATAATAGACCTGGATGGTTTAATGACTCTGCTTGGATGGGTAGACAACTTCCTCTAATAGCTCATGCTAAAGTCTGCGCAGGAGAAAGTCTTCATATTGGTTGGAGATTAGCTTGGTGTATCGGAGTTTTAGTTAGTGCATTCTCAAAGAACTCTCAAGATGGTAAAGTTCTTAATTGGTTTATGATTAAAGGCTCAGAAAATAGTCGATCTTGGCTTATGAATAAGGTAGCTAAGTTCTGGACTAAAAAACTCAAAGCTCAGTGGGAAGGTGGAATTGGAGGAGTACTTAAAGCTTACTTTCAAAATAAAGAGCAACCATCTATAAAATGGCTTTGGGACGAATACGGAGACTAATCAACACTCCACGACTTCCAACTAGGCATATCTAAAGCTATATTAATAGGTTCTTCTTTTTTCTCTGGGAAAGCAGGACTAAAACGATAACCAAAAACATCATTACCGTGTTTTTCATAGACTTCTTTAATCTTAATATTTTTAGTTTCTTTACAATTTTTACACCAAATATTTACATTTGATGTACTCCAAACGGATTCTTGCCAATGGTTTCCACAATATAGGCACGTTACATCTAACTTAATCATAAATACGGTAAATCTCTTGTCTTAGTAAGGCGTGTTCTGATAGAAAGTTTGATCCTACGTCAGTAAAATCGTAAATAGTAGCTTCAGCTTTTCCTGGACGAAGTACTCGGCCTATATTCTGCATGATTTGGCTTCGAGCTTTCCCACCACCCGCCATAACTAGAACATTAGCATTTGGTAAATCAACGCCTTCTCCTATTACTGAAGTACCGATTAAACATTTGATTTTTCCTTTTCTAAAATCTTCAAGCATTCTTTGTCTATCTGAATCCTTTTCTTGACCATTTATAAAAGAGGCTTGTGGCAATAGACTTTTTAAAGTTTCACCATGCTCTATTTGTTGAACTAATACTAATACTTGATCATTATGATGATATGACACTATTTCAGTGATAATTCTATTACGGTTTTCGTTTTCAACAATACTCTTTTTGTACTCAGTTTGATATTTATCGAAAGCAGGGCTTTCATTTTCTACAATCTCGAAAGTAGGTTTAACTAAAAATCCATCTTTAATAGCTTGAGTAATAGGATATTCATAAATAATTTCACTCAGTACAGCTTCGAGTCCAAGATCAGAACCATCATTTCTGAAATTAGTGGCAGTTAAACCGATACGATAATAGCAATGCTTTAAATGTTCAGCATTTACCATCATATATGTCTCAGCAGCACTATGATGAAACTCATCAATAAAAACAGCATCAATTTCTTGCAAAATAGAAGGCTTTAGTTTTATTAAAGCTTGAATATTACACACATTGATTTTATTAACTTTACCTGATTTAGTATTTAACTTTGAAATTTTTCCTTTACCAAAAAATTTCACTAAAGTATCAATCATGTTATTTGTGATTTCTTTTGAAGGAGTTATCACTAAAGTTTTAAGTCCTAAATCCCAAATCATTTTAGCCATAAGTAAACTCTTACCTGTACCTGTAGGAGCTACGATTATTCCTCGTTTTTGTTCTAATAGTTTTTTAGCGGCATCTTTTTGGTAGTATCTCAAGGGAGGGAATGACTCTTTTAAGACATATTTCTCTGAGTTAAGTTTAGGTTCTACTCTTTGATCTTTTATTACAAATTGTAATTTGTAATCTTTTAATAGTTTTAATACTCTAGGAAGCAATCCAGTAGGAAAAGTTCCATTTTTGTATAGAACGGTGAACAGTTTTTTCTCAAGTCCTTGATTCATAAAGCTTAATCTGCGTAATGTTTTCATTACGCTATCTCTATCCATTCCCATACGAGAGTCTGCGAGCAAATCCTTCAATCTATTTACGGCTCTTACATTTTTAAAATACCCAAAAGACACACTCTGATTTGAGTACCTAAGTGTGTTAGTTAGAATTATATCAAAATGATCAGGAACATTATTTATTTGACAACTGCTGTTGTTTACGATAAGTTCTATCATGTCTGTTAAAGATAACAGTTTCAACTACACAAGTCAAATATTATTTTACTCTTGACAATGTAGGAAGGATTTAGTAGTATGGACAATATGAATGGATTAAAAATCAAGACCCTTGAGTTTCTTCATGGTTGGTTAAACGATAATAAGATTGCGCAAATCCGAAAGGGAATGCCTGAAGATTTAGAAAATCTGATCTTATCCATTATTGCTGACGCAGAAACGCAGCGTAGTGCAGAACGCATGGTTGCCAGAAGTGAGGAGATCCCTTCAAATGAAGAAGCTGTATAATTCTGATCAGACTAAACTGATTGCTTTAGAGACTATTACTGAGATGGCGGCGTTAGTAAAACAGACGCTAGGCCCAGGCGGTAATCCTATTATCCTTCAACAACAAGGTTCAAATCCTGATGGTTCACCACGTTGGCCTATCATTACAAAAGATGGGGTATCAGTTGCACAGAGTATCTCGTTTAGGAACCCCGCTAAAAACACAATCGCTCAAGCTATTATTCAAGTAGCTCAAAATACCGTAAATCAAACAGGCGATGGTACAACTACTGCGGTAGTACTTGCCGAGGCTATATATAAAGCTGGATATAAACACATTAAACAAGGTTTGAATGGTATTCAACTTTATAATCAAATTAAAGAACTTAAAACTAAAATCATTGAAAAGCTAACCGAAGTTGCTATTCCTATTGGATTTGAAGAAGTCCGAGAAGTAGCTAAGATTTCTGCTAATGGTGACGAAGACGTTGCTCAGATCGTTTACGAGGCTCTTAAAGCAGTAGGTGAAGATGGGCATGTCACTCTTGAAGAAGGATATACAAAGGATACTTCCCTTCAGGTAGTTGAAGGGACTAAATATGCCCAAGGCTGGAGACGTTTCGGCGGTCTGGGTTATCTAATGGTTAATGACAAAGTTCGTAATATTTGCGAACTCGATAATGCTGCCGTAGTTTTATATGCCGGAGAGATCAAAGAAGTACTAGATGTAACTGAGCTTCTTAAGATTGTATGGGGCGTTTCTCAAGATGGTGGATTTGCTAATCCTTTCCCTCTTTGTATTGTAGCTTATGAATTTTCTGATGATGTTAAAAATCAAATTGTTCAAGCTAGAGTTCAAGGCAAACTCCCTTTAGCAGCTATTAAAGCTCCTTTTGATGGCTCACCAAATGCTAGAACTCAAATGCTCGAAGATATGGCTTCTCTTCTTGGAGGCAAAGTCACTGCTCGTGGAATTATTGATCTTAAAGATATTAAAGAAGAGCATGTAGGTTGGGCAGATCGAATTGAAATTGGAGCCGAAGACACTGTATTTTTTGGTGGTCATGGTTCTGAAGAAGAAATTCTAAAACGAGTTGATGATCTTAAAAAACAACTTGAAACTCTTAATCTTCCTGAATTAGATCAAGAAAATCTTAGACGTAGAATTGGCAAACTTACAGGTGGTATCGCTGTTATTAAAGTGGGCGGAGAATCAGAACTTGAAATGAAAGAACGCTACGACCGAATTGAAGATGCCCTTTGTGCAGGCCGAGTAGCTATGGCTGAAGGTATTTTACCAGGCGGTGGATATGCTCTTTATTTGATTTCTCAAGCAATAGGATCAAGCACGTTGGCTGAGAACATTATGAAAGAAGCTCTATCTGCGCCTATTAAACAGATCATTGCAAACGTAGGTGAAAATCCAGACGTAATTTTAAGTCATATGCCCAAAGGTCAAGGTTATGATGCGGCTGAGAAGGAATATGTAGTTCTTCTTGAGAAAGGTATTGTTGACCCTCTTAAGGTAACTAAATCTGCCCTTGAGAACGCAGTTTCTATTGCCGGACTACTTCTCACTACTGGCGGCGCTGTAGTTAGTGATCTTGAATCGAAAGATGGACAACCAAACCCCTTAGCTGCAATGATGGGATTGGGTTGATATGCAACGAAGTGAAATGATTAAAGTAATTTGCCATTATATGGGAACCTGAAAATGAGTAAAAAGAATTTTCAAATCAGTTATTCAGCAGCTTCTAATTTTAAGACTTGTCCTACTAAATATTACAATTCTAGGAAATATAAAGTTAAACAAAATCCTTCCGCATTTGCTTTCGGTAAAGCTCTTGAAGATGCTATTACCCTTTTATTCTTAGGTAAATCTCTGGATGAAGCTCACGCTAAGTTTGAATCAGACTGGAAAGCGATATTTGATACTGACGTGTCTTATATGGTATCCGACTTTGATAATAGTATTATCGCAGAAGAAGATCTTCCATTAATTGAAAGTTGGGTTAAAGAACTTGAACTAGATTTCATGCTTCATTGGTCAGAACTTTTTGATGAGATCGCTGAAAAAAATAAACGAGAAGATCTTCGACCTAAAGATCATATCTTCTATAATCGGATTATGTGGCTTTGCTGTCAAATTCGAGGAATGTATATGATTAGGGCTTTTTATGAAAAGCTTTTACCTAAGCTTAAAATCGTATCAAAAGATGGTGTTCCGCTCATTCAAAAAGACATTACGATTACTAATAACGAAGGTGATAAAATTACTGGATTTGTGGATTATGTAGTTACTCACGAAGACTACACAGCGCCTATTATAATAGACTTAAAGACCTCTGGCGCTCCTTATACTGATCACTCCTTGATTAGCTCAGAGCAGCTTAGAACTTATGTAGCCTCATTAGGGCAAGAAGTAGGGACTAATAGAGCTGGATATATTGTTCTATTGAAGAAAATGCAAGTTAAGTACCGATGCGATCAATGTGGTGCTCCAAAAGAAGGACGATCAATAAAATGTGTTGCTTGCGGCAAAGGTAAATGTACTCTTAAAGACTTCGATGCCGGAGTACAATTTATCTGCAAAGAGTATCAAACTGAAGAACTTGAAGAAGTTCTAGACGATTATATGAACATTGCAACCGCAATTAAAAATAACATTAATTATAAGAACCCAAGTAACTGTAATCTTTATAATAGACCTTGCGAGTTTTACGATATGTGTTGGAAAAGAAAACAAGCTTCTGAAATCTCTCATCTCGAAGAGAAAAATTCATTGACAACACTTGTTGAATCTGATAAAGTAAAGATTGGAGAATAAATGACTAAAGTTTGTTCTAAATGTCGTAAAAGAAAAAAAGTTAGCTCTTTCTTTAAAAGAAAAGCTGATCCAGATGGATACGCTATCTGGTGTAAACAGTGTGCATATGCTTACGGGACTCAGTGGCGAAAAGCTAATCCTAATAGGCTTAGAAATTATGCTCTTAAAAGATTTTATGGGTGTACATGGAAACAAAGAGAGAAGATGGCGATTAAACAAAATTATAAGTGTTTAATTTGTGAGAAGTCAGAAGAAGCATTGACTAAGATATTGGTAGTCGATCATTGTCATAAAACTGGAAAAATTAGAGGATTACTCTGTAATAACTGTAATAACGGGATTGGATATCTAAAAGAAAATATGAAATCACTAAAAAATGCAACTAAATATTTAAAGAGGTTTTTAAATGAATAAGTTTAAAGATTCAGAGTTTAATGAAAACTCCTATGTCAAAGTTAACGAACGTCTTAATGAATTTTGGAGTAAATATCCAAATGGTAGGATTAATACTTTTGTAGAATCTAACCAGGATGGACTTTTGGTTAGAGCAGTAATTTGTAAAGATCCTAATGACGGACAAGAATATGGACTCACAGGACTTGCTTCTGCTACTGGACACGCCTTTCTCCCAAGCGAACTTCTTGGTGAAAAAGTATTAGAATACACTGAAACGGTAGCTATTGGCCGTGCCCTTGCAATTTTAGGTTTTAAAATCGAGAAATCGATTGCTTCTGCTGACGAGATGAGTCGCTTCAAGCAGAACAAAGAAGAGTTACTCACTAAAACGACCGAGGCTGACGTAGCTGGTGCCGAAGGGCAACCAGATGCCCCAGCTAAGTTAAAAACAACCTCTCGCTTTAACATGAGTAAGTTTAAGAAGAATGAAAGTTAAACAATAATAATTAGGAGAAAATGAAAATGTCAGGTTTTAAACGTAATTCACGATTCAGTTCAGGTGGCGGTCAAATGCAGCAATCTTCAGGTAATTCTGGAGGTAGTCGTTTTTCTGGTCGTTCAGGTGGTAGCAGTCGTTCAGAAGGTTATTCGAATGGGGAAAAGAAATTCCCATTTTCTCGAATTGGATCTTTGACTGTTCCTAAGTCTGTTAACGACGAGCTTGCGAACGTAATCAAACAAGATCTTAAAGGATCTGAAATCAAGCTTAACTGTAAAATATATCTTCCAAAAGAAACAGAGAGCTTAACTCTAAGATCTGGCGATACTCTTCTTGTATCTTTTCAAACAAATGAAAATGATAAAGATTTCGTTATCGGCCATCTTTTGCTTAAGAACTAAAATCAGTTAGAAAACCCCATGCTAGTACGAGTCACTAAGACGGTCTCTGACCGTGGGATATTGGTCCATCCTGATAAGGTTGAAGCGATCATTACCGACAGAAACATCGATTGGTATAGATCAGTTTACACTTATGGCGAGGATGCTCAAAAATACTGGGATAAAAATAATCACAGTATCAAAGGGTATACTGGTCAAGCGTGGACTAACACTCCATTCTTTGATCTAGATTGTAAAGTGAACTTCGAACGAGCTAGGATTTCTGCAAAACAGATTTGTACTGCTCTTGAAGCTTTGGGATACTTAGACGCAACAGAAGTCTACTTTAGCGGTAATAAGGGAATTCACATTCTTTTAAGAACTACTAATAAGTTTACTCCAAAAGAAGTTCAGGCTATATGTTATAATTTCGCAAAGGATTGCGGAGTGCCTAACGATGTATTTGATACTTCAGTCTATAACGTGACTCGAATTTTTAGAATCGAGAATACAAAGCATCAAGATTCTGAACTTTTTAAGATCCCCTTAGCTATTGAAGAGCTTACGAATTTGTCCGAACTTGATATTAGAACTCTTGCTAAAAACCCTCGATTTGAGCAATTTGACACTGTACCAGTAGATGCTACTAGTTTGAAGACTAAGTATCTACTAGCTGTGGCGTCAATTGAGAATAATGTCGTAGAGATCAAAAAAGATCCTAATGTTCAAAATGAGATTGATTTCTCAGATTGTCCTCCGAACATGCGTAGATGTTTTTACGCTTTGGAGCAAGGTTACTTTACTCCAGGCGAACGACATAATTCAGTACTAAGACTTGCTGCTCATTATCGAGGCCGAGATTTCAGTCGAGAGCACGCTACTCTCCTTATAGAGAAAGCTCTTACTAAACGAGCAGCTAGATACCCAGATGCTAAAGAGATTGATAAAGCTGAGTTGGAACGAGAAATCTCAGAAGTATATTCTACCAAATGGAAAGGTGGAACTTTTAGTTGTGAGACTGATAGATTTCTTCAAAATAAATGCGATATTGGATATGGCCCATGCTGCAAAGAGAATCGTCTTAATAATAAGGATCTTCTCACTATTAGAGATATCACCAATCAATATATCAAGTACGGTGAAGAGGCTCTACAAGAATATCCAAAAACAGGTCTTACTTGGATCGATGAAAGAGTTCGTCTTCGTCCCGAAAATTTCTCAATCATTAATGGAGCAAATGGATCAGGTAAAACCTCTATGGTAGTTCATATCATGGAAACTTTGAACGCCCAAAAAATGCACCACGCTTTTTTCTCTCTTGATATGTCTCTTCCCAGTGTGATGGAGAAATTGGGTTCAAAATGTACTCACTATTCCCCTTCTCAAATTGAAGCTGCTTTTAATATCCATACTAAAAATACCACTATCATTGAAGAGGTTATTCAAGCCGTGCATGATCAATACCCTTTTACCCTCTTTAGTTTCGTATCTTCCGCAAGTCTTCCGGTTATTGAGACGACTGTAAATAATGCTAAAGCTAAGGGGATTGATATTCGTATGATTTTTGTTGATTATGCGGGTCGAATCCCTGGAGAGTTTGATAATCAATATGCAAACTCAACGCATAATGCATTACTTGCAAACGATGTTTCAAAACGTACTAAGACTCACATTATGTTTCTATCTCAAGTATCTCGTGAGAATGGAGATCATACTGATCCTCTACGAACGAGTCGAGTATCTAAAGACTCAGGAGCATGGGAAGAAGGCGCTACGGCGGTTATTAACGTATGGAGACCGTTCGGATCTGGACTTCAAGGTGATGACGCTTTTATGAATGTGTATATTGGTAAAAATCGTTCTGGACCTCTCGGAGAGATGGTATTTAAATGGGATGGGCGCAAAGGCGCTATTAGAGAAGTAACTCGTAGTGAATTTGAAACCTATAGAAATCAGTGTCAACAAGCTAATCTTGATGTTACTTTTGATCCTTTTATTGATGAAGCTTATCGAGATCGTCAAGAAGATACTCCCCAACCTTCTACTCAACGGTTAAGTGAAAGTTTACAAAAGGTAAAAAAGCAGAAAGAGAATAATGGACAAGAAGTACCAACTGATAGTCCCTTCAGCCGATTTAAACGAGAGCCTCAATCGGGTTCTTGATTTTTTAGAAGAAGCTGGGCACGACTACGTATCATTCGATATCGAAACTAATAGTGCGGTAGAAAAAACCGCAGAGGTTATCGGTATTGCCGTTACTTCCTTTGTAGACGAAGGGGTTTATATTCCTTTCAGAGTATGGAAGAACGAGACTCTTGTAAGCTATATGCCAAAAGAAGTTGAGCAAACTTTTGTCGAAGAGCTTTGCTCATTCTTGCTCAATAAGAAACTTATAATGCATAATGGCGTGTTCGATATTACAGTTATCAAAAACCGTTACGGGATTGATTTAACACCTGCTTTATACGCTGATACCATCCTCATGAAGCATACTGTGGATGAGGAACAACCTTTTGGTTTAAAAGACATCGCAATCCTCTATAAAGCCCATTTAGGCATCCCTGAAGAGGAAGTAGCAAACCAAGAACAACTAGAGCTTGGGGAATCTGTAAAACGCAATGGCGGCAAGTTTACGAAGACTCAAAAGGATATTTATAAGGGCAACGTAGAAATAATCGGAAAATATGCTTGCGCTGACGTGGACCTAACCCTTCGATTATATGAGTATTTACAAGATCGTCTCGTCAAAGAACGATTAGATAAATTTTTCTATGAAGAAGAGGTAATGCCTCTGTATAAGAACTGTACTATCCCCATGAAATCAGGGGGGATTTTCATCGACTTAGAATATTTTAAAAAACTTGAGAAAGATGTAGAACGTGGTATAATCGAATTAACTGGATCTATCTTTGATAAAATCCGAAAAGATATCGAGCCTTATGTAAGGCAGATTCTAGACGAAAAGATTAAAGAAACCAGGACTGGAAAATTTGCTGAAAGAGTGTTGCGTTATTATGAAATCCCGATTCCTTCAAATAAACGGACGGGCAAGCCCACACTGGCTAAAAGTGCACTGCAACCTTTAATTTCCGCATATCCAGGCCATCCAGCTATAGAATGGCTTCTTCATAGTCCTAAACTCATAGAAGTTAAGGTCGAAAAAGAAGTAGAACAAGACGGGCAAATATCTAAAATTGAGGTCATTGAGATGATTCCCGATCCAGCAGATACTGGCCCAGTTTTGCCTAAAAGCGTTATCTATGACATAAAGCGTTCTATTTTTGTCGAATCTCACCCAGATCTTCCTGAAATTTTTAATTTAGCGTCAAATGACGATCTTGCTTGGCTTCTTTTTCAGAAGTATGGCGAGAAACCAAAAAAATACTCCAAAAAAACTAACAAACCACAAGTGGATAAAGAGTCACTTGAGGAGTATATGCATCTTCCGTTTATGGCGGATTTTGTGAAATTAAAAAAAGAAGAGAAGCTATTAAATACATATATTAAACCCATTATCGAAACTAATATTAACGGTTGGCTTTACCCTTCTATGCTTCAGTTTGGAACTACTTCTGGTAGGTTTTCTTGTGCTGGAGGACTCAACTTACAAACCCTTCCCAGAGACGATAAGAGAATTAAAACTGGATTTATTGCCCCTCCTGGATACAAAGTAGTAAACGCAGATTTTTCATCTCTTGAACCTAGAATTTTTAGTTGGGTATCGGGGGACGAAGGTCTTAAAACAGTATGGAGAGAAGGTTTAGATCTTTACTCTCAAATTGCAATTGACGTGTTCGGATTAACCGACGTTTCCGCTAGGGAAAGTGACGAAAATTATCTTAAAAAGGTAGAACCTGATAAACGACAACTCTCAAAAACTTTCACTTTGGCCGTTCCATATGGTGCGAATGAATACCGTATTGCTGGTATAATGAAAGTTGATCCTATGGAAGCAAAACAGATTATTGACAATTATCTTGACGCTTACCCAATGCTAAGAGAGTATATGTCAAATCAAGAGTTTCAAGCTCGTACTTATGGCACAGTTAGGACTCAATTCGGAAGGGTTCGACATCTCAATGAGACTGCTGATCTTTATAAAAGATATGGTCCAAATATTTATAATAAACACAAAATGAAACAAAAGTACGGAGACGAATTCGGTGAACTCATGTACTATAAATTTCGTAATGGATTAAACAATTCTAAAAACTTTCCAATCCAAGCCACTGCTGCACACGTATGTAATGCGGCTATGATTAAACTCGCAAAGAGTCTCAAAGCTCATAAAATCGATGGTTGGATTTCTTTACAAGTTCACGACGAAATTACTTGCATTATACGTGACGAACATGCTAATATGGCAGCAGAGCTGCTAAAAGATGCAATGGAGAATAATTCAATTACTAAGCAAATTGATATTCCAATCCTGGCAGAGCCTGTCATTGCGGACAACTTTGCAGAAGCAAAATAAAGGAAATTATGAAGAAAAGACCTAAAATACTTCTACTAGACATAGAAACCGCTCCAATGCTCGCTTACGTGTGGGGATTGTGGGATCAAAACATTCCTCTGAATATGTTGAAATCTGATTGGCATATCCTAGCTTGGAGTGCTAAATGGCTTGGAGATGCCCCATCAAAGATCATGTATCAAGATCAACGTAAAGCAAAAAAACTTGAAGATGATAAAGAGCTTCTTAAAGGTATTTGGAAGCTTATCAACGAAGCTGATGTAATTGTTACTCAAAATGGTATCTCTTTCGATATTAAAAAACTTAATGCTCGCTTCATTATGAACGGTATGAAGCCACCATCATCTTTTAAACATATCGACACTAAACGTATTGCTTCTAAGAAATTTGGATTTACTTCAAACAAACTCGAATATATGACTGATAAATTATGCGTGAAATATAAGAAACAAAAGCGCGCTAAGTTTGGTGGGTTTGAGCTTTGGGTTCAATGTATGGCAGGTAATATGAAGGCTTGGAAAGAGATGGAAAAGTATAATAAATACGATGTACTTTCTCTCGAAGAATTATATCTTAAACTTCAACCTTGGGATAACTCTCTAAACGTAAATCTTTATTCTGATACTACCGATACTGTATGTGCTTGTGGTAGTAGTAAATTTAACCGAAATGGCTTTGCTTATACTAGTATGGGTAAATTTCAAAGATATTATTGCGTAGAATGCGGAGCTGAAGTTAGAAGTCGAAAAAATGAATTTTCAAAAGAGAAATTAAAATCCATCAAAACGAAAGTCTAAACAATGGTATATAAACCTTTTGATAAAAATTTATTTGAACACAATGATCAAATAGCTAGAGAAGCAGTTAAAGATTATTTTCATAGTCAATACAATGTTTCTATAAAAGATAATCCAGATAAATACGAACCTGATTTAATTCTTTTTCACGAAGATAAAATGTATGGATACATTGAATGTGAGATTAAGCTTGCTTGGAAAGAGGGAAAATTCCCTTGGCCCTTAGTTTAATTCCCTATTAGAAAAAGAAAGTTTGTAGAGAATTCTAAATTCCCTATCATATTTTTATGTTTAATGCCTATAAAACTCAGGCTTTAATAGTAGATGGCGTAGATCTTGCATCAGCGCCTATAACAGAAGTTCCAAATAAATATTTAGCTAAAAATGAGCAATTTTATCAGATTTCTCTTGACAAAGTGACCTTTGTTAAGTTAAAGTAATCATACGATCTAGGAGGACACATGATCATTATTGGACTTGTAGCACCAAAAGGTGGTGGAAAAGATACAGTAGCAGATATTCTCAAAGATAAGAAACGATCTCATGGCAAGATTAGTTTTGCTGGACCACTAAAACGACTCTGCTCAGAGTTCTTTGGTATTCATATCAATTTATTTAATGATCCAATTCTTAAAGAAATTCCTTTAAAGACTCCAATTCAATTAGATTCTAGATCTCTTAAAAAGTTTAGAACTGAATGTCAATTAATCGTAGATTCTTATACAGGTAACGGCAATCAACTATACCGCCCCGATACTGCTCCAGTATCGGGTTTGGAGCATAAAGTACTATCTACTCCACGAGAAATTCTTCAAGTACTTGGAACAAATTTTATACGAGAACGAATATATAAAGACTGGCATGTCAGAGCAGCTTTTAGCGATAAAGAGCTTTCAAAATTGACAAAATCAGGCACTTATTGTGTAACTGATATTCGTTTCCCTAATGAGCTTGAATTTTTGCAAGAGAAGTTCGGTAGTAATTTTATTTGTTATTATGTCGAGCGTCCCGAAGCAGAAGAACGCCTTGCAATGGCCACCCATGAATCCGAGACAGCAGTTAAGGTGCTTAGAAAACTGATTCCCGACACTAACGTCATCAAAAACGATGGAACTCTTGAGGATCTCGAAGAGCTAGTCAACAAACTAGAGTTTCCTAGAGAGGAAAAGCCAAAACATGGATTCAAATTCGCAAGAACAAAATCCTAAAGAGACTTTAAAATTCACTGAATTTGAAGTTAAATTCAAAGTTGAAGGTGATTTAGTATACGAATTTAAAAAACTCGTATCTGCTTTACCCGATGAAAAAGAATTTATTTATCTTGAATCAGATGATATTTACTATGTAAAAGGTGAAGAATTTATCAGACATCGTTATGATATAAAGAATCTTGAGGGCCGACAAGAGCTTACTTTTAAGAAAAAAGTTAATACACAAAACAATATCAATCGAGTAGAAGTAAACTTGCGATGCGATGGAAATACGATTGAAAACACCGCTAAGTTTTGTGAAAGCTTGGGATTTACTAAAAATTTTAAAATAGCCAAGTATGTTCACATTTATAGATTAAAGGACGCAACTCTTCCGTTTTATACAGTAATTGACGAATCTGGTCAGATGTCTCATTTTATTGAGATTGAAGTTGATGAAGAACTACTTCATAGCCTCACAGAGGAAGAAGCTTGGGCAGTGGTACGTAAATATGAAACTATCCTAGCTCCTTTAGGGGTAACTCCTCAAAAGCGTTTAAGAAAAAGTTTATTTGAAATGTATCGTAAGAATGTTTGATTTCTAAATTCAAAAGGGGTAAAATGATCATATGCTACAAATTATAGTAAGTAAACTAAAAAAAGCTATTTTAAAACTCAATGAATTCGGAGTCCCAGTTCCAATGATTAGGTCTGATGGTAAGCCAAGTCTTACGGCCACCATGACCTTTCTTTCCTTTAATAATGCCCTTTTAGGTCAACTTGGAAAACTTTCTGGTTTGGTTGGTGGCATTGATCTTACCCAAGCTAACTACCTCTTTGGAATCTGTTTAGCAGCTTACTTGGGTCGTAGGATTCAAGGAGACGGCAAGAAAGTGGATTTAAGCGCAAAGGATGAGAAGAATGGATGAGAAAATTAAGAATCTTTGGAACAATAATAAACTTCTGTTTTTTATTCTTTTACCTTTGGTTTTACTTTTTGTATTTAGGGATCTCGTTCTTTCGTTACTTATTGGTTCTGCTCGCAGAGTTACTGGAGCTGCAAAAGCAGAGGATGAAAAACTTAAATCGGAAAGCTCTCAAATTGAAAGAGAAGCTGACAAAACCAAAGTAGAAGCTGATGAGATTAGCAAGCGAATTGAAAATCGGAAAGAGGACGATATTTCCGAAGACTGGAATAAAAAGAAATAACCACGTCTAAGTAATATAAAAACAGGTGGGTTAAACCTCTTATTAATCCTCCCATTAACCATAAGGAATTAGAAAATGAAGAAGCCTCCGAAAATGAAAGTTATCAAAGGCGGAAACAAGCCCAAAATGAGTCTCAAGAAACGATTGTTATTTGGGATGATTTTTTTAGCGATCAGCGCAGGTCTGTTCGTAAGTGGTAAATATTACATCGACGGGATGCCGAAGTATAAAGTTGGAGAATGTCTTTTTGACGAGCAAGAAGGTGTGGCTCTTAAAATTACTGGAATTCAAGACGGCAAGTATCAATTTTTAGCTCAAATTCTTGTTTTTGTTATGAAAGGCGAGATGGACATTAGACAGCTAAATAAACAAGTTCTCGTTAAATTTAATTGTGAAACAGGAGAAAGATTAGATGGAAAAGCCCTTAGTACTACTGATAACCCTGAGTCTTCTAAGTAATATAGCTTTTGCTGAATGTGACTTTTTTACTGGTATCTCAAAATTATCTAATGGTAACTTTGAATATACAGCTGAATGTCATAAAAAAGTAGGTAAAACTGTGGCTGATCTTAAAGATCGTGAAGAACAAGTTGCGAAGCTAGAGAAAATTATAGAACTTAAAGATCTTGCCATCAACATTCAAGAGAAGCGAGCCGATCTTTGGATGAATACTTCCATGAAGTTAGAAGATAGAGTTAATACAATTGAACAATATAAATCAACAAATCAATGGTTATACTTTGGTCTAGGAGTATTGGTCATGGGGGTAGCGGTATGGGGAGCAGGGCAATTAAGATAATAAAAATTCTCATTAGAGAATTTGTAAATGTAATAGTGATTTTTGCTGTTATTTTTTTCTTATGCGTTATGTTATTTTTTATTTCGGTTTTGATCTCTAAAGTTAAAGATCATTTTTTCCCAAATTCTAGGGTAGAATGCTTTCTTTTGAATCCTGACTCTTGCTTTCCTAAAAAGGCTACAAAATGAGTCTAGATAAATTATATAAAGTTTATGATAAGTTGAACTATATTTCCGGTCATTATTCTGTAGAGTCTGGTATGAGTTTTTTCGGGGTTCTAATGTCTGAGCCAAAGGCCGGAGAATGCTTGATTTTAAGAGGGTCAGATCCTTTACGTACTAGTCCTTTAATTAAAATTACAAAAAAAATCTACCTCTAGATGGTTGATTAAGACTAATAATAGCTTTTATCTCATGGAGACTGTAAAACGTGCAAAAAGGTAAATTGTACAAGCATATTTATGGAAGAGATGTGGCGTTAATGCCTGTTCATATGATCTTAATCCCAGGTAAGAACGTATATCAAATTAAATGTAGATGGTTTAATATCGTTAATCCAAAGAATGTATTTGACATGGGGTGCCCTGATAAGGTATAAATTAAAGTTGAAGATATGAAGAATTGGAAGGAATACAATGTCGAGCAAATTTAAACGTCGTGACATCATACATGAAGATGTCGATCAAGAGCTAAATATTGATCCTAATCATTTAAACGAAGAGTTAATTGATCAACCTTTGTTTTATAAAAAATGGGCCAATTTTAAAGCTGAGATTGCTCGTAAAGTAAAGACTACTAAGCTAATGCTCGAAGAAACAAAATCAGAGCTTTATGTTAAATTTTCAAATGATGGAACAGGTAAGAAAGTAAAAGAAGTAGAGGCAGCCGTGACCTCAGATGACAACGTAAAACGGTTAGAAAGAGAGTTAATAGAAGCAGAAGAGACCTTAGATAAATTTGAAGGAATAGTGCGAGCATTTTATATGCGGCATGAATCTTTAAAAGACCTTTGTGCTAATGCACGAAAACAATTAATCGATTAAAAGGAGTATTCATGTCAAAGAAGAAGCCAGAACTAGAAGTTGTTCAAGAAGTTACAGCAGATAACCTCGAAAAGCTAAAAAATGTTGCTAGAAAATTCAGCAATTATTATAATTCACAGTATAAAGAGATGGTCTCATATACTCCTACAACTGATACAATCGCAAAAGTTAGTGTTAGTAAATGGTTAGAGATGACCCCTGCCTTTAGAGATGCTACCGAACTAGAAGGTCTTCCCTTTGGCAATATCACGATGGTATTTGGAAAACCTAATACTGGTAAGACGACAATGCTTATGGAAGCTATCTCTATGGCTCAGAAGCAAAATATTCTTCCTATTTTAATCCTCACTGAGCATAAATTTGACTTCTCCAGGCTTAGTAATTTTATGGGGGCAGATCCAGAAGCTTTGCTCGTGTTTCACGCTGATAATCTTGAACAAGCCTATGGGTATATCGAAAAAATCCTCAGAGATCTTGCGGCTGGTAAGATTGTTGTAGAAGATGAAAACGGAAACGATCAAGTAATAGATATGGCCGAACAAGATTGTTTCATTATGATGGATAGTGTAGGTAATACAATGTCCTCCTCAGAACTTGAGTACGAGATTGAAGATCATGATAAATCTATGGGCAAATCGGCTAAAGCTATTAAGACTTTGACTCGAAGAGTGAATCAACTTATTTCTAAAGTTCGAAATAAGGTTGGAATTTTATTCTTAAATCAATCCTATCAATCTATGCCTGCCTATGGTCCCTCTATAGAGACTCCTTATGGGGGTGATGGTATTCCTTACTCTTCAGTACTGATCTTACGTTTACGACGCGTTGGTGATCTAAAGATGACCATTGGCGGTAAAGAAGTAGTGATTGGGCTTGAGACTAAGATTGAGGTCAAGAAGAACCACATCACACATAAGATGCCTATATCAAGCGTTTATACGGTGGCTACGGGTATGATCCCAGCCAGTAAAGAAGCTCTTGAAGTCTTTAAGAAAAAACACCTTAAATAAGATAAAATAGCTACATATGCGACGACGTAATCTGGCTGACTCGGAGATCGATCAGCTGCAAAAAGTTCGACGTGAGAATAAGCGTTTAAAAGAGCAAATTAGTCAACTAAGAAAGCAAATATCAAGAATTGATGTTGACCGATTTCAGAATCTTAAGGATCTTTTGGATGCTCAGGATCGTAAAGAACAACAAGAAGCAGCATTAGAAAAAAACAAGGCTTTATCAGAACAATGGAAATGTTGGCACTGTGAAAGTGGAATCCTCAGACTTGTGGTACTTGAAAGGCGAGATGGAGTGTTTTATAATAGAGTTTGTGATAATTGCAAACATCGGACAAAGCTTCAAAAATATCACGATAAAGTAAAAGGACCTAGATAATGCCAGTATTCACTTTATTATGCCCAGGCTGCGGTAATGAGCAGCGTTCTTTACTTAAGAACGTGGATATTTATGTTTACTGTGGCTGCGGATACGACGAACCTATGGAAATTCAACTTCCTAAAAATATCTCTACTGAATCATTCGAAATGAAGGACAAACTTCGAGGAGTTCAAGTTTCAAAGAACATGGATAAAAAGCTAAAGAAGCGAATGACAGATCATCACGATAAACATTTAGTGGCTGAGAAAATTGATAAATGGGGCATGGATGATGCTCTTAAATTTGGCTGGGATAAAAAGGCAATAGGTAAAAAATGAAAACTAATGAAGATAAGAAGCTTACGTTTTACGCTTGTGCGGTCGATTGGCAGCACGAGATGGGCGAGGCTTGTGATCTTGAAGGTTCGATGCCTTTATATTCCAGTGTTGAAGAGCTTAGAGAGAAGCGAGAATGTGTTGAATCTTGTGGAATAGTAGAGCTTGAGCTTTCAATGAAAAGATGGGTACACCCCCAAGATTTCGGAAAGAAATTCAAATAGTTAGGCTAATAGTTGTAAAGCGTTGTAAAATCATATATTTGCATAACATCAAACCCTTATTCCATAAATTTGAAATAAAGCTTTGAAAAATGGTAAATAGTTGAAAGGATTATTAAATGAATATAAAATTGAATCTTAAAGTACTTTTAGAGATCCAAGATGACTTGAATAAAGTTGAATTTCGCATTAACTCCTCTCCATATAATACAGAAGATAAACAAAAACTACTAGATGAAGTTTGGGACCTCAAAGAGTCCTCTAAAAAACTATTTAATCATTATCAGCGGGTTATAAGTAGGCAGGTATGAAAACCTTATTGGCTTTAGACTTATCAACTAGTTGCACAGGTTATGCTTTTTTCGACGAAAAGGGTAAGCTTACTAAATACGGTATTTTGAAGCCAAAGGTTCCTCTTATTACAAAGATGAAATATCCTGAAGCTCAACTAGCTAAAATTAAGGATATGTCATCAAAAGTTCGAGATATTGTCACTGAAACTAATCCTGAACTTATAATTATCGAAGAAATAAATAGAGGAATTAATAGAATCGCTCAAAAATCTCTTGACGCCTTGCATTTCTTTGTGTTAGACTATTTAAATATGATTGATCCTAAATGGCTTAAAGAAGTTATTTATATCGACTCCAACGGAAAAGAGGGCTGGAGAGGCGGATTAGGTCTCAAATTGTCAGAAGAAGATAAACTTTTCAATAAAGAAGCAAGAGTATCTGGTCAAAAAAGACTTGTAGTAGACTGGAAAACTCTCAGTCAACGCTTTGTTAACAAACAATATAAATTAAATCTTAATGTAAAAGAAAATTCAGGTGACGCAGATATTGCAGATGCTATAGCACTTGGAGCTTATTATTTGAGTAAGTAAATTTTGCAGGTGGATAATGACGGGCTGAAGTGCTGAAGCGCCCTGAACAGTCGCAAGACTTGTTCTAACGCCTACCTGCCGTAGTTGGAATGCCCTTGGCCGTAATCGTAAAAAAGGCTGCATCTAAAGGGTGGTGACTCGTATCTCGCAAGAGTTACGTTTGGAGTGGGAGTGAGGTTGCCCCACCTTTTCAACTACGTAAAATTTTTATGACAAAAAAATACTATGTGTATGCACACATAAATCCAGAGACTAAATTACCTTTTTATATTGGAAATGATATTCAAGACCGTTGTTATTCTAAATCGAGCAGAAGTTCAACTTAGAAGTTTTATGCATGTTTAGTTGTGAATTAGAGGTTACAAAAAAGGTTAATTTATAAGCTATAATATAGCTGTGGTCGAACTCATAAGCTTAAAACGGGTGACTGAGGGCCGAATAGCTGTTCGGGTAATGGTAAGTCCATCTAGCAAATGGTAGTTTTAAGCGTGACCACACCATAGGCTTTTAAAATCGTTAAGGTTTTAAGAGCCTTTTTTCATTGACAATACTTTAACTATTTGGTATTCTGGAGAAAGAATGATTAAACTAATAAAGCAAATTAAAGATCGTATCGAAGGAAAAGCTCCCGCTGGCGCAAAAAGATCTTCTCAATGGCCAAAAGTAAGAGCTGAACATTTAAAAGCAAAACCTAATTGCGAGGTTTGTGGATCATTGAACAAAACTGAGGTACATCATATTGTACCGTTTCACGAAGATCCATCAAAAGAACTTGATCCAAAAAACCTTATCACCCTTTGTGAGAATTGGGAGAAGGGGATTTGTTGCCATTTGTTGATTGGACATCTTGGAAACTATAAAAATTCGAATAAAGATGTACGAAAAGATGCGACAACATGGAGAAAGAAGTTAAAAAAGAATGGATAGCAAAAAGAAAGCCCTTTCAGAACTAGAAAGCCTTTTTATTGCTGGCGATGCTTGGCTTATGAAGTATGGTATCGTTTCCCCTATTGCGCATAACAATATCGTTACAAATTTATACATGAATTTTCCTCAAGTAAAGTATTTAGAGTATTTTCTAGATACTGAAAATAGAAAAGTAGAAGTCGTTTTATATATAAAATTTTGGAGACTTTTATTTACCCGTAAAGATAGGTTAATCTCAGATGCAATCAATCTGCTTAAAGAGTACCTATACAATTACACCATAACGGTGAGATTGAAAAGATACACGAACCAAGTTCGGGAGAATTAATGAAAGTCAAAATATTAACCGCTATTGGAGTATTTTTAACAATTACTCTGATTCCAAAAAACTCGTTAGCCGATGAAAAAATAGCTAATGTTATTAAGAAGTTAACTCCATCTATTTCCGATGACATGGCGACGACAATTGCTAATAATATCCAAGACATGAGTACTAAATACTCTATTGATTGGAAGATTTTTGTAGCGATCTTTAAACAAGAGTCTAACTTCAACATAAGAGCTATTAATTATAAGAGTAGGGACTTTGGGTTAGGACAGCTCCATTACACGACTATTGAGTCTAGAAATGTTGAATTAGGCCGTTTATTGACTGATTCTGCATATGCTATTGAAGAAACAGCTAAAATATTGGCACAACTTCGCCAAACCTATGATAAAATAGATAAGAAACAAGGACGTACTTGGTATACTCGATATCATAGCTTTATTCCATCTCATAGAGAAAAATATAACGTCTTGTTAGCAAAGCATATTTCAGTTATTGAAGGGGTTCTAAATGAACGACAACAACGTAATAAATATCAAGGAACGGGAACTGCAGGCAAAAGTAAAGTTTCTGAATGGAGATCCAATCTCACAAATTTCAGAGGATCTGGGAATTCCAACTCGCACCCTATACAACTGGAGAGACTCGGGGCAATGGGTAGAAGAGAAGAAGAAATTGGACTTAGAGAAGAACTTCCTTCTCAATAAATATAAAGAGATCGAAGCTTTAGGTAACGATACTGAAAAGCTTACTAAATATAATCTAACAGAAGTTGCAAAAGCTGTCGCCGTTGGAATAGCAAAATTACAAAAACTTTTAATGAGTGATAATCCTCTTCCTCTTTTAGGAGAGATTCAAAAGGCCGCTGCTACCCTAGAAAAGCTTCAAACTGCTACTATCAAACATGAGACAAAAGGTGTGGTAGAACACAAACACACTGGGGCGATTCTAAAGATCGACATGGATCATGTTATGGAATTGATTTTAAAAGCTAAAGAAAAAAATATTCAATTATCACCTGAAGAGGCTATGAAGATTGTTGAAGCAGAGTATAAAAAGGTTGAATCTTAATGTCTTCTTCTATTAAATTTAAAAGCATCATTGATTTCTTTGAAATAGCTTTGGGAGTAAAGAATTTATCCCCTATTCAAAAGATGACACTTAGAGCTATTCGTGGCGAGCAATTGGATGCACTTACTCCTATTCCTGCAACCCATGCTTATCAAGAACGAGGTTTTGAAAATGAAGTTGAGATGTATAAATATTTTAGCGGCAAATCTGATTACACTGTCTCACATTACTCCGACACTAGCCTTTGTTTTGGCCGCCGCTCAGGAAAAAGTACAACCATCGGTGCTGGTTTGGCTATTTATTATGCCACGCAGTTTGATTATTCTCCTTATCTTGGTACTTCACCTCATGCTACAATTCCGATCATAAGCCCTACTAAAGAACAAGCGGGGGAGGTTTACGCTTCTATTAAGAACTTCTTTCTAAAAAGTCCTTGGTTGTTTCAAAAGTTTTTAGAAGGTAATGTAGAAAATTTTCAAGCAGAGTACTCAGAAGAAGATTTATCTAACCCGTCTCGTATTAGTGGTGGACAAATTAGGCTTAATAATAAAGTTGTGATCAAAGTTATGGCAGCAGATATCTCAAAAATTCGAGGCATGGCCGTGCCTTTTGCTATTCTTGATGAAGTTTGCTTTTTCGGAGTTGAAGGTAACGATACTAAAAATACAGATAAAGGTATCTATGAAGCTCTTGCTCCTGCTTTATCTCAATTTCAAATGGTTGAAGGTATGGCTTTGATCTTAAAAATTTCATCTCCAAACGGACAAGCGGGTTTAATGTTTAATGATTACGTGGGACGAGAAGAGAAAGATGTATTGCATATTCAAGCTCCAACTTGGTATGCTAACCCTTCTATTCCAGTAGCATATCTTGAGAAGCAAAAGAAAAAAGGGCTTAACTATTTTAACCGAGAATACGGCGCTCAATATACAGCGTCTGAAACATCTTATCTAGATCCAAATCTCATTGAACTCGCTATATTAAGAGGAGTAGAAAAGTTAGATTTTCAAAAAGGATATCGATATGTAGCATCTATGGATTATGCTACCAGAAATGACTTATGGACTTTCGCAATTGGGCATAAAGAGTTCTCTCTTGACCCTCAAACAAAAGATAAAATGGAAAAAGTTTTTATTGATTTCATGGTGCATTGGCAAGGGACTGATGGAAACGAATTAGATCCTTCCGAAGTAATTCCTGAGATTTGTATTCATTTGAAAGAGTATGGAATAGCGTATTGTGTAGCAGATCAATATGCTTTTGCAGCTTTGAAGCCTATATTTGCGAAAGAAGGATGTCTTCTTAAAGAGTTTACTTTAGCTGGGGCATCGAAGCTAAAAATCATGTATTCCTTACAAGTCGCATTGAACACTAAAACTTTAGGAATAGTTCACAACCCTATCGCAATTCAACATTTAAAAGATCTTAGAGAAAAACGATCTGCAATTTCTAATAAGATCCAAATCGCTGCGGCTTCGAATTCTCATGATGATTACGCTATTGCAATCGCTTTATGTGTTTATCAGTTTGATAAGACTTCTCCTCTTTATATTGGATATCATAGAGAAGACGAAGATGAAGTTGTAATTACAAAAGATACTACAGGTAAACAATTGTTGACTCCAACAGTCAACGATTTAGCTGAGTTCGCTGGTAACATGAAATTTTACGATAACCGTAAAGAACATGTAGAGAAAGAGCGAGAAAAGAACGGGGAAGAACCAGATGACGACGAAGATCCAAATGGGTTTTGGTTTTCAGTTTGACCTTTTAATTTAACCGTGTTATAATACAAATGGAGCACTAAATATGTCAATTTTTTCTAAAATTATAGAAGCTTCTGAAGCCGCTCTAGATGGATACATCGCAAAGGCTAAATCATCCATTTCAAATGAAGAGATGGCTGAACGAAAAGGGATGATTGAGGTCGGTTTCCCTGATGAGCAGCAGTATGGCTATAAAGAGCGTACCTCTTTGGTCGGTCCTGGTATTCTGAAGAATATGGCTAGAAAAGATAGTATCGTTATTGCCATCTTAAACACTCGCCTTGCTCAAATCGCAGCTTTTTGTAAACCTCAAAAAGATAAGTATTCTCAAGGTTGGGACGTGGTTCCTAACGAACCCGCCGATATTAGCGGAGAAGAGAAGATGCGACTCGCTGACCCTTCTTTGGACGATGAAGCTCGTGCTCAATTAAAGCATGAACTAGATCAAAAACGACAAAAGCTTAAAGAAAAGCAAGATAAAGATATAGCCAAGATCAAAGAATTTATCACCCATTGTGGGATGCCTGCTGAAGAGACTGACACTACTTATAAGCGTTGGGATTTTGAGCGTTGGGTTAAAAGTATCGTATGGGATCGTTTAGTTTATAACTATTCAGCTACTGAACTTGTTCCCACTAAAGACGGTGACACTTTACATCATTTTTATCCTGTATCTGCAGGTACAATCAGGTTTGTATCTTCAGAGAGTGCAAATCTTTATCAAAAAATGTTAGAGCCAATTATTGCAGATAGAAAAAAACTTCAAAAGAGATTTGATAGTACTAAACCTTTTAGATATGTGCAAATTATTCGAGGAAAAGTAATGGCTGCTTTTACTGAAGACGAATTGATCTTCGAAGCTGCGCATCCTACAGTCGATCCAGAAGATAATGGATATGCCCCTGGAGAATTAGAACTTCTTATTCAAATTGTAACAGCTCATTTATTTGCTGAAGCCCACAATAGAAACTTTTTTACTCAAGGTATTGGTACTAAAGGTATTCTACATATTAAAGGTGATAATATCAGCCGTGGCCAACTCGAAGCTTTCAAACGACAATGGTTCAATCAAGTCGTAAATACTCGTAATTCTTTTAGACCTCCGATTATCGGTATGGCTGAAGATGTTAAATGGGTGTCACTTGCTCAAACAAATCGAGAGATGGAGTTTGAACAATGGATGAATTATCTTATTCGCATTAGCTGTGCTATTTATCAAATCGACCCTGCTGAAATCAATTTTGATATCTCTAAAGTAGGTCCCAGCACTCTAAATGAAGGTAACAATGAGGAAAGACTCAGAAGTTCACGAGATAAAGGATTAAAACCTTTACTGGACTACGTAGAGAATCTTCTTAATAATAACATCTTATGCTATTGGAATAAGGATTTAAATTCTAAATATAAGTTTAAATTTGTAGGCTTTGACGCTGAAACTCGACAGCAAGAAATTGATCGATTAGAAAAAGAGACAAGAGTTTGGAAGACCTTAAACGAGGCCCGAGTTGAAATGGGTTTTCCTCCAGTTGAAGCTGGAGATCTTGTTCTTAATGCTACCTTTACTCAATACTTGGCGCAAAAACAAATGGCAGAGCAGCAACAAGCTATGCAAGATCAGCAAAGGGATATGGCTGGTCAAGATCCAAACAATCCCGAAGGAAATCCAGATGAAAATACTGATGATATGTCAGAAGTTGTTGACCAAATTGATGCGGCGATCTCGTCGGCAGATGCAGAAACTGATGAAAAAGATCAACAAGCTGATAAAGAAGCTAAAACAAAAGCTCAAGAAGAAACAAAAAAGTCGTTAACTCCAACTGTAATAGAGTATTTCACTGAAAAAGATGAGGAATAAACTATGTGCATGTTATGTATTGAGTTAAGAAAAGAATATATGACTCCAAGAGAAATTGCTTCTGCTTATAATGAAACTGTTACTGTAGACGATGACCATTGGATAGAAGTTATGGCTCAGATTCATGAACATTCTAGTCTTGAAGAAGTAGCTAATGAAATGTATAACATTAGGCAAGAACGCAAATGAAAATCAAGATAACTCTTGAACCTAATCAAACTATCGAAGAAGCAGAGAAAGAGCTTAGAAAGGCTCTTTCTGCTAAAGAGGATTGTTCTGGTGGAGAGCGTTACTTTGACAAACCGCTAAACGATTTCCATGATTGGATTTGTTCTAGGCATGAATCTTTAACACATCATATTATTAAAGAAATCGTGAAAGAGATTGAATCCGATGCTCACTTCAACCACCATTCTTAAACGAATTGACGATATCGTTGAGAAAGCGTATTTAGATTTCACATTTGATATCATTGGGGCTGATTTCTTCTCTGATGAACAAAAACGACAAATAGAATCTCTAGGTCTTATTATAGGTAGAAAGCCTTTAATCGAGTTGCTTTATATTTTAGTAAGACAAAGACCTCATGAGGGTTATAAAAAGGATGCCACCCTGACCGAGTTGCTTGATCAAGTAGCTTTATCAGGGGTGCTTCCGATTATCACTGACGCTCAAAGATATTCTATAGAACATGCTAAAGCCTCTATCAATAAGTCTATCGAAGATACCAAAACTCTTATCAAAAAGAAGTTAACTCAAAAGATATTAGACGCTAATCAAGAGTATAAACAACATGTTATCGTTAATCGTTTAACTTCTCTTCCTCAACAAATTGAGTATAAAAATAAGTTCTTAGCCCCCTTATTGCTGTCAGTTGGTGCAATTCTTGCACTGGCCCACAAAAACTTTGTGCGAGCTTTTACTACCGATTTAACCGATTCCATAAATGATGCGACAGTGGATGCCGCAACAACTTCTGCCATGATCTCAAGAACGGCTGTTGAAGAGATTAAGGTTTACAAGACCGTAATGAATGATGCCAAGCTTTGTAATTGGTGTCATAAATTTTACCTTAATAAAGATGGCTCCCCTAAAATATTTGCTCTCACTGAACTACAAGAAAATGGGGTAAATGATCCCGCTAAAAAAAGTTCTTGGAAGCCTGTAATCGGCGCAACGCACCCTCGTTGCAGATGTCAGCTTCATAAAGTCTAACTTATTTTGTCAAGTATTATTTTGATTGACTTTGTCATTTAAATAAGCTACAGTCAATACATGAGCGATAATACTAAATTAACTCTTGAAGATAAGATTGCAGACTTAGAACGGTTATTGGCTTTGAAAAAAGCATATGCTTCGGTCTCATTTTCTTTTCCAAAGAATTCAAAACTCCCTGATGATGTTCAACAGCAAGTTATTTCTGAGTTACAAGCAGCATGTGCTCAGCTTGCTGAGAATATGGAATTTTCTAAATCTGTGCCTCAAGATATCTCTCTTACAAGAGAAGATTTTGTAATCTTAAAACAACTTATTAATACTGTTAAAAATAGAACTATTTCAGGCTCAACTGCAAGTTCTGAGCCTTCAACTACAAATCAACTAAAAGAAAACGACCCTGAACTAAAAAATAACGAGGTTCGTAGAGCCCAAATACTGACTTTAGAAAATGTTCGTAAAGAGCTTCGAAGCAAAATTGATTCGAATTCGCTTGTTTATGTTAGACGGGTGGAAGATGGAAGAGCGCTTGTTACTGCGCAAAGCGGAGTAACTTTTCATGTCCCAGTTGATGACTTGGACTTTAATTTGGAATAGGAGAAAGAAAAATGGAAAACGGTAATGCAAACAATGTAGTTCGTAAAGGTTTTAGACAACCCTCTAAGCCCACAAAGGGTCAGGTTCAACAAGAAAATCAAACTCTTGCTGGCGAATTACAGGGTAAAGTTCAAATGCTTACTCAACAACTTCAATATTTGAGTAATATGATTTCTCAAGTTATTCAAGGAGTTCGTAGTCAAGCTGTAGACATCAATGCTTTGTCTGTACTTGAATCTGCTAATCCTATTCAAGATGTTGAAACAGTTCTTGGAGATCATATTATGATTGATTATTTTGGTCGGTTAGTAAATGAAGACGGTACTACTGGAGATGCATTCGAAGGTGGTTATGGAACGAATTATGCCATTATTGGGCTTGGTAACGATACCTTGATCCCTGGCTTTGAATCTCAACTCATGGGAATGAAGGTTGGCGATATTAAAACTATTGACGTGACTTTCCCTGAGAACTATGGTAATGCTAGTTTAGCTAAAAAAGCTGCTAGATTTGATGTTCAAGTTAAAAAGATCTATAAATCTATAACTCATGTAAAAGTGCAAGAAATCAAAGCTGAATATGATAAAATGGTAGCTGAGAAGAAGGTCGCAGCTGAAGCTGCTGCTCAAGCAACTGTTGTAGAAAGTGCAACGATTTCTCAAGATATTGCTCCAAAATCTTCTACTCCTGAGACTGCTTCTTAATTAGAGGAGGTCTCATGAGTTCTAAAAATAGGCTTAACCGTGGACGGGATGATGTTCACTATGAGAATATTTTTGAGTATCACGTAAACTTTAGAGAAAGAGTAATCTATCTTAACGGTGATATCGACGAGTTTTCTTTAGAGCTATTTCAAAAAGCTTTTGATGAGCTTGAAAAATGGCCTGATCATCCTATCCGTATTGAAGTCTCTTCATATGGTGGCAGTGTTTACGACATGTTGGGAATGATTGACCGAGTTCAATCCTCTCCTTGTCATGTAATCACTAGAGGATTCGGTAAAATCATGTCTGCTGCTAGTTTTATCTTGGCAGCTGGAGATGAGAGAATCTTAGGTGCTAATAGTTGGGTAATGATTCATCAAATGTCAGATTGGTTAAAAGGTAACCTTTCTGATCTTAAAAATGAATTAAAACACTGTGAGTCTCTAGAACACCAAATGAATAAGCTGTATGAAAAACTCTCAAAGGGTAAAGCTACAGCAAAGACTTTTGAAAAACTATGTAGTAAAGACTGTTATTTGAGTGCTGAAGAAGTACTCAAGTTAGGTTTAGTTGATAAAATACTATGAAGAAAAAAAAACCAAACTCTGACCAAGAATTAGATGCTTTACTCATGGTTAAACGTGAGACTTATATCGCATCTCTTAACGCCTTATCCATATATATAGATGATTTAAGTGAAATGTATATGGATTTCTATAGGCAAAAACAATCGGCTGATCATCCTGCCTTTGCTCATTTAAAAACACAGATTCACATTTTGAAACAGATTCAAGAAGGGTTCTCGCTGGGTTTAATTGGTAATGTAGGGGGACTACCAAACAAACAACCTGGAAATATAAACTAAGGAATCGTATGCTGTTTAAAAAATTGAAAACTAAATTGAAAAAGTTTATGAAGCGAGAAGATTTATTTGTTAAAGCTCATCAACGAGCAGGATTACGAATAGTCGGAGCTTTGATAGTATTAAGTCTTGGATATTCCATGCTCGATACTCATTATTTAAAACCAAAACAGGTTAAAGAATTCGCTGTTACTTCAGTTAAAGTGGTGAATATGTCAGAAACAAGTGGTGGGTCAGGAGTTATACTCTCTTCATCTGCTACTGAAAGCATTGTCCTCACTAATAAGCATGTTTGTAAAGTAATTGAAGAAGGTGGATTAGTTGTAAAAAGTACTCGCTCTTTCTTAATCTCAGCTTATAAAGAATCCTTTAGCCATGATCTGTGTGAGATAAAGGTTAATGCCGATCTTGGAGTCAATACTAAGGTCGCTTCAGAAGCTCCAGAAGAATACTCTGAGGCGTTTATCTCTGGACATCCAAATCTCTTACCACATGTACTCACTAAAGGTAACTTTTCTGGTCGAATGACTATCAGAGTAAACATTGGCGTAAAAAAATGTTCTAAAGAAGACTATGAAGACCCAGCTAAAGTGTTTATGTGTATATTTACGGGTGGAATACCTGTTATTGAGACTTTTGATTCTCAATTAGTAACTGGAACAATCATGCCAGGTAGTTCAGGTTCGGCGGTATTTAATGAAAATGGGGAGATTGCAGGATTAGTTTTTGCTGGCAATAGTAAAGAGTTAAGCTATGCCTTTATTGTGCCTCAAGAATATATATACAATTTTGTTAATAATGAGGCTCCCTCTATGGAATGGTCACAAGCAAAGCCTTCTGATAAACCAAAAGAGGTGTTTATGCGTAAACAAGAAAGAACAGAAATAACCTTTCCAATTTATCAATAGACCAATGCGAAATTTAAGTTCTTTTGAGAAAGACTTAATTGAGTTGATCCATTTACTTTCTCGCAATAGTAGAAAATATCAAGGTATGACTCCAAGAGAAGTCAAAAATTTTTTACTCTCTCCAATCGCAAGTAAACGTGGTAAAAACGCACTTGAATGTTTAGAGAAAGATGGAAAGCTATTTATCAACGAGATTAAAATATTTCTCAATGAGATCGAAGACTAAGCTACTTTTATCAAATCAACCCTATGATTGAACACCAACCATAGGATTTCAATTGTAAAAGGAATATCAGCGTAGAATAGATCCACTCCTGACCTCTTTGCATTATTCAAAAAAGTATTAAATTCAAAGCTTTTACTGTAAGGTTCTGAATAAAGAAACCTCCCATCATAAGCATACAAATTTACTACATCTCCGTAATTATCTGCATAAATCAAAGCCTTAAATTTAAGATCTAGTTTACGCCCTTCATCATCTATCCAATAAGCTAAATTTTCTGAGTTCATTTGAAGCTCATTTCAAAAATGAATGGTGCAAATACTAGTTCTCCATTTAAATGCTCAAGATAAATACCTTTTTGTTTTGAACTCCAATTTTTATTTTTAGGAGAACAAGGATTTGGTTTAAGGATAATATCACTATCAAAAACCTGTCCTCTTAATGAATCTATTTCATTCTGAGAGATGGTATTCGTATCAATAGTGATTGTTTCTAATTGAAGTTCTTTTTTACAAGTACGACAATACCAATATTGAAAGGTATTGTATTCAACCCAAACGGCATTATTTTTACATTTATTACATGTTTTCATATCATCCTCCTATCAATTCTTGAACGTAATAGTTACGTTCTTCTTTATATACATTTGACTCTGACTCACTAAATGCAGTATTTCTCATTACACTTGCAGGCCAAGTCCCTGCTCGACTATTAAAAGTCTTAGTGCTATCGTTGTGATCTTTGTTTAGTTCGCAATGTCCTAACTCATGATATAGTAATTGCTCTTTACGATACTCATTGATAGCCATAAAATAGGATTTTTTAATCTTAACTAACTTTGCTCCATTAGTCCATTGAATACATTCGCCTGCTTTGTTATCAGATAACTCTTCAAACTTTACTTGAAAATTAATATCATGCCCAATATCATTTTCAAATCTATGAACATACTCTTCCATATCAGGATCAACATTTCTAATCATATCAGGAGTATCACCTTTTCCTTGCTTAATACATCGCTCAGGTTTACCGCAGGCGATTAACAAAATACAAGGTATTAACCATAACCCTTTCATGCTATCCTCATGATTCCACCAGATTGAGTCCTAATATATCGTCCAGTGGCCAAAGCTTGTTCCTCAGTCAAAGAATTTACTATTGTAATTGGGGTAACTTCGGCAGAATCTAATTTAATGCGAAGTCCATTCTTAGCTACTAATTGATATGGAACATCTAAACGCTCTTCATAATTACGAAATTTAAAATCAACGTATCGCTGCCCATTTTTACTCTTCAAAAACATTGCAGATTCATAATAAGAATCGATTTGCGAAGAACCTCGAAGCGTTCCATTTTTACCTAAATGGCATATTAATAGAATGCTAGTATCATATTTGTTTTTGATCTCTTGAAGAAATTCAAACAAATGTGCCATGTTAGTAGCATTGTTTTCATTTGATCGATGAATACGAGATAAATTATCAAGCACTAATAAGTCAGGCTTGTAACCCAAAATAGCTGCGTGTAGTACTTCTCTACCTTTTGCATCATCAATGAGCAACGGTTGTCCCGTAATAGCATACAATTCCATATCGTTAACGCTTGTCTTTTTTGCGTCAGCAAAGGCTTCGATACGTCGCTTTAAGCCCGTCTCTGAATCTTCGCCTGCAAAATATAGTACTCGACCTTTTTTGGGGATTAAATGTTTATCAAAAGCAGGTTTACCGGAACAAAGAGCGGTCGAGAGTTCAAGTGCAATCATAGTCTTGCCCTGTTTTGGTGCTGCACCTAACAAACAAAGAGATTTGCTAGGGATGACACCTTCAATCAACCATTCATCTTTTGATGCAATAATTTCCATTTGTGAAGCTTTTTTAATAGTCAACATATTAAGCACTCCAGTCTTCATCATTTTCAGATCCACATGAGCATGATTCACAACTACCATTATCACATGATTCCTCTTTATACTTATCAATATAATGTTCAGTGCGCATTATAGCGCATTCCGCTACAACTTCAAAACGACATACTCGCATTTTAGTCCCATTGTAATCTGTAGGCACAGCTACTACATCACGAGGATTGACTTTGACTTCAACTAATTTCTGACCAAAGTTTTTTGCATAATTAAAACAAGCGACATGCAAACCATTTGAGCAGGTATTGTTAGGGTTATCATCAACTAAGATTCGATCCATTTCACATACTGAACCTACTCGGTTATCAAATGAGCGTGAATGAACGTCTTTAAAATCCTCAGTAATACCACGATAAGCAATAAAACATCCATCTGAAGTCAACGGATGCCCATTGTGTTCTAAGAATTTAAATAACATTTTGCGGGCGTTGAAAGAGGGATTTTGTTTTAGATTATTCCAAAACTTTAGCAACCCATCTAAAGGTAAATTTTCTTCTTTGAAAGCAATAATGCGGTCACTCAATTCAATCGGCAAAGGTTGAGAATCAATATGTAATAGACCGTCACGCAATTCAAGCCCACGATCAGCGTATTGTTGTTCAATATCAACTATGGTAGGAATATCATCAAGGCGTTGTTCTCGAATACAATTCAATACTGGAGCAAAACGAGAATCACTGCGATCAATTACTACGGTTTTGTTATTGTAATTCAACACTAAAGAGTTATTTAATACATGATAGTTCATTTGGTTTTTCCTTCCTATTATTGTTATAGCAAACCAGATCGACGTTGTCAAGAATTAATTTTTTGCATTGATATAAGTTACTAACTCTTCACTCATGTTAGCGTCTTGAATTTGGAATACTAATGGGTATTTCAATTTCATTCGCTTAATCACAGCCCTTTCATTGTTCAAAAAGTCATTAGCTTCATGAGCAAATTCGGACACCACTAACTTAGGTAATAATTTTGTATTAGTGATATCTATATAAGATTTAACCAAATCTTTCACTTCTTTGTCTTTGATTGTTTCATACCCTTTTTTCAATACCTTTTTGATATCATAAATATGAGTAGACAATTGAGATTTTAGCATACTTAATTCATTAGCTGTCAACGTCCATTTTTTCTTGAACGTACTTATCTTAACAAACTTAGGATTGCTTTTAATCTTAGCAATACTCGTCGGAGCAAGTCCAATCAATACCATATCTTTATAATCTTTAAGGTATTTAGCAAAATCATATAGCTCAAAGCGATCGAGTTTGGCAAGTGTATTCTTCTCCTCATAAATGTAAGTCACTTCATTTTGATCAACACTCACGGTCAAAGAGTCAAACCCACGACTAGTAGGTAAATGAGCGCAGATCTCATCTGATTTACGTTTTGGTGTTATGCCAAATTCTTTAATTTCTCTCTCGACTGCAATCGGAATTACACTTGATAGTTTTTTGATACCTAAATCCTTGATGAGTTGAGTTGATAAGCTTCCACTTTTAGGAGTAATCAAAGTTATATATTTATTTGTAGCAAATAATGCTCTGAATCTGCGATTTTGAATAACTTTTGATTCCTCTACATCTACTTGATACAATGCGCCTATACGGTCGATTGTCATTGTGGTTTGAGTTCTCTTAATAGTAGAAGTAACCTTTCGACCCCTTATATCTAAGTTAGTGACGTGTTTAATAGTTACTACAGCGGGTAACAAATCTTTATGATTAAGGTTGCCGTAGTGATTAATTTCATAACCGTCATATTTTGAGAATCCTTCTACATTGAAATTGTCTTTAAGTGTTCTATAAGTAGTCAGAAACTCATTAACTGACTTTACTTTACCGAATTGATCTGCAATCCAGCTCCGCACTTCGAGTGTGAGCCTTTTAATTAGATTCTCTAGCGCATTGACAGTCTCAATACTGTCGGCCACACTCTCACGAGATGCAGACACTTCCACCACTCCACTATCAATGTAAAGAATAAATTTACTTTGATTAATCAACCCATTGAGTACGTCAAAACCTTTGATTTTTTCTTGTAATTCGTCATCAATAGGATATGGAATACCATCAATTACAAGTAAATCTTTTTTCTCGTTGTAATATCCTTTACTCCAAGTAACAAAACTAGGTAAATTGTTTGATTGCACTTCAAATTGCTTACCGATTCGATATCCAATTTCACGAGTAGGTATTTCACTTTCATTAATTCCTTTAAATTTCGGTCGTATATCCCAAAAATACGTTGCTCGAAGTGCAGCGTTACGGAATTCCTTCCAATCGTTAGGGTTAACAGCTATTTTAATTTCAGTACCGCTTGACTCTTTAGTGTGTGAAGTTTCAATAAGGTCAAGTCGTCCATTGTTATTAACTCCGGTATGGGCAACGTAAACCCGTTTGACACCGTCAATATAAGTTACGATAGTAAATGAATCGGTATAACTCCAAGCCGATTTTGCACCAATCCCAAACCCTCCCGTTTGAGTATTGTTATCACGTTTAGTTGATGCACCATAAAGGACGAAAACTCTCTCCATACGTTCGGGACTAGTACCCAAACCAAAATCACGCACTGAAAACGTAGGGTTAAATTTTGTGGGCAGCGTAACTTCTAACCTTGCAGTCGAATGAATCTCACGGTGTGCATCTCTAGCATTGCAGATATATTCTTGCACTAAAGTCCGAATTTTATGCTGGTAAAGACGATTGCGCAAAATCTCTATAACCACCGATGCGTCACCGATACCAAAATTTTGCGATACAATTTGAGCATTAGTTTCTAATTTATTAGCATGGTTTTTCATTTTCATTGGTTTGACTCCTTCATTTAGGCTTATAACATTTTCTGAGTATAACTGTCAAGTTTAATCATCGTATTCTTCAGACAATATCAATTCGTTTTCTTCGGCACGATCAAAAGCATCTGACAGTGCACGATATACGTCAACATAACGGTCGTCGGTCTCTGCAATAGTACCGATTTCGCCTGTTAACTCCCAAAGTTCTAACATAAAAGGTTGATATTTCATGGTTATACTACCTCTTCAAGGTCTGTTAGTTCAACGTCTAAAGTCTCGTCAATATCAGGTGCATGAGACGATTCAGCAAAATAGTTTAAATCTCCATCGTCACCGTTTAATGCCCGCGGCCTTGACTGGTCGGTATAGTCGCCACTGTCCATTGAAGGTTGACACTCAAAGCAAACCCGATACCGTTCGGATACAATGCCATAAGTCTCGTCAAGTACTTTAGTCATATGGGTTGAAGTCTTGCAATATTGACACGTTTTGTTTTTCATTTGATTCACTCCTTTGGTTTTTGGTTTAGTAATCTGAAAAAAAGTTTTGATCATGCTTAGGGTTGACCCATTGCATAAGTTTTTCGGCGTAATATGGTGTCATGTTATCAACTAAAAAAGTCTCTATATTACTAAAGTCTTGCGCATGAAAGGTCAAGTCTTCAAGTACTTTGTCCGTTGTCCAGTCAATGCCTTGTACTCTCAAGGTTTGACCATCAAGGGTCAATCGCCACTTGCCAAAATTTGAATATTTGCCTATTTTAAAAGTCTTGGTTTTTTTCATTTTGTTTTGTCCTTTCAAGTTTTGTTTTGAGTTATGCAACCTTTTTGAGTCTTTTTTCCGCTATAAAGTTAGCAATTTTGCGATGCAAAACCTTTCGGGCAAGGTCAACCCTTCTATTGAGTTACGCTGCATTAAGGTATTGCATTGCAACATCAAACATTTTGGCATTAAGGTCAATTAATTTGACGCTTGACCCTCTTAAAACCCTAGTTGATTGATTCCTTTCAACGGTTTGACCGTTTGAGTCAACGGTTTTGATTCGGTACTTAAGTCTTGACCTAATGACGTTTTCTTGCAATACGTTCGCAACGGTGAAAAGGTCAAGTTTTGCATCGTCTTGACGGTGAATTTTTGCAAGCGATTTAAAATCAACGTCAATGACGTTTTCGACCCCATCAAGTCTAATTTCAGCATATTGACGGGCAAGCGTCTCAATTTGACCCGCTGTTAACGTCACGTTTTGCATTTTTTGAATGACTTGCACTAGTTTAGACCGTTGACCTAATATGCGTGCAATTCCATCTCTTAGGTCTGCAATAGGGTTGCCCGAATGACGAATATATACAGCGTCAAAACCTTTGCCTGTATTCCATTGGTTAGCGCATACGCCACGCATAAAAGACAAAATCAGTCTATCTCGACCTCGACCCATATGATTAGAAATATACAATAGGTCAAGGTGCAACCCGTCAACTTCAAAGGCATCTAATTCACGATATCGGGCAATAGTACGTTGGAAGTCTTTTTTGTCTTCGTGTTTTGCCTTACCTGTTATCAATGACACCAGTTTAAAACCGTTTTCACTCAAAACCCCGCCGATCATGGCAGGCTGAATAACTTGGAATTTTTCACTCACGTTTGAATACCTTTCGGTTTGCATAAATGACTTCGTCACTACATTTTCAATAGTACGGTTTTCAGTCAATCGGGCATCTAATACGTTGCCTACATTTTCAAGGTTTAAAGTTTTCATTTTATTTTTTCCTTTCGTGACCCTTCCAGGGTCGGTTTATTTAATAGTACCAAAACACTCAAGTATTGCAAGCCTTATTTTTCGAAAATAACTCCTATTCCTAAGACTGCAACGCATATATAACATTCAATCAGTACAATTTGACTTAGGTATTCCATGACACTCCTTATTTTTTGCCTATTTCATTGTTAAACCAAACTTGTTTTTTCAATTTTTCTTTTAACTCATGCCTTTTAGCAAGCATTGACCGACCCTTTTCACTATTGACCCCTTGCGTCAAGGCAAGCAAAGTTATAGTGTTTTCAATGGCCGTTATTTGATCTAGTATGACTTTGACGTTGCCAGTCATATCTTTAGGGTTGATCTTAAACATATTAAAACCCGCCTAATAGGTGCCATATAGCCGTTGCACTAAGTACTAAGGCCATGACAAAAAGGTTTTTTTCCGCTTGCGCCGATTCGCTAACACTCAATTTTTCCGTCGATTTAAAAGTCTTGTTTCTCATATATTCCGCCTTTCTCTTAATATCAGGATAACAAACCTATTAAAATAGTCAAGTATTATTTCAAGTTGATATCATTAAGGTTTTCAATCAATCGGTCTATTAGGCTATTGACTTCACTTTCAGTCATACCCTTGCAATGATCTTCAAGGCTATATATAGCGTCACTTAGGGTCGAAATCTCAAACATATCAACTAAGTCAATTTCATTAAAGTTTTTCATGGCCGTTTATTCCTTTCGTTTTTCACTCGACCCTTTTGGTCAAGTATTAATTATTTAATATGCATTGCAATGACGATGCCATAAATAACTCTAATAGTATTAATATACGTCGTATATGACCTATATACTGAATTTTGTCATTTTAGGTATGTTATGACCCTAATGACCGACTTAATAGAGGGTTATTATTAGGCTATTAGGCAAACCGTTGAATTATTAGTCACTGTATAAGGCTTAAACAGTATAATATAGTGTTATTACTAGGGTATTTTGAGAGTTATAACTTATTGAATTGTTATGCTATATTTTGCCAGGTATTGTGTCATGTAAAGACCCTATTGAATACCCTATTGAGATATGAGATTTAGATATGAGATTGATATGACTCGAAAGGTATACAATGGGTTTTGAGGGTATAGGATTGATATACTATCCCGTGACACATAACCGAAAAAATTAAAAAATTTGATAACGACTAATAGAGTATAATGCACTATAACTCTTATTATAGTGCACCGTTATTATACGGGCAAGTGTTAGACTATTGACATACCCCTATAAGTAATTCTTCAATGAGTACGGGGGGATATCCCTAGATCAGTAAAGACACCCCCCTATACTGTACCTAGTGGATACTCACAACTACACCCCTCTCAATAATACCTGATGTAATTACTATAGTTAGCAAATGTCCGCCTATATTACTAAAGAATACGATTGTATACTTAAAACCTACAAACTGCTTTGCTCAGGTAAATACTTGATCGTATTACTTTCAAGGTGGGGTGGGGTGGTGTAAAACGATTGGAAATGGGTCCTCCTGGCATTTGAGTATCTAAAGGGGGGTTTGCCTGTATTATGCTTTAATAATGGCTAATAAGTACTAATGCTGACTAATGGGAAGGTTTTATCTATATGTCTTTGAATTGACCCTAATGTCAATTACTGGTATTATAAATTTTACTGACTAGATTATACCTGACTGTTTTAGTAAGAGATATAAAAGTATCCCTATAGCTGAAGCGATGAGATAGGCGGCTAGGAGGTATTTCATAAATGCTTGTGAAAGTTATAATCTAGAATTCTGCAGGCGTGGTGGACGAGTTCCATACCTAAAAGTTGGTTGCCATAAAGATCTCTATGAGCGTATTCGCCATAAACGAAATCAATGTATCCAGGCCAGTGTTCACAAATCTGTTCTGCGATGGCTTGGTAGGAATGTCGTTTAGGACCTAAAATTAATAAACCGATATGATCGGCAATTTCCCTATGCATCATTACTACTCCTTCGGGTCATCTGGGTATAAAATTTGCACGGCCTTCGCTTCAGTCGCGTCTACGATCAACTCTTGGACTAAGAAGTACCAAATTCCCCGTTCTTGTTTTGAAAGCTCTTTAGCTCGGTTAAAAGCTGCGTCCTTAGGGGAGTAAGCTTCGATAATCATGGACCCGTTGTCGTTTTCGGGTAAAATATCTCTTTGATCAATTAAATAAATTTTTTTCATAGTTTATACCTGACTAATCTAGTAAAGCTCTCATTCCATCGTAATATTTGGAAGCCTCTTCCCGATACAGATTTCGCCCGTAAGTTAAAAGTTCTATGACATATTCGCTGGGCCATTTGGGTTTGGGAAGGCTCATCGCTTTAAAGCCTCCATCTGACTTTACGATTTTCAAAGCTTTAGAAAACTCTTTTTTAATAATCTTAACGTCTTCAGCTTTTACCCAAATTGGATGTCCGCCATAAGACATTGAACCTGGATAAAAATGTTCCATCAATTCTAAAATTCGTTCGTTTTTTTCTCTAAGATCTAAGATTTGTTTGTTTTTAATCATAAAGCTCCTTAAGATATCATTACGTAAGTTTTTGGCATTTGACGGGTCATTTTTAAAAATTGGGTTACAAAATCAATTGAATCGTCTAAACCCCCTTATTTGTTTTCGGGTTCTAGTTTAAGTAAAGATTCTCGATTATCTGGGTTGGTTAGGTAATGGAGGGCTTTTTCCAAAACAGGGATGACCTCAGAAGCTAAAGTTCCATGAACATACTTCATTTCAAGCCCTGCGGCTTTAAAGATGTGATAATTGTTGCAAGTACAATTTCTCACCTCTCCAACCGGAACTAACTCGGGACCACCAACATCTGCCATTAGGGTAGTGTCATAGCTCATACGGAAGCCTCTCTTTCAAGTTCCTCAATATCCCGTAAAACCTGTTGATAAGCATCTAGTGCTCCAGCAGCTAAACAGGCTCCTGGGCATTCCGTGCCTACAAGTCTGACTGCTTCTTCATAATTTTCCATTTCTCGCTCAATCCATTCCGAAATGAGTTCTTTTAGAATTAAATATTTTTGACTCATAGTTCCTCCTCTTTTGCCTTTCTAAAATCTTCTGGATGAACCATTGCTATAATTGGTCTTGAATATTTCGCTACTAAGCAATGTCCTGGTACATTAGGGATTTCACCTAAATAGTAAACAACTTCTCCTGGCCTTAAAGGATGCTCAAGATGATGAGTGTTTCCGAATATCTTTTCCCAAAAAGATTTTTCGTATTTACCTCACCATTTAGGATCAAACACAATAGCTTTATTGAGTTTAAATTTAAGTTTTTTCATCCTATTTCCCTCTCATATTCTGCAAATACCATCAAAACAAAACTTACACCTGCCATTCCCATCGCAATACCCCAACCATTGAATCCTCCTCCAATTAATTGGTGTATTAAACTACCAGCTCCGGCTCCAAGACCAACTCCGATAAGCCTCGCAAGTGCAGCCCAAAGTGACCGTCTAAGGGCCTTTCGGTCTAGCTGTCTCTTCATAGCAAATTTTATCCCTAATCACTTTGATTGTTCCTGAGTGACCTTCTCTAGTTATGTAATCAATAGAAACTTCTGTTCCTACTTCTCCTCTAAGTTGGTTGTTTTGGTTTAAGATCAAATCTCCAGGTTTAAACCCAGCGAGGTCTGCTGGACAACCTTTATGCACTTCCATCACAAGTTGACCTTGAGGAGTGACATTAACCGTTACTCCGATTCCACCAAATGATTTTTCACATTCTTGGTCTTCATGAGCAGTTTTTGCTCTTTTAGGAGTTTCTGAGGTAGGACTTTCGACAACTTCAACTTCTAACTTATCAGAGGGTTTGTCGGTAATTTTTTATAATTCTTTTTTACCTCCACTTTTAGTTTCCAGTTGTTCTCCTCCAGACCCCCCTCTAGTATGAAATCCATTAAAAGCTAATAGAGCTAGTAATAGGAAGTGTCCTAATAGGCTGTATATAAGTCCTCTTTTATTATCGTTCATTTTTTAACTCAACTTCCATTTTATCAACGTGTTCACATAATATTTTTTTTATTAAGGTTCTTAATTCTTCTTCGTTAGTAAAGCTTTGAAGCCCTATACCTCTATGTGGAGGTACAATAAAGATCAAATTATGTAAATACAGTCTCGCTATGATATCTCTTGAGGTTTCTGTTATTTCACATTTAAATTTTTGACTCATATACTTCTCCCAGTTATTCGGAAATTCCTAATAACTCGTTGGTTCTTACTTATCATTTTTTCTTAATCCTTCCGTCTTTGTAGTAATCCATTAAAAATGTAATATCCTGTTTACTACGGTACGCTTTAACGTACCTAAGTTTTGGAAAATATTCTTTAGTAAGTTTTTGGGCACGGTTATCCGTGTGAAGCTCTGCTCGTAAAGCCAGGAATCGATTATCTTTGAGCGAGGTGGATGCTGAATAAAATCTTTTAAAGATTCCATCTCTATGGTCTAAAAAATGACAAAGCTCGTGAAAAAAGGCGGAAACGGTTTGACGATAGGTTAGGTCCCTCGCTACGAACAAATGTCGAGTAAGCATACAATACTGTCCCGAAGAGCCATCGTCTGAGGTCCAGATATATAGTCTGGCCCCATATTCCTTGGCTATACGCCTAAGTCTAGCAATAAGTCTCACATGCTTAGGTAGATCATCAAAAGGATGAGGTTTACGATTCTTTTTCTTCATTCAAGCCTCACAAAATGGTATTGTGCAATCCCTGCACAGTTAGGTTCTTCGACTCTTTTATACAAAGCTCGCTTAACCGTGGTTTCCACTGGAATAGCATTTTCTTCTGTTATTTTATAAGCCGATTCAAATCTAGGAGGAACTTGAAACCAAACCTCTGGATTATCCCCTTCACAGTAAATGCACTTACGAATATACTTTACCGTTCCATCTTCCCAGTATTTAACAGGTTGACCATCTTGAGGAATTACTATTCTCATTCTATCCTCCCACATTCTTCATTACACGATTTATACTCAGTTACACGACGCTCTGTCACTTCAGTATCCCAACACGGCCTAAAGATTTCGACGTCACACTTTGAGTAACAATCTTGTTGTTTTTGTATCTTTCTCCTTGGGGCTTCTAAAGAATACGAAATATAAATTAAGAACATTAAAAGTGGTATACCATTTAGCAAACTTGTTATTAAAGTCACTAAATGCTTTTTCATTTTTTTGCTCTTTTCTTAGTTTCCGTCCTTGTAATACGATATTCTCCTGGAGATTCGATTTGATCTTCTTCTAGTAAAAGCTGTAGATATTGAGCTTGACAGTAATCAAGTTCTAACTCTTTACCATCAAAAAATTTAACTTTAAAACCATTTCCATGATTAATAAGCTTTGCCGCTACTTTTCCTTTGACTTTAGGAGTTCATCTAGAATCTTTCTTAGAGTAGATTAATTCTTTATGAACGTCTTTACTTGAATAAGTGTCAGATTTAACTTTCTTGGTCTTACACTCAAATATAGTGGGATCGCCGAAAGTATCATAATTTCGATGTTTGTATTCAATTTTTATTGTTTTTGTTTTCATTTTTCTTCTCCATGTCTTAGTTTCATCTCAATATTAAAATAATGCAGCCTTCATTGCGGTAAATTCCCTTTCATAAGTACTCTTCGCCCTAATAGGCACTTCAATCTCATTCCCATCAATATCTACAATTTTAGACATCACCATGCTCCTGACGTATTTTTATAAGGGTTTTCTTCTTCATCTCTAACTAGATGACCTTTGTACACAATTTCCTTCATACCGTCAGTATGGGTTACAACAATCATTACTGTAGGATCAACCACAAACATCTCGTCTCTATCACTCATCATTGTATACTTCATAGAGCTTTCTGTGGTAATATGTTCAACTGTACAACCTTTTCGAATATATCGAGTAATATATTGTTTCATTCTTCAACCTCCGCTCCACAAATTACAGAATAATCTTGTTTTCCCCATTTCTTAAAATACTTGACGCATTTCGAATCTGGATAAATTTCAACACATCGTTTTTTAGCGTACTCTAGAGTTTTATAATCATGTGCAGTCCATTTGAAATTAGTTTGATTATCCATAAGGGTCTTAGGGCACGATAGGGCCATCAATAAAAACCAACTCATACATCTCCTTTATGTTTCTCTAAAAACTCACTCAAAGATCGAATGATATTCTTCTCAAGGTGAATTCGTTCACAGTCTGGAAAACCTACATGTTCGTGTTCATAGAAAGTATCATCCCATTCATAAGTGTAATCAATTCGAACCATTCCTTCAAAATCACCATTAAATGATACACAATAGTCTTTTTGAGTAATGTCATGAATAAGTTCTACTATCTTAAGTCCGATTTTTTCTACCATCTTTTACTCGCTTCCCATTGAACAGCGTCTCTTAAAGCCGAGAAATTCTCGAATTTAACTACAAAACTACTTCTAGGGGTCATATGTGCAAGTGCAATAGCTTTTACGCCATGTTCATCTTCTGATTCTAAAAAATAAAAATCTTCAAAATTTCCTATAAAAATTCCAGCATTAAACAAAACCCCTCGCATATAAGCAGATAAAGGAGACTGGGTTGCCATCATTACTGAAAACTCCGCCAAAGTATTTAAATCTAAAGTTTTAACTTCTTTAAAAGGAGTAATCTTTGCAATAGCATCTTTAAAGAAAGAAAACTTATACTCTTTGATAAAAAAATCTGAATCTGGCACTAAAACTGTTTTATCGTATCTAGGGATTGGCGTTAGCTTTACAACTTTTTTTGAATAATCATGAAATCCTTTAGCTTGAAAATATTCCACTACGGGTTCCGTTTCAGCGGATTCAATCCATTTAGTAGGAATACCTTTAATAAATTCTCCCATAGGTGTCAATTCAAGTTGAAATCCAGGTAAGATCAATGTGGGTCTAGTTTTCATACCTTGATCTCCGTAGACGTTGTAATTGTTACAAATCCAGGGCACTCGTACTGTCGGATATATGGAGCGTTTACTCGCCCACATGTAGGACATCCCCACCCCATAGATACCGGAGTTGTGATAATCCTCCATCGAACTGTACTTTCGCAAAGCCTCTGAAGAAACTGAGTTCGAGTTATACGCTCAACTTCCCAACTATACTCCCAATCAGCCCT